ATGCCGCGCGGATTATGGCCGCCGCGGCGCCGCTGGCTGTGGTACTGTCTCAGCATTGGTTTCCCCTTTCGATTTTTGGATCCACCTAGACCACTTTCAAAAAACGCAAGTCGGCCGGCGCGAACCATTGTGTATCGTCGCCGTCAAGCCAAGCGTCTAAGCTTCCGCCGGCGATAGTGCGGCAGAGCTCATTGACCCCTTGCATGCGCAGCATTGTTTCGCCGTCGAAACTTTCGACAGCAACCACTTTGCCGAGCCAGCCGGATTCAATCGACCGCGCATAGCGGCCGACATAGTTTGTTGCTTGCATAGTTCATCCCGGGAATGGCCGCGGCGTTAGCCAGTCGGCCAAGTCTTTAAGTTGCTTTTGATTCATAAGCTTCAGACACTTCATAACGACCGGCGACAAGTCGCGCGACTTCATTGGCGCGAGCTCTTCGACGATATCGGCCCGTATTTTTTCAACCGCGGCGCGCCGCTCTTCGGTGCGCTTGCGCAGTGATTCGTTCCATTCTTCGGCCGTCGGGTAAATGCGTTTCATTGGTTCGCGCCTTTCGCGATTGTCGGCCGCCAGTCGCAAGCGTGGCCGCCGGTTGCTGGGCAGAGCTCAATCAGTCGCGCAATGGATCCATAGCCACTTGCTACAAGCCAGTCGGCCCATTGCTGGGCGAGCTCTTGCGCGACTTCATACGTATATTTTGCGGCGCGACTTGGCGCGCCAGTTTGCATAGCCGGCCGCCGGCCGGTTCTATCCCAGATTTCGAGCCAGCAATGCGGCGCCTGTCGCTCGCGAATTCGAATTGTGTATAGGCCGGTTTTCATTGGTGCACCTAGAACGAATAGCCGGCCGCCTCGACGGCCCGCATTAGTTCCACCATTGCCGCATGCGGCACTTGCCAAACGCCACGATTGACAGTATCCGTGGCCGCAAATAGCGCGATGGCCGCCGCGGCGACAGATCCCGGCGCCGGCCCAATTGCCGGCGCCGGCGCCTCTTGTGTTTCGGTGGCCAAGCCGGCGGCAACCAACTTGCGCCAGCCGTCGGCCGACTCTGCCATATGCAGCCCCGAGCCGTATCGCATTGTCTGCCAGTGATAGTCGCGTTCTTCCATCGACACCCGCCGCACTTGCTTACCGCAAGTTTGGCCGGCATTGCCGAGCTCTTCGCGCGTGCTGAATCCGTCGTAGTCGGCCGGCGCGGTTGTGAATACAGTTATGCGATTTGACATTGCCCTACCCTTTCGGTTCTAAAATGTCGAGATGCCGCGCTGGTTGCGCGATATCGAACAAGATTGTTCTTTAACTTCCAAAAATTCCGCGGTCATATCTTCCGGCCGCATGCCAGCCCGAGCCGCGGCCCAAACTTTGCGGCCGACTTCCGGCGACACCCGAGCGCGTAGGATAGTGACACCCTGGCGCCGCTGTTGGCCGTTCTTCCAAACTTGGAACATTACGCTATCAACCCGGCGATCGATGCCGGCCGGCGTCTTGGGCGATATTCGCAAGTGCGCGCCACCCTCGCGGCCGTCGCGGTCGTAGTGGTGAATTGCTTCGAATTGCCAAACGAGCTCGCCGACTTGGAAGGTATGCACGCCATTTTCGGCCGTGCTGGCTTCCCCCGCCTTATGCCGGCCGCTGCCTTTGCATGCGAAGCAGACACCATTGGCGATAGAAGCGTATCGATCGATACGGCCCGAGCCGCCGCACTTCCAACAGTCGCAATATTCGCCGGCGACTGTATTGTCGGCACTTTGGATTGACTCGACTGTCATTTTGGCAGTGGCTGTCATTTTGGCACCCTTTGGTTGCGTTGATGCCAGTAATTCGCCGGCCGGCCGTCAATATTATACTGCCCCAAAATATTTTTTGGAACCAATAATATTGCATCTTGGCTGGCGAATGCTACAATAACAAAGCCGGCAAAACGCAACATCGAAAGGGGAATGAAAATGCTAGTTGGCTCAACAATGCCGAAAATCGATCTGACCGCGGTCGCTATGACGGCCGAAGAGAGGCAGATTGCCGAGCGTATTTTGAACAAAGGCGCCTTACGCGCCAGCAAGCCAGCGATTGCCTATACGACCTACGTCAACGAGCGCGGCCTGAAATTGCGGCAGCCTGACGATATTGGCGGCAAAGCCGCTTATGTTTGGCGCATGGTGGCCTTTACGCTGTCGCCAGTCGCGAAACACCATTGCATGCCGTGCACGGCCGATTTCGATTTGCCCGAGCGCGATTACCAATTGCGGCGCCAGATGGCAAAGCAGCTTGATACGCTTGTTGACCGAATTATTGCCAGTGTTCCGAAGAGCCAGCAACACGGAACTATGCGGTGGGCGCGTGCCCTGGGATATGCCTAGGCGATTGCCCGCGGCGCGTGCTGTCGGCCGGCCTCTAGTGCTTGCCGAGCCGCCAGCCCGCCCGCGGCCGATTTCCGGCCGGTTTAATTCGAAAGGCGCAACCAATGACAGAGCAACCAATACAGCTAGTTACTGGGAAGTTCTACGTTATCGACGTCTTCGGTGAGCCGGGGCGCCAGACAATAGCCGGCCCGTTTGATACGGCCGAGCAAGCCGAGCGCGAGCGCGAGGAAATAAACATTGCCGACGATTGCATCGTCAGGCGCTATATCGGCAAGCCGCAAGCCGCCAAGTAGCCGCCCGCGCCACTGCCGCCGGTTAGATCCGTCGGCAAGCCCGCGGCCGACTTTGGCCGGTTCAAAATTCGAAAGGGGAAAACAATGTCTGCCTTTGTAGTTACTCGCGAAACTATCAATTGTTGCGCGCATGCATGGTACGACGATGACCGCCGGCCGGCATGCGAAGAGCTCGACAGCATCGGCCGCCAATTGTGGCGCATGAATGCCGACGCTGTAGCCGAGCGCTATCAAGAGCCGCCCGAGCCAACAGACGATTTTCGCTATCGGCCGGCCCTGTACTCGCCGGTTCAGCAATTCAAGGCGCTGTCTTGCTTGCTGTATCAATGCAGCGAGGGGGATATCGATCAACGGCCGCTGTATAAGCAATTGGAAGAGCGGCGCAATGCGTTTGCCCGCGCTATCGTGATGGATTCGAAAGAATACGACGGCGCTCACTGGGATATGCCAGACAAGGCGCCGCCGGCCGCCAAGCCGGCCGCCAAGCCAAGCAAGCCGGCGGCCCCGAGCTCGCCGGCCGTGGATCCGAATTTTTAACCTGTCGGCCTACCGCGGCCGACTATTTTGAGCCATTCCGGCCGGCGCGCTGGGCAGCGAAAGCTAAGGGCCTGATAGCCGGCCGGAATGGCAAGGGGGTTACAAATGCGAATCAAGAGCCAACAGGCGGCCGATATGTTCCGCCGACGGTCGCGCCCGATATTTCGCTGCGCGCTGCCATTTGTCGGCGCCTCAACAATCAATGTCGAAGACGGCCGCGCGCTTATTTTTCCGGCCCGCGGCCGAGGGTGTTTGGTGGTCGATTGGTTTAGATTCTGCGCTTGGTTGCGCAAAAGGGGGATTAGGTAAGCCGGCCCGAGCTCGCCGGCCGCGGCGCCTTGCTGATTTCCGCCGGCCCGCGATACGCTCGCCGGCATGCTACCGCTTTTAGAGATTGTCGCGCATGCCTGGCGCTATGAGCGCGCGTTGACTTTCCACCTGTCGGCGCTTGTGCTGTATCCGCCCGCGCATTGCCGAGCCCTGGCCGTTATCTATTACGCGCCCGACGATTTGCCGGTTATCGATACCCTGAATTTTTTCGCGCGACTGCCGCGGCCGAGCTCGCCGCCGGCCGTGGAATTCGATTTTCGGCCGCTGGCGCCCGAGTTACTTTGCCGGCGCGCGATTGGCCGCAATATGGCCGCCCGGGAAACGCGCGCCGACTTCGTGCTATTCTCGGATGTGGATTATCTTTACGGCCCCGGCGCGCTCGATTCCGCGGCCGAGAAGCTTGCGGAAGCGAACCAAAACGGCCCGAAGTGCTGCTACTCCATCTATCTGCAGTCGTCGATCGACCACGCCGCCGGCGATGCCGAGCTCGCCCGCGTTGACCGGCCGCAGGTTATCGCCGTCGATCCGTCCCAGTACGAGCCGCAGCGACTGGTGACAGCCATCGGCGGTTCACAGTGGATCCCCGGCAGCCTGGCCCGGGAAAAGGGCTACCTGTCCGACGGCCACCGATACTTGCGGCCGGTTGATACCTGGCAGCGCACGTTTTGCGATGCGGCAGCGCGGCGCAACTGGCTGGCGCCGATCGTCGGCCTGGAAGTCCCGAACGTATATCGTTTACGACATAGCCTCCGCGGAAGATTCGACCGTGACTGCCGCAACTAAAATCCGCTGGGGTGTCGGAATTCTGACCGCTCCGCGCTCGCAGCTTACCGTCACGCAAGCGATAACAGCCCTCATTGCCGCCGGATGGCCGCCGGAAGAGCACACTATTTTCATCGATGCCGTTCGCTCCGGTTGCTATCGTGGCTGGAAGTCGATGGCCGCAAATCTGTTGGCCATTCATGGCAAGTCTGACTGGCTGCTGATGATCGAAGACGATTGCGTCCTGTCGGCCGGACTTCGCGAGTTCATCGAATCGACGGCCCCATACAATGCGGGTGCCTGGCATTCTCTCTATTGCTCTTCCGGGCTTCACTCCAAAAACGAAGTCGGCTGGCGATGCGTCCAGACGCCGCGGCAGTGCTGGGGCAGCGTGGCCTATATGGTCTCGCCGGCACTTCTCAAAAAATTCCTGGACAATGCTCCGTATCCGACGTGGCGCGACGGAACGGATCGAGCCGTCGGCCAATTCTGCCGAGCCAGCAGAGTCCCCTACGTCATTCACTCACCGTCGCTCGCGAACCATATTGGCGAGATTTCGAGTCTTGACCAGCCTGGCGGAGTCGATCAAAACCGACGATGCAGTCATTGGGTGTCGAGCATAAGGAGAGATGAAGATGGGATTGGCTGGCGTTGGAAGGTGGCTGGGCTTGAGAATCGCGAATCTGTGGAAGCCAAAGTCGTCATCCAGTGACCAAAACGGCTTCACGCTCCCGCCGGCCCCGGGAGGGTTTCAGCCGATCAAGATCCGTTCGGCGTTTCGCAATGTCGATCGCGAGGTGCGCATGATGGCAGTCCAGGGCCGCCACGTCGTTGTTCAGTCGTGCGACGACGGCCCGCAGATGATGACGCTGATTGACCGCGGAGCCGTGCATCAAGATTCGCTGGCGGCATTCGACCGGTTTGTATCGTCGAAGCTGAAAGACTAAGGCGCGTCGGCCCGCTGCCGGTCAGTCGCGGACGTCCTAGTCGCAGAGATGTATTGAGAGAGCCCGGTAGGGTTGACGTTCTCGTTCGTCATGTTGTCGTTGGTCATCGGTATGCCGGTCCTGGCGCCGATCGACACCCAAAGCGCATCGCTGTCTGAAATATTGGCGATGGTCTTGTCCACCCAGACCGGATCAATGGGAGGCACTTCCCCGACTTTTTCGATTTTCCCAAGCAGAAGATAAATCGTCCCGGTTGCCGCCAGCGGCGCGTTGTTGTCGATGTAGATTCCTTCGACGTCGGACCCTGGATTGAAAAGAATCGTGATGCTGTTTTGTGCGGCGCCGAATTGCTGGCCGGTGCGGCCCACGCCGCTATACGTCAGATCGACCGCGATTCCGCGATTGAGCTCGATGGGACTGCCGACGCGCTCTGGCATCCGGCGAATCTGAAATAACACCCCCTGCGCCCGAGCATTCGAGAATCCTGGCGGCAGGACGCCTATTGTCGGCGGCCGTACATACGGGTACTGCGCACCCTGCCGACGGAAAGTGTGCCATTCCCCGCCGAATCCAAATTTCACTAGGAACATGGCCCCGTCCGGAATGATGCTCGCCAGAAAGGCCATCTCGTTCGCGTCGATCTGCGGCGGATACTGCGGTCCGACGATCACGAAATAGTGACTGTTCGAACCGGGCGGCATTTCCTGGACCTTCGCCAGCGCGCTAGTCGTGCTCCCGCTGAAGGGTGGCGGATATTCCGCAAGCGTACATTCCGTCGCCATCCGTATCGTTGGCCCGGCGCCAATCGGCCGCACGCATTTGAAGCTGACCCCGCACGGCCTATTTATCAGGACCGCCCTGGCACGCGCCATTTCGAAGTAGGCGGTTAGCTGCCGCGAGGCTTCCCTGGCCCGTCCGCCCTCAGTTACCCGTTTCACTGCCACCAAAGACAATGCAACCAGGATGGCCATAATGGCCACAACAATCAGTAATTCAATGAGCGTGTAAGCCGTCCGCTTCAATTGAACGTCCATTCGACTATCTGATTCCATAGTCCTATGGCGGCAAAAACGCCGCCCACAATCGCCAAAGCCTGAAGCACCAACCCCTCCAATCTGCAGGGAAAGTTTTTGAAAAGCTATAGTATTATTCGCCGGCCAAGAAAAAATATTTATTGTGCGGCGTCACGACCCCGCGGAGGCGGCAAAACCCGCGGCATAATCGGCGCCACCGCAAATTGCCGCCGGTCCCCGTAGTGGGTCTCAAATATCTTGCGGCTGTGGCCCAAATAGTCATGTCCGCGGCCCGGGTGTTCGGCCTCAACGGCCGTGCCTGCGGTTTTCCGCAATCTCTTGAACGTCCCAGTCAGTCCGGCATCGTCCACGATCGCCGCAAACTCTCGGCGAAAATATTCTGCCGACTTGCCCCATTCCCAAATTGGGCCTGTGTTCGGTCGCGTACAGTCGATCAGTTCGAGCAAGTCCAGCGGGATCCACACCAGCACCCGCTTGCCCGTTTTGTGCCGATTGAACGGTATCGCACCATTCTCTTGAATGTGCCGCCGCTCAAGGCGCTGCAAATCGACACGCTCCAAGCCGGTGTAGTAGGCCGCCAGTACAAGCGACATCCAATAGTCACGTTTTTCGGCACGTAGCCGATGGCAAGCTGCTACAAGTTCGGCCATTTCTGCGGCTGTCCATGCTTGCGGTTCGAGCTCTTCGAGCTTCACCGATCGAAGCGGTGACGGCAGCGGCGTGCCCCACAGATAGCGCAGTAACGCACCAAGCACGTTGCGGAGAGAGCGTCTGTAATAACTCGATCGACCCTCTGTTTGTTTTGCCAACAGGAATCGATTCACCATCTCCACTGTGAATTCTTTCGCTGGTAAATTATCTTTCGCCCACTTGGAAAAAACATTTACGCATCTCCTGTAGTGGTCCGCAGTCTCGGCCTCCACTTCATGCGTGAGTAGATATGTATCCAAAATTCTAAACAGAGGCATTTCCTCACCTTCCCGCCTGAATGAAGGATCAATATAATCGTCGCGAGGACGAAATATTGCTAAGCTTGAGTTAAGGTCGCAAGTCGGAATTTGGAGGCTGTTTCGGGGAGAAGGATGCTTCAGCACGGTATTGTGCAAATAGACAGAATCGGAGTGATTCGGTGGCATTGGTTCAGCGCCCCTCTTAGTGGCCAGGACTTTAATGGTTCAGGACTTTGGGAATGGGTCTGCGATCTTGATAGGCATCGCTGCCGCGCCGACGTCGGAATCGCGCTCACCGGTGGCGATGTTGGAGTGTGCGCTTACCGCCTCAACAAAAATATCTTTATCGCAGAGACATCTTTGCGAGTGCGGTTTTTTTGCACTTCCAACGAGGTAATGCCGCTACAGGCAATCGCCTATATCGTCCCCGGCATACTCTCCGTCTTGTCGCCGCGGGAGCGCGACGTCGCGAAGCTCTTGCCGTTCTATTCCAGCAAGGAAATCGGCAAGCAGTTGAAGATAGCCCCGGGCACGGCCGAGACCGTTAGACAGCGATTGTCCGCCAAGGTTGGCCTGTCTGGACACTCGCTGGTGAGTTGGTGCGCTGAGCACCGGGAAGTCATCTGAACGTCGCACTTGTAGGTCTCCTTGCGGCATCCATGCGACGCGCTTAGTGGTCCCCACTACGTTCCATCTAATCCTCTGGCTACTTCGTGTAGCGAAAAACCTGGAAGCCAAGTGTTCAGTGGTTCCGTGCCGCATCGGAGTACGGAACCACAAAACAGTGTGTTTTTCATCGAAAAACCGACGTTATCTGCACAAGCATATGTCACGTTTTGCGCCCGTAGCTCAATGGACAGAGCGCCGGCCTACGGAGCCGGAGGTTGCAGGTTCGAGCCCTGCCGGGCGTGCTATTAGCACCTATCGGAAATATCGGAAAAACCTGGATTTGACGGCAGCGCGGCGGCCCCCGGGCCGGTGGTCAATTGGCGGTTTTTGCTCGATCGCGACAGGTTCGCCAACTGTCCACAGTGACAACCGCGCTTGCCGTCTTTTCCAGATTTTCCGTTTTTGCGTGATTTGACGGGCATTTAAGTATCAGCTAATGTGGAGGAATGCAAGTGACCGAACTTCAAAAATTCTGCAAAAACATTCGTTTCCTTGCTGAAATCCAGCATATTTCGCAGGAGCAATTGGCGGATTCTGCAGATATTACGACCACCCACCTGAACCGCATCCTCTGCGGCAACGTGCCGAACGTCAGTTTCAGGATTTGCTCGCAATTGGCGTCCGCGCTGGGCCGTCAGCTAACCGATTTGCTCGTAGATCCGAGGGAGTTCATGTTGAGCTACGAGGAAACTGGGGCGGTTGCGTAAAAAAATCTTTCGCTGTTTTCGCTGGGATTTTGCGGCATTTCCGTCGTTCGCCGCCAGAATTTTTCCCTAGTGGTATTGACGGTACATTGTAGAGTCGTTTAATTTGCTCCCCACGCTTGAATGACATGACGGATTGTCACCCGTCGGGCATTCAGGAAAAGCCTGTCGCGTCTTTCGGTCAAGCTGACCGGCCGGCGCGATGAAATCGTTCGTGCGGTTACGCATGCGCCCTGTCGGGTCTCCGGACCCAGCAACAGGCGACGGATCGCGGTTGAAGTGGATGTAGGGCCGTGTGCTCGCAAATGGGTTTAGTGCGCGCCGCCACGGGCGAGTGTCGGCGCGCACGTTTTTGCACGGAGGCTGCAAGGATGCTCGTTTTGACACGGAAGGTAGGTCAGGAGCTGGTGATTGAAGACGACATAGTCGTCAAGGTTACGCGGGTGAAAGGCAACATCGTGAAACTCGGTGTTTCCGCTCCCCGCGAGGTTAGGGTGCGGCGCGGCGAACTGCGACGTTTGCCGATTGCCGACGACGACAAGGACATAGACGAAAAACCGTAGGCACGGAAATGCTCAGCGTGCTGCCAAGCGCAGATGGTACTCAACGCGTACCCGAGAGGGGATAGGGCAGGATTGTAGTCCCTACGTGCCTGCGGTGTTTCGTCAGCGACAAGGAGCCCGACGATGGTACAGATCCCGATACGGGATGTGGCGACGACTGCGCCGGCGGCTGCTGAGGCGCCGGAAAATTTCGCGGCGGAGCTGAGCGAGATTGTTTGCCCGCTGACGGGCGAAATCGCCGACGTCAAAGACGCCGACGGATTGATCGACTTATTCGAGCGTCTGAAGGAAAAGAATGACGCTATCTATGCGGCGATGCTTCGCTGCCGGACGGCCCTGTCCGAGCTGACGGAAGGCGACGCCGCCACCCGCCGGGTTCGCGGCAAGCGACGCGCGGCCAAGATCGAAATGCCGAAAGTCAGTTTCGAGCAGTCTGTGCTCAAGGAGTTGTGGAATTCGCACCCCGAGCTGGCTGTTGAGTATCTGAAGATCGAATCAATTGGCGTCCAAATGACGCCGTACAAGAAGCTAGTCAACACGACTGGCACTGGCGCCGACTTCAAATATTTTCGCGATGCACTGACGGCCGCCTGTCGCGGCCGCGCCGGTACGCCGAGTGTCACGGTGGAGCAATAAGCGGCAATGGAAGCTGCAGTCATTACCCGCGAGACCGCCGAGCACAACAAGCAATGCCGGCAAGACGCCGAAGAGATGATGCAATTCATCGGCGACCGGCCGCTGCGCTTTTGGGAATGTCTGGCCGGGATGATTGCAGCCAAACGATCGATGCTAGGAGGCAAGATCGAAAATGAAGATCAACCCAAACTATCGCCGGATTCGAGCCCTGGCCGCAGCGCACGAAGCGGTCGCAGCGATGCTACTGCTGGCGGCAATCAAACGGACGTCGAAGCAGCTTTGGAGCTGGTTGACGAAATCGAAGAGCTGGCCGAGCAAATGCCGTCGGCCGGCCAAGAGTTTGCCGAATCGGTGCTCGCAAACGCAAAATCGATCGCGGCCACTATTGAGCGGAGTGGTCGAGTCAGCCCTGCGCAGCGCAAAGCACTGAATAATTTCGCCGACGGCTTGGCCGCCTGGATTCACGACTGACAGTTTTTTCAACCAAAAGGAGTCTGCTGGATGGCAAGGATCAATTTGGGTGACACCGCCCGCGACCGGATTACAGGATTCGAGGGCGTTGTGACTGGCACGCATGACTGGCTGAACGGTTGCCGGACCATTTCAATTCAGCCGCCAAAGCTGAAGGAAGACGGCTTGCCGGTCGATCCAAAATCGTTCGATGAGCCGCAGTTGATTTTGATTTCATCGGCTGTGCGGCCGGTGCATGAATCTCCCACGCCAGCAATCGCCGGCGGCCCAAAAGACGAACCGACGCGGCGACTGTCGCCGTAGCTAACCCGTTCATTTTCTGTTCCCAAGCGACAAGGAGTTTTTCGTAAATGAGTACCGCGACACTAGAGCGACCGCCGACCCAGGCGGCGAACGGCCAGCAATCCAAAGCGGATTTTTTGTCGCCGCTTTGGGGCGATATCGACATTCCGATCATCATCGGGACCGGCGACTTCGGCCAGGGAAAGACTCTCTTCGGTCTAACGATCGCGCCGGGGCCCGTAACGCTGTGCTACGACCAGGAGGGCAGCAGCCTGACTTACCGGTCGATCGACTTCGACCACGTCGATATGGCCGCCGAGTTGATGAAGCTGTATCCCGACGGCTTCACGCCGGAGCAGCGGTTTTTGTGGTGGCGCGACGACGTGATACGACGCGGCAAGGCGGGCGGCCGCCAGGGTCGTTATCGCGTGATGATGACTGACCCTATGTCCGAGATTGAAGACGGTCTGGCCGACCACGTTCGCAAAAACATCACCAAATTCGGACTGACCAGCAACCAGGCCGACAAGTCGCCAGGGCTGTTCTGGGGCGTGATGAAGCGCGAATGGAAACTGACCCTCGACCGGTTCCGGATTTACTTCGACACGATTTACGGGACGGTTCATCTTCGCAATGAATTCGTCGGCAATTCCCCGAGCGGCAAGCAGGAGCCCAAGGGCAAGGAAACGCTGTTCGAGCTGGCCAGCCTGTTTCTGTGGTTCGACCGCCCCAAGGATCCAAGCGGCGCCGTATCGGCCGTGCCGGCGGCGAACGTGCTCAAATCGCGACTTGCCCGCACGACGATGATCGACGGCGAGCTGCAGATTGCTCCGGTCCTGCCGCCGCGACTGCCGCGGGCGACGCCCAAAGCGATTCGCGACTACATCGCCACCCCTCCGGACTACTCGAAACTCAAAAAGGATGAGCGAGTCAAGGAAAAGGAATTCACCGAAGAGGAAAAGCTGCGATTGCAGGCGCAGATCGCATCGGACCAAGCGGCCGCGTCGCAAGCCGAGCTGTCACGCATCGACAGGATGCAGCAAGCGGCGGCAGCCCAAGCCGCGCGACTGGCCACGACGCAACAGCCGCCGGATGCGGCCGGCGAGCACGCCGACCGTTCCCAGCAGAAATCGGCAGCGGCCACCGGCGGATTGGTCTCCGCCGGCAAAGTCGCGCAAATCGTCAGCCTGTTCAGCCAGTGCTTTGCGACCCCTGACGATTTGGGCGCCTGGCTGCAGCCGAAGCTGTCGCAGTGGGGAGTCGGCAAGGTTTCGCAGCTTACTCAATCGCAAGGCGAGCAGCTTGAAATCGACCTGACGGAGTTGCTGGCCCGCGGCAGGGTTGCCGACGCGATGGCGAAGGGTGCGGCGCTGTTGGCCACCCAAGGGCCCGGCAACGCCATGAAGGATCCGCCTTTCGAGCCGTCGCCGGAGTCGGTTCAGCAATCAGCCGAGCCGGAAACTTCGACCGTTCCGCCGGCCGGTGTTGCTGAGCTGGCGGAGCACGTCACGCAATCGCTTTCGGCTGAAAAGCCGCCGCGGCCGGTGAGTCCGTCGCAGATCAAGGAATTCACGATCCTATTGCCGCAGGCGTTCGCTACGGACGCCGAGCTGGCCGCCGGGGTTCCACCGCTACTTGCGCCTTACGGCGGCCAGCGTTTTTCTCAACTGACAGAACCGCAAGCCGACGTCGTGCTGGCGAATCTCAGGATTAAAGTCGGCATGCGGACTGGCGCCGCGGCCGGACCCAATGCGCCCGGTTCGATTACGGCCGAGCAAGTGCAGAGCCTGAAAGGCTTGGCGGAAAAGACCGGCTGGACCTACGACCAGCAAGCGGAGTGGCTGAAGCAATTCGGCGTCGTGAATTTCAAGGGCCTGACGTTCAATCAGGGCGCCAGCCGGATCAATGAGCTAATCAAAATCGCGGAAGGATTCGCAGGAGGTGCACCGGGAAACTAGCGGCTGGCGCAGCCTTCTGGCCGGCGGAGCTGCGCCAGCTTGTAACCGCCTACGGCCCCCGCGCCGTGTGGGATGCCGGCTTTGATGTACTTGGCTATCCGCCCACTTGGGCGAGCCACAAATACGAACGCGATTCACTGATAAGGTTTCTGTTTGACAATTCCAAAAACGACAAGGAGCTAGAGCATGCCACAGATTTCGACAGTGGGAAGTGACCCTACCAAGGGCAGCGGTGATTGGTTGACCGAAGAATGCGACGTCATTCTATCGGTCGAAGAGTACAAGGAAGCCGGCGTCGGGACCGAAGATTATCACTGCCTCATCACGGCGGTAGTTCACTCTTCGACCGTTCCGAGCCAAGTCGGCAAAAAGGTGAAGGACCAAAAATTCTTCTTCCTCAAGAGCCAGAACAAGATTTTCGAGTTGTCTTGCGCTCTGGGTCTCTATACCAAGCCGAAGTGGGAGCAGGATGTTGCCGCCGGGGCGGCGCCGAATATCCCGCTCGAAGGATGCGGCGGCATGATGTTCGCGACGCCGGTGCGGCATAAGAAATGGCGGGAGCCGGACGATACTCAGTATTGGTCCGAGCAGCTTCAAGTCGCGAAGCAGAACGGCGACGAAAAAAAGGCCAAGCGCTGCCAGGACGTGCTGCAAGCCAAGCGCGGCATGCTGCAGATTGGCGGCGATTCCGGCTTCACGTTCTGGGCACTTGGCGACCCGCAGTCGGACGGCATTCCGATCGATGCCGCGACGATGGCTATGCTGTCGGCCACGTTCCCGCACGGGCTGCCGACAAAGATGGGCACGCCCCGCAAGCGCGGCGAGTCGGCCGGCCCACAAATGCCGGCGAAGAAGACCGCTCCGTCTAATGGCAACGGCGGTGCAGCTCCGGCGCAGCAGCCGGCGGGGGCTGGTTTCGGCAGTCAGTTCGTTTAATCGACGATCGTTTTTGAAGCGAGCAAGGAGGCAACGCCTTGTCGCTGCCCGGCTGTCGGTATCTGTGTTTTGGCAAGCGCAAAATCCGGCAGCCGGGTTTTCTAAACCATCCGAGCCGATAACGCCGTGGAGTCGGTGAAAGCGGCGCGCTCGATCATCTCGCTTGCCGCGAGGCAAGAACCAATTCGAGCATTTCGCGTCATAACGGGATACCCGCCGGCGGTCCCGGCCGAATCACGGCGCGCCGGCAAATTTTTATGGCTAAAGCAAACGTCGAAATAACCGCTACGCTGCTATTCGAGCGGCGACCGCCAAACTGCGAGAATTTTTTTATCGCGGAGTGTCGCGTCGTCGGCGGAGAATACGACGGCAAGACAATCAAGTTTGTCGGCAACTGCGAAGAGGGCGAGCTGCAGCCGCAACTGACGTATCGGTTTTACGGCTATTGGAAAGACGATCCGAAGTGGGGACTGCAATTCAACGTCGTTACGTTCGTGATGGCCATGCCGCACGGCCGCCAGGGGATCGTTAAGTATCTTGAAATCAATTGCGACGAAATCGGCAAGGCCAGGGCCGAACAGCTTTGGAACAAATTCAATGCGGACGCGGTTCGTGTTTGCCGTGAGCATCCGGAAATTCTGGCTGATTCGATCAAGGGGCTGTCGCTCGAACAGGCGCAGCACATCAGCGACCAGTTGAAGGCGGCCGAGTCGGTGGAGTCGGTATCGATCGAGCTGATCGATTTTTTCGCCGGCATGAATGTTCCCAAGTCGGTTTACAAGGAAGCGCTGCGGCTGTGGGGCAACAAAGCTACGGAGCTATTCAAGATAAATCCGTATCTCATGCTGGCGCTGAACGGTATCGGTTTCCTGAAAGCCGACAACATTTACTGCCAGTTGGGGCTACCGCTAGGACGGACGAAGCGGCAGATTCACTGCCTGAACTACGAAGCGAAGCAAGTCGAAGATACTTGGGTCTCTGACGGGCAAGCCACCCAGCTCCTGCAGAAAAAAATCGCCGGGACAGGTGTAAACCTGGAACGAGCCCTGGCCGTCGGCACGCGGGCGAAAATGTTCACGACCAAGCGGCACTGTGGAAAGTGCGGCGGCAGCGGCCGCGGCATGATTCCGGACCTATTCGACGGCGAGACTCTTGTTGATGGGCCATGTATAGCATGCCGCGGCAGCGGCGGCCCGCGGTGGATTGCCCTGGCGCAGCGGGCGGCCAATGAGCAGATCGTCGCCGAGAAAGCTTCGATTCTGTTGCGGACAACGTCACAATGGCCGGACGTCGGTTTGGTGAAGGGCGTTAGCGACCATCAGCGGGCGGCACTGGCGAATTCATTCAAGGCATCGCTGGCCTGCTTCATCGGCGGTCCCGGCACCGGAAAATCGCACACAACGGCCGCCCTGGTTCGCACGTTACTACAGAAATTCGGCGCCGGCAGTGTGGCCGCGGCAGCTCCCACCAACAAAGCGGCCGTGCGGCTGACGCAAGGCTTCCGCGCGAATGATATCGGCTTGAATGCGACGTCGATCCATAGCCTGCTGGGAGTCGAAAAGGTCGAAGACGGAAACTGGGAATTCCGGCATAGTCGCCGCAATCCGTTTCCCTATCGGGCAATTATTCTCGACGAAACGTCGATGCTTTCGACGGACCTGGCGGCGTGCGTCTTCGACGCGATCATGCCTGGCACGATGGTTTTAATGATTGGCGACACCGGTCAGTTGCCCCCGATTCAGCACGGCGCCGTACTCCGCGACTTTCTGGCCGCTGGCGTGCCGGTTGGCGAGCTGACCGAACCGCAGCGAAATGCCGGCGATTTGGTTTTCGCGTGCCAGGATATCAAGCAGGGCCGCCGGTTCCGCGAGTCGGCCGAGATCGATTTGGATTCGCTCCCGCCGCGCAACTTCAAATTTATCCATGCCAGCAACCCCGACGAACAGATCGAGGAATTGCATAAGCTGTTGGATTGGGCGAAGTCGATTGGCCTGGACCCGGTCTGGGACTGCCAAGTCATGTCGGCGGTCAACAAGACGTCGAAGGTCAGCCGCGAGGTTCTGAACAAGATCCTTCAGGAGCGTTTCAATCCAGGCGATCAAGCCAATTTCCGCGTCAAGGATAAAGTGATTTGCGATGAAAACGGTTTCTACAAAACGGCGGCTGCGCCTAGCAACCCGCCAACGGATTTTGGCGGCGATCAAGGCGGAGGCGGCGACGAAGACGAATGTTTCATCGCAAAAGGCGAATTCGGCCAAGTGCTCGGAATCAACAAAAAATTCGTCGTCGTGAAATTCGACGAGGGCCGGATTGTCAGTTTCCCGCTGGGACGCGAACGGAAATCGAGCGTACCGGCCGACGGTGGAACGACTGAAAGCAGTTGCCCGATTCAGTTGGCCTATTCGTGCACCGTCCACCGCATGCAAGGCAGCGAGTGCAAGCTGGCCATTCCAATGATCGACGAATCGGCCGGCGCGAAGTGGCTTGGCTGCCGCGAGCTGTTTTTTACCGCGATTAGCCGTGGCAAGCTGCTGACCCGTCCGATTGGCCAGCGGAGCACGGCCGATGCGATGTGCAAAAAAGTGTCAATCGGGAAGCGGAAGACTTTCCTGGCGGAGCTGGTCAAGCAGTACCTGGGAAGCCAGCCGAAGGCGGCCGTGATAACCGAACAGATGGCGATGGAGGCGGTCGATAGCGCCTTCAATCAGGGCAGCGAGTTATCGACGGATTTGGCGGCCGCGGGTGTAGTGGGGTAAACGGAAAACGGATGGAGCCTAAAAATGGTGACGAGCAGTCCAGTTAAGAGGCACGGCGGCAAGGCATACCTGGCGCAGCGGATCCGCTCGCTAATGCCGAAGCATACGCGATATTGCGAACCGTTTTTCGGCAGCGGTGCAGTTCTGTTCGCGGGAGATGGCGAGGGAGTGGCGGAATTCGCGAACGACAAAGACGGCCAGTTAATGAATTTCTGGTGGGTGCTTCAGAGTGAAAAGCTGTGGCCGGAGTTTTTCAGGAAATGCAATTCAGTGCCGGTAAGCGAAGGCTGCTTCGAGTGGTCGAAGCTAGTCCAACACAATGAAATCGACCGGGCTCTGGCGTTTTTTATTCGCAATCGCCAGTCCCGCCAGGCACTAGGTCGCGATTACGTGACTCCGACCAGGCGACTGCGCCGCGGCATGAACGAACAAGTCAGCGCGTGGCTGTCGGCGGTCGATGGCTTGCCGGAATTCCACGAACGCTTACGGCGAGTCGAAATTCGTTGCGGCGACGCGCTCGACTTTATCCGCGAGCTCGATTCTCCCGAGACGTGTTTTTATTGCGATCCGCCATACGTTCACGAAACACGGTCAACGACCGGCGAATATGGACTGCATGAGATGACCCACGACGATCACTGCGCTCTTCTGGATTGCCTCATTCAAATTAAAGGCAAGTTTTTATTGAGCGGATACCGCAATCCAACCTACGACTTTTGGCACAAGCAAAGAGGATTCGATTGGTCCCGTGTTGACTTTGAGATTCCGAATCAAGCCAGCAGCACGAAGAAAAAAGAAATCAAAACCGAGTGTGTTTGGACTAACTTCCGGCCGCATGAGGTTGAAAGATGACAGACCGCGACCAACTGGAATTGCGATACATCGCCGACCTGTTCTTTCGCGAAGCACGCGAGACAGGCGACGGTCGTTTCGTTATCGACAGCCGCTCGATGTTCGAGCTGGTTAAGGTACTCGACAAGGCCGCCGGACACTGCGCGAAGCGAGACAAGCAATACGACAAGGCCGAAGCATTGCTGGACGTCGAACGCGACACCTACGGCCAGCAGATTGACGACTTGGAAAAAGAGCTGAAGGAATTCAGGGAATTGCCACAATTGGCGATTTTTTAATCATGGTTCAAATTCCCATCACATCGCGACCAGCCCGCCACTTCGGCGAGCGGCCCATTCCAACAGCAACACAGAAAACCGGCGACGTCGATCCGCTGGTCCTGCCGTTCACGATTTTCTACGACCATCGCGAGCGGGCCGGCGGCTGGCGGTTCAGTGGACTAATTGGCGGCGCGTCCGACAAATATCGGCCACTTGTTGTTCAAACCAAGGAAACTTTCATGCCGACGGCGGACTATACCGTCGAGGGCGTGCCGATTTTCATTGAGCGCAAGTCGCCGGAAGATTTCATTTCGACGATTACGCACGGCCGCGAGAATTTCAAAAAAGAACACGACCGCATGAAGATGATCGAGGACGGCGGCGGGCAGTGCTGTGTGATTATCGAAGCCGGCTACGAACAGATCATGGCCGAGCTGGAAAGCGGCAGCTCTATGCGACAAGTCCCGGCGGCAGTCGTCCGCGGCAGCGTCGCCGCCCAGATCAACGACTACGGCATTCCGTGGGTTTTTGCCGGCAGCCGAAGAGCGGCCGAAGAGATGGCATTTTGGGTGCTACGGAAGGCGTGGGAGCGAGCGCAGGAGAGGGTGAAATGACTTCCGCCAGATCACGCCGCCGCGCCCGTCGCCAGGAATTAGCGACAACGCGACTGACTGAACTTCGCAAACTGATTTGGCAAGTATGGGACCGCCGGCCGCTTGGCGCCGTCGGAATCCCAATTGTCGATTTCGTAAAACTGACTCAATTCGTCGAGGGCGGAGAAGTGGCACCATTTGAGGACAAAAAATGAGAAGCGTTTTGCAGGATTGGGTCATGCGATTGTCGCTGCGAGAGCAAGGGACTCTGCTAACGGCCGTTCGCGGCTGTGACTTGACCCCAAAATTTCCGCTCGATAGTCCCGAAAGGGTTATCGTGTCGTGCATCCGCGGCGCGTTTATGGTTCCAGCCGACGAACGCGAAGTTGACTCAGAGCCTGGCGCCTTCATGTCGCTGAATGTCCCCAAGCTGAAATGGTCCGCATTCGGCCAATATCCGCAGCATTGGGTCGCCCACATTTTGCACGCTATCGAAGTCCTTGGCTGGCGTCATCCTGTCCCAACGGTTCGCGATGCGTGGCACAGGCTGTACTTGGAAGGCTGCAAGTCTCTGCATGTAGGGCCGGAGACGATCGATCAATTCGAGGCCCGCATGAATGAAGATCGCGTGGCCAATGGAACGATCGTGAGCTAACGGACATGGCCGCCACAAAAATCGAATACCGCCCGCTGCCGCGATTCCAGCATCGCCAGGCAATCCGTGTTCCGCCGGAAGTCCACGACGATCAAAAGGCCGAAATTGTTGGCCATGAATGGGGCCCAGACAAAGGCTACGGCAAGCGCGGCCCGGGCTGGATTTACTACATCAAATTTCCCGACGGCGGGGAGTGGTGGATTGCAACCGAACAGGAGCTAATCGAATGGGACAGCCAGGTTTAATTCACGAAAACGAGCCAGAATCGCCGTCGGCCGTTATCACCGTCCGCATGTATCCATCGATGCACTCGCGCATCCGAAGAGCGGCCAGAATTAAGAAAATTTCGATCAATCGATTTTGTTTGTCGGCCATTGTCGCCGAAGTCGAAGCGGTCGAGGCGGCCGCGCTGGCTGACATGGCAAAAATAACGCCCGGCAAGGATTGCCAGCCCGAGCCGGAAGCGGCTTAACTGCCGCCTGGCAGACAGCGCAAAATTTTTCAATCAGGAGGATCGTTCGATGGTGCAAATTCCAATGGTGGCTGAATCCGCTTCCGTTGAAAGCTTTCAAATTGGTAGCTCAGAACCGGCGGCAGCGGCATTCAACGTATTTCCGCCGGCCGAGCCCGCGGCAGAGCCGATTCCGGAAGCTGTTGCCGCCGAGCCAATGGCCGAAGGATCCGGTTCGGCCAGTCCTGAATCGCCGGCAGAAATCACTACGAGCTACGACGGGCCGGCGGCCGCTGAGGCGCCGCCGCCGCTGACCGACAACAGACCGGAGGCTGACAAACCGCTGACAGCCGGCCAGCCGCCAGAGTCGCAACCAGCGGCCGCCCCACAGTCCCGCGAGGATTTGCTACGCGACGCCCAGTTTGCCGTTTGCGATATCGGGCTGGAAATCGACGAACTGCGCACGAGAATCGCCGACGATAAGAAAAAACTGAAGCACTTGCTGGAAGACCTGGAAGAAGCGTCGGCCAAGGTTCGCGACCTACGGGACGGGAAAGACGTCCAGAAAGACTTGCCGCTGATCGACAGGACCGGCGCGCCGACGGCCGAAAATCCGACAGTTATTGAGCCGCTGCTTGTCGAAGTTCCGCTGGCGCCACCACAGCCGCCGGCTGCCAGCACCCCTTCGGCCGACACCGACCAATCCTGGCGTAAGGTCACGATCGACCAATTGAACCTGTCCGATATCAAGGGATTCGGCAAAAAGAAGCGCGAGGCCCTAGCCGAAGTCGCGCCGACGCTTGGCGACTTGGAAGATTTACGAGCCCAGGCCGGCGCGATGGGTCTGCAATCCGTCCTGCCGAACGGTTTCGGGCAGAAAATCTGCGACGAAATCGAAGACAAGATCATTAGCTGGCTGGCTGACAATCGCGACCGCAAGGTACTGGCGGAGACTGCCGCGGCGGCGGAAGCGGCCGACACCGACCCGGCCCACAGCGAAGACGCCGAAGTCGAGCACCTACGAGCCCGCGCCGAACAGCTTCAGGAGCTGCTATCCGGCGGCGCGCAAATGCACGTCGCCCGGCCAGATATTGCCGAGACCGGCAAGCAGATGGCCCAGAACGACGAACCGCTCGAATCGTGCAACTGGACCGCCGGCGATGAGCAGGATTCCTGGCTGATCGGCTACCTGTCGGTAAAGTCGATCGAGACCGTTGGCGCAGCATAATCAAAGGGCACGGACGCCATGCCAGCAACGCAAGCAAAACGGTTCCGGATGCTCGACCCGGTTTACGACCGCCGGCGTCCGGAACGTATCGGCCGATTCAACGGCTGGCAGATAATCCGCGGGGCGCCGGTCCCGATAGTCAAATTCCCTGGCATGACGCCGCGTCTTGTGGCTTTGCGCTTCCTCGAAAGGATCCGCGAGCCGCGCATAACTCGAATCTGCCGCGAGAATATCCACTTGCAATCGGTCGCAAAAAAGTTTGGACTTAGTATTGAAGAATACTTGGACGCGATTAGCTGAAGGAGGAAACTAAAAAACACGCCTTGATTTAACCGCAGGGCCAAGAGCGGGCCGTGCCACCAATAGCCGCATTTCGGCAGGATAGCCGGGGGCGATGCGGCGCCAAATCAACTTGGTAAACACGGACGGGCTGCTGCTATGGCCAAGCGGGTAGATTTTGCGCTCGCAAATGAAGAGATAATTTCGCGCCTCGATATTCTGGCGGAGTATCGGGCTCTTGGCGTTGAGTTTGTTTCTGTTGCGCCACGATCTAGCGGCATGATCGAATGCTATGCCCGCGGGCGACAGGAAAACAAACCCTCTGCGGCCGTCAACGTCACCACTGGCCGATATATAGACTCCGGCAGCGGCGAATCGCTTTCGCTGTTCGACTTCGCGGCCAAGTACGGCGGCCAATTCACTGATTGGAAAGAGGCGCGCAAACACTATGCCGACAAGGCCGGCGTAAAGCTGACCGGCGGCAATGCTCCGGAAGATCCGGCCGAGTCGATCGAATTCCTGCCGTGGGACGTCGGGAACGAGCGACTGGCGAATACTTGGTGCTGTTGCCACAAAAAAGGAATCACGCTCGAAGCTTTGAAGCTGTGCGGCGCGAAAGTCGGCCGATACCCGCGGTACAAAAACAAAACGACCGGAGAATGGGAGACGGGCAAATTCAAAGTGATTGCCCTGCCGTGCTACGGCGAGCAGCTACTGGAAGCCGACCCGGTCGCGTGGGTGCTGTGGAACATCAGCGGCGGCATGCTGGAAGTCTTTCGCGGAAAAGGCAATCCGCCGGATTTGGTGAAAATGAAATCCGTCGGACCCACCCGCGGGACCATGATGGGATTCTCCGCGTTGGCCAGGTTGTCGAACCCGTGCGACGTGCCGATCGAGTGGATTATCAAAACTGGCGGGCCGTCTGACATGCTGGCCGTGCTGTCGGTCCAGCGTCCGGAGCTGCGCGACACCCATCTAGTTCTGACGAACGCCAGCAGTGAAACGGGCGACGTCCTGCCGCATCAAGCAGCGATTTTCGCTGGCCACCGTGCGATTGTGATTCACGACTGCGACGAAGCGGGCGAGATGGGCGGCCGAAAGTGGGTCCAGGCCCTGACCGGTGTCGCCGCGGAAGTGCGCCATTCCCGATTGCCCTGGCCGGTGGGCCCAAAAGGCGGGGCCGATATGAGGGACTACTTTCGCGGCCGCCCTGTCGATCAACAGGCAGCAGAAAGTGAGGCAGCGGCATGAAAATTCATGGTTTGGAATGGGAAGACACGACCAACTACAGACGCGGCGATAAAGACCGCAAGCCGTCGTGCTGGACTGCAAAATTTGGAATTTTTCGTCTGACTGTGTTGTCTGGCCACATTCACTATCCCGGCGTTTGGGTCGCTCGATCCGATCCGTTTTTCAGTACGCGGGAGCTGAATGCCAAAACCCGCGACGAAGCGATGCTTGAGGCAATGAAGCTCATTTGGGCCGATTTGTCTCAGGCGATAGGTGCGATTTGTGAGGCTGGAATATGAGCGGTGTTATGTCGATCAGTGCGCGAGACGCCGCGATCCGGTCTCTCAGATACCGCGCCAATCTCTGCATTAAGCATCCGCGTTCCAGCTACTACCTGATCCAACTGGACAGGGCCTGGCGTGAATTCCCTGAATGCGAACGTGACGCTGTAACTCCACCCCCGTATGAAATTTTGAAGTTGTGCAATTCCTACGACCGCCAAAAGGAAGAGGCCGAGGCAATCGCCAAGCGTCTTTCCGAGTCCAAAAAATGACCATCTTCACTGCAGCCACCAATATGTTCCGCCGCATCCAGAATTTCCTATTCGATCCGGAAGACAATCCGGCGTGCCGGCCGCGGCGGACGTGTATCGCGCTCACGCCCGAACAGCGAGCCCGCCGGAAAAAACTGCGCGAGCGGCTACTGCGGCGCCAGCTTTGGATTATCCCCGACGCCAAGCCGCTGAAGAAACGCAAAAAAATTCGCCGGCGCCGGCGGCGTGCCGATTGCCGGCTGCCGCGCCAGCCGCAAGCTCCGCGGCTGAAGCCTGACCGTGTTCTGAAACGCCAGTACAAGCCGCTGGCGTCGCCGATTTTCAATCTGCCGGCGGGGCTGATCGATTGCATGGAGAAAAATAAGCTCAATCTGAAAATGCGGAAGCATCGCCAGGCAGCGCATAAAATCGCCGATATGGTGGCGGCCGTCGAAATCAAGCACGGCAACATGGACGCCGACGAAGTTGAGGCGATGCACGCGGCTATCGAGCAACTAGCGAAAAATCCTAAGCCGATTCCAGAGCAACTAGCCGAGATTCGCGACGAATTCGAGCGGCTATCGGCTGAGGTCCGCGACGGGATCATCGATCCGGAGACTGGCGAGAAAACCGAAGACGGCTGGTCGCAGCATCACCGCGACAAAGTGAACAACTACTATCGGCCGCCGATGGAGGTTGCGCGAGTCTGCGACCGCGAAGACGGTACGGTGCGAACGAAGGAAACTTCCGAGTGACGGCTATTGTCTGATTTGTCGGTGCCAAATTCTCCTATCTGCTGCTGCAATGGACTACGACTGGGAAAAAGACCCGAATCTGACCCCGCGTACATGGGATGATTTCTGGGCGATCGTCGAAGCGACGCCACCGGTCAGCCAGCAACCGGCGCTAACTCCGGTCGATCAATCGAAGCTCGACACGTTCAACGAGCAGAAAACGGTCGAAGCCATCCAGCTCGACGTGCTCGGGAAAGTCGGCTACGGCAAGGTAAAAATCTTCTCCCGCTATCACCGCCAGGTCGAAGTCATCGGCGGCGTTAGCAAGATGAAGCTGGAAGAGCTGTTGGAAATCGCCGGGCCGCCGGCAAGGTCCGTTTTGGAGTCGGCTGGCGGGGAAGCGCTGCCGCCCGGTGTTTACAGCCTGAAAGACATTCGCCGGGCCATTTCGACGCTGGCCGGCTATCACAAGATCACCGACGAAACAGAGCTGGGGCCGGGAGTCTGGGCCGGCAAAAGCGAATCGGGCGACGATCACCCGTCGGTTTTGCTGGTGGGCAACCGCGAGGCGGCCGACTGGAACGGCGAAAAGATCCTCAAAAGGATCGATCACCCGCGCTGCCGCGGTCATCTTCTGGACTTCGAGTCGCCTTGCAAACAGTGGTACGACTTCGGCCAGCTCGGGAAATACATGCAAGCGGCCAAGGATCAATCATTTCGCGAAATCGCGATGAATGACTGCATCAACCTGTTCAAAATGTGGCGGTGGCATAGCGAATCGACTTCCCATATCGTCCTGACCGGCCTGGTTTTTTCGACCTGGGTGCAAACGCTCTGGGAATGGCGGCCGCAAGTTTCCGTCATCGGCCGAACATCAAGCGGAAAATCGATGTTTATCAAGGCCCTGTCCGGCCTATTCGGAAATTTATGCGAGACGTGCAGCGACGCGACGGAAGCCGGCATCCGCCAGGTTATTGAAAATTCAGCGCGAATTATTTTATTTGATGAATTCGACGTCGAAGACAAAAGGCAGGCGGAAGAGCAACAGAAAATTTTGAAGATGCTCCGCGCCAGCGGCCGCGGCGATTCGATCATTCGCGGCACGCCAAGCCAAAAGGCGAAAAAATCGAATCTGCGGCATATCGTGTGGCTGGCTGGAATCCAGATTTCTAGCTCCCGCGAGGCGAATCGGAACCGGTACATCAATGTCGAGCTCCTACCGCCCACGGTCGAAAAGAAAGGGAAGCTGGTCCTGCCGCCGACGGCCGACTTGAACGACCTTGGCCAGCGGATGCTGGCAACTGCCATTTTTTGCATCAATGCCGCCAAGCCGGTCGCGGTGAAGCTGAAGGATACCCGCATCCCGGGCGTTGACGATCGCGTAATCGAGTCCTATTCGGTCCCGGCGGCAATCTTGGCAGCCATCCAGAACGACACGGAAGACGGCGCCAGGGAGCTGTTGCGCGAAATGCTGGCGGATATCGCCGAAGAGGATCACGGGGGCCAGAGCGACGAACATACGCTGATGGTCGATATCCTCGGAGCCCAGATCCAAATCGGTCCCAACCGCTACAGCGTCGCCCAGTTGCTTGAAATCGTCATCAAACAGTCCCCAAACTGGTCCGACGCCGAAACGGCCCTCGAAAGCCGCGGCTTGCGGCTGGACCGGTACACGATCCCCGGCACGAAAACATACGGCGGCGAGCCCTGCCTGCTTATCGCTTACCAGCTTGTGACGGAGTATCTGATTAAAAATACGAAATGGGGCAGCCAGGCTATCGATCAAATTTTGAAGCGGCTACCTGGTTCCGTCCAAAGTCGCCGGCGGGTTGGCGGTCAGCGCGTTCAGACGGTGGCGATATCTCTCGAATTTCTCAAGTCGGAATTCCTCGGCCTTGCTGATATTCCGTTAGATCGCAGTTTCTGACGGGACAGCACTGGACAGGTAACGGGACAACGTAAGTCCATGAAGAGAAGAGAGAGAATAATAGATATAAGTGTAAGTAAGTAAGTAAGTTAAGTAAGTTGTTGTTGTTGTTGTTGTTGTATAGTTAGGTTTGGTCTGTCCCTGTTGTCCCGGGTGTCCCGATGTTTTTAATAATCCCACGGATGGTTGCTATGGGTCTCTCTCCTAAAAAATTTCTTTATAGCTCTATAAAAATTTTTGTGGTCGGGCTTGGACCCGGTAGGAGGTCTCCGCCAATGCGCCTCTCTATAGCTTTCTTTCCCGGCCGATTTCGCTGGCCAGCGGGACAGACAGCACTTAAAGCCTGTCCCTGAAACAAGTTAAACCCGTCCCGAACCTGTCCATTTTGCTGTCCTGTCCCGCTAATGTCATCTCTCATCAACCAAATCCGCGACAGTCGGGCGTCATCCGCCGCCCAAGATGCCACTTTGCCGCAAGCCAGGGCCGCGGCCGCTCCGCTGCCGCCGAACCTTCCGCCACCTGTCGCCTGCCAGTCGCACGGCGCAGCCGGCCTATTCTGGCTGAATGCCTATGGCGCAGTGATTTGCCAGGCTTGCAGCCCGCCGCCGAGCCCGGCAATGGTCCGCCGCCTGCTATCGATCGACCCTGCCGCCGGCTGCTGGCGCGACGCCGCCGAGCTGGCCGAAGAGCTGGCCGAGAAAAATTTCGGCGAAAAATTTCCTGAACCAAAATTATGCGAACAGTGCTCAGGAAATATTTTTTGGCTGGACTACGACGGAAAAATTTTCTGCAACCACTGTTTTCAGCCGGCCGGCCCGCCGGCAAAATTTTTGGCGGTCTGCAGTTCGCCGGCCAGGTGGGAAGATGCCAGGCGTCCTAAATTAAAAACAGTCGCCGAAGTCTGCCAGGAATGGGAAGAAAAATATTTCGCTGAAGCAAAAAAATTCTGGCCGGAGTTTCGAGAACACTTCCGTAAAAATTTTACATACAGTTCCAGCGAAGCACTGGAAAGCTGGAAAGGCGACACTTCCAGGGCGTCGAAGTCGAGTAAGTCCGCGGCATCCCGCGGGGCCAGGCGATAGCCAGCGCAAAAGAATGGGCCGGCCAAGCTGCTGCACTTGGCCGGCCCGGGCGGTGGTGTTGCTTCGACGTCTATTTTTTGTGGGACTTCCGATATTCGTCAATGGCTCTGGCTTTCGCCCGTTCGATCGCCAGCAATAGGCCCTCCTTGCTGGCCTTTGTTCGGACGATGTTGACGTACTGACGGCTGACGTCAAACATCTCCGCCACTTGGTCTTCGCCCATCGATGGGTGCTCGACAAACGCCGCTATGATCCTGAACCCGGTAACTTTTTTGGCCTGACGACCGACCCTGCCGCCGGACGGGAAGCTGACCCCCTCGTCTTTGCAGCACCGCTTCACGTATGCCAGCGTGACGTTGAAGTTTTTGGCGGCCTGTTCCGGCTGTCCGCCGTCTTTGATGAACCGGGCTATCTGCTTTCGAGTCTTGGCCCGCTCTTCGTGGCTGATTTTGATCTTGCCGCCGGCCCTCTCGACAATCTCGCGGACCTGCCGCTCCGTTATGTCGTAAAGCTTCGACAACTGGGCGACGGTCAAGAGACCGGACTTGGCGACGATTTCTGCACGATCAACCTTCATACGCTGAACTTCCTTGAAATTTGGCAAATCAAATGTTGCGGGCATTGTGGTCCTGCTAACTGGATTAAGCAAGTGCCGTGTATTTAACGATCCTTTAATGGAGTGACCCGGCCGTCCTGTAATTGAGAGACGTACTTAGCCTTGGTTCGCCCCATCGCCCGGCATCTTGGGCAGAAAATTTCGCTGTATTCCGACGGAGTGAAGTGGTAGCCGTTGAAAGCCGAGTGATTACATCTTCTCGCGATTACGACCCAGGCCCGCTCGCGGACCGGCTTTTTCCTCTCGGAGCAGTGACACGAAAACGAAACGCTCATCCGGCCCTCTTTTCCCGGCCAAGCCTGTCCCCCTTGGCCGCAATTTGGTTGAACAGATCCAGTAAATCCTTCCGCTTGAATTCCAAGTGTAGATTGTGGTTCCCGTAACACTTGAATTTGAAATATTCCGTCTCTCCACGGCCGTCGGGACTGGTCTCGATCGCCGTCGCCAGAGCCCCTTTGTACTCTTGAACCGGCCCCTTCCCGTCGAGCATATGGAAAATGTTATCCAGAGCCGTGATGTGCGCTTGATGGGAGTAGCCGCACCGGAATTTTCCGTTTTGGCTGTAGCCCGGTTCGACCATCCAGCCCTTGATTAGCTTTCGGTCAAGCTTCCAAAAATTGCGGTTGGTCTTGTATTGGGAGCGTTCGCACGGCCGCCAAAAATCGTATTCCTCGCGCACCGCCTCTTCCAAAAATTCAGTCGCCGACATGACGAACCCGTTCGCGACCGACACGATATTTTCGGGAGTGATTTCGGGGAATTCTGGCGACTTCTCGCCGCTGCCGTAGTATCGGCCAGTACAGCTTCGCCCGAGCGCTTCGTCGAGATCGCGGATCCGCTGGGACGACATCAGCCGCCGGATATTCAGTTTTTCGATAATGCACCCCCAAGCCGCCAATTTCATTTGCTCGATTATCTTGTCGATCGCCTGCGCGTGGTGCGCGCTCGCCCCATGGCCGTACTGCAGCCCAATGCAAAAGTGAAAACGGTCGTACTTGTCGGCGCTGTGGAAAGCCGCTTGGAGCCGATCGCAAGCGTCGTGCAGCCCGGCCGCGTGGGCGCGGATAGCCGCCACCGCTTCGCGATATTCGGCCGCCATTTGTTCGGCCGTGTTGTACGGGACGAGCTCGCCGGCCCCTGGCATTGATACGCTCATTGTGCGCCGCCTTTCCCGCCGGCCGCGGCCGCTTTCACGGCCGCAATGGCCGCCTCTAGTTGTTCGATGTAGCAACCCATCCAGCGCGACCCTGAATCCGGCGCGCCGTCGTATCGGTCGATCAATTCGGCCGCGATATCTTCGCAAGCCGCCAGCAATTTTTCGTAAGCCGTCATAACATCACCGCCGCGGCCCTGGCGGCCGCGATAAGAGCCGCCGCCAGCGCGGCGCCGACGGCAATGGTAAAAATCAAGTCACGTAAATAGGTCATCGCGCGGCGCCCCTCGCTGGCTTGCTGTCGCGCCGCTTTGCGATTTTCTCTTCGGCCGCCAGCAAATAGCTGAGAGCCGGCCCGATATAGTGGATGAGCTCGCCGGATGTATCCTGGTAAGTGTTTCCCGGCCGCTGGTTGTCGGCCTGCATAAGCGCGGCCGCCAGCATGCAAACTTTGTATGCATCGTCAGAAAACATAATCAGCCCCTTTCGCTTTCGAATGTTTTGATTTCGCCCCATTGAATTTTTAGTGCGTGCTCGAAAGGCGCTTCTAACGGTTCGCAAAAGACCCCCGGCAGCCTGTCGAGCTCGCCGGCCGCCTTGCTCTTGATTTCGCTTTCGGTGGCGCCGGCCGGCAGCCTAACGGCATGCACCGGCCGGCCGCTGTGGTAGATCCAAAATGTGCGCATCATGCGGCGCCGCCTTTCGGTATGTATTCGCGGATTTTCTCGCCGCTGGCCTTATCGACTAGCCACCACTTGCCGCCGTCGCGAACTACTTGCACCGGCGGAAAGTTTGGAAGCTTATCGGCGAATACTTCACGGCCCGGGTTGAAAGCGTAGCGCATCAATCCCCAGCCGTCGCACTTCCACCGGCGGCCGCTGCGCGTGAATCGAAATAAGACGCCGCCGTCGCCGTTGTCGCTGTCGATATGAACGAACAACTGCCAGCGCGCCGGCAGAAATTTGCCAGTGTCGAAATATTTACAAGCCGGTTCGCGATAGTAGATCAACCGCGCACCGGCCCGCATCAATCGCCTATGCGGATATTTTTTGTCGATAACGTAGCTCATTGCCCGCCGCCTTTCGCCGCCTTAATTGCGGCCGCCAGCTTGCCTTGCAATGGCTTGCTGTAACCGTTCCCGCGGCAAAGCGCTAAAGCCGCTTCGCAAGCCGCCAGCAAGTCGCCGTGGCTGTTAAGCATCGCGCAGATTTTCGCCGCGTCGGCCCGTTCCTCTTCCGTTTCCTGGCGGCCCGGTTCGATTTTTGTCGAGCACAGCCAGCGCGTTTGCACTTCGAAACCCGGCGGCACCGGCCGCCCTATAGTCTCTTCATAAATGCACGACCGCGAGCCGCCGCCGACTCTGTATTGCTTTCGCGTTTCCATTGCATTGCCCTTTCGCTTTCGACCTATCCGCCCGCCGGCAAATTGCCAAGCGGCGCGGGCGCGGCCCGCCGCGTCAGATCCGTCGGCCCTGCCCCTTGTCGCTTTCGACTGGCAGAGCCGGCCGCAACCCGCCGCGGCAGATTTCGCCCGAGCCGATTAACCTACTAGGCTTAATGGCAAGGCGCCCGCCGTGCACTTGGCAGATACACTGCCGCGCACTTTTTGCGGTATGCTCGCCCGCAACTTTGCCAGCAAGCTTTCGGCCGCTTCCGCAACCGTCGCCGGAACGTCTGGCAAGTCGCCGTCATTGGCCGCGTAAATCGCCGGCAAGTCGCGAAGCACCGCTTCCCGGGTGGCTGCATTCAGAAGCCCGAGGATATGGCCGACAATCAAGCCGACTTTCGGCAATGTCGAGCTCGCCCGCTGGCTGGCATAGCCGGCCGTCAGATCGACCGTAAAGCCCTGGCGGAATGGCTGCGCGACCCCTTCGACTTTGGCCGCTATGCTCAATTCAATCCGGCCGGCAAAGCCGTCTGGCAGATCGTCGCGCCGGCCCTCTTGGCCGTAAAGCTTTCCTATCGATTCCCAGATGGCCGCATGCGCGGCAACTAGGTTAGGCTGGCCGGCCGGCGCGGCCGGCGCCGCTGGCTGATTGACGACGGCCGCCGCTTGCTTTAGTTTCCTGGCTGGCATTTGAAAGTTTCCCCTTTCGATGCTGCCGCCGGCGGTTATCTTTGCCGAAACCCGCCGGCGGTTTATTTTTGCCCGAGCCGCAAAGCGCGGCCCGCGGCCTAAATGTCGATCACAAGCCGGCCGATATCGCCGGCGCCTTTGAACACTTGCACGCGATAGCCGGCCCTGGCTTTAACCTGCGCGGCAATCTCGCGAGCCGCACCGATACCGGCCAACCACTTGCCGCCGGCCGCTATCCAAACATCAGCAGCCCCGGCCATTTGACCCGGCGCCGCCGCGTTATCACTGACGAAAAATTCAAACCATGCACAGCCCCGCGGCCGCCGGCCGCATGGAATTACCGGCGCCGCGGCCGCTTCGCGTTGCTTGTGTTTCGCTAACGCTTTGTCACGATTCAGAACCGCTAGCGATACGTGAAACGCTCGCCGCGGGTGGCCCTCGCCGAATTGGTTCGCAATGCGGGTATGTATTAGGCTGGCTTGGAAGTACTCGCCGCTGTCGGCCGCCTGCTGCGCGGCGCCGGCAAGTAGGTTGTAGCCCTCAAATGTAATGTCGCCGTCGGTTGTCGCTGTCGTGGTCGTCATTGTGTTGCCCTTTCGGTTTGCGTGGCTGTGTTGCCCGAGCTCGCCCGAGCCGCGGCACCCCGCGGCCCGAGCTCGCCGGCCGCGGTTATCTAAGCCGAATAATTTCGTCGATTTCGTCGGCCGAAAGCACCGGCCGCAAAGTGCAATCGCCGCTAACGTGCACGGGTTGCGCCAGATTTCGCAAGCCGGCCAATGTTTCGGCCTCTATGTAATAGCGAGCCGCAATTGCCCGCATGCGGTTTGACGTGTTCGGCCAGCCGCTATCAAGAGCCGCTTTCATTTCGGTATAGGTCAGCGCTGCCATTGTGTTGCCCTTTCGGTTTGCGTTGTTTCCCCGCGGCCCCTTGCCGCGTGCTTGTATTGTAGTGTTCGCCGCCGCTCTGTCAATATTGCAAATCGTCAAAAATTATTTTCGACCATTACAATATTGACCGGCGGCCGCCGAAACACTACCATCAATGCACGGCCGCCAGATCGACGGCCGGCCCAACAATCGAAAGGGGAATCAATGACAGCCCAAACTAACTCTGCCAAAATGGCAGCCGGCCAGAAGCTTAATCGCTGGCAAAAGCTCTTGACCGCCGAACAAGCCCGAGCCCTGCCGCCCCTCTATTCCCAAGAGGGGAAAGGGTTAAATGCCACAGCTTATGTCAAGTTTTTCGCCGGTGGCCTGACATGGTTTATTACTGAATTCGACCCGGAAGCCGAAATTGACCCGTCGGCCGGATTAGGCCCACAGCGCGGCCTATTTTTCGGCCTGGTCATCTCGCCCAGTAACCCAAATGGCGAATTCGGCTATTTCGCCGCGGCCGAGCTCTGCGCCCGCCAGACACCATCTGGCCAGCCGCTAGGCGGCAACCGCTTCCGAATAATCCCAGTAGTCGAGCGCGATCTACACTTCACGCCCAAGCCGCTTGCGGCCGCTTTCGCCGACTTTACCGGCCGGCAACACCCTAAAGCCGCCAGCAAGCCCGCCGAGCCGGCCGACGCCGCCGAGCTCGCCGCCGTGGCTGAATTCGACGCCGCCGAGCCGAGCCGGCCGGCCCCGGCCGCCGCCCCGGTGTCAAGCGACTTTTAGGAATATTTGATTTCCCGAAAATATTTTTCGGCCGCTCAAATATTGACGGCCGGCAGCCGAAACACTATCATCAACGCAACACGGCCGCCGCACTGGTGGCCAAAACAATTCGAAAGGGGAAAGCAATGGCAAGTTTCGCAGTTAATTTTGACATGCCGTGGGTTAAGAGCCGCAAGCAAGCCGCCGCCGCGGTGGCCTATGCCGAGCCGCAGCCCGTAAAGCAGCCCGAGCCGGCCCCGGTGGCCGCCCCGGCGCCCGTTGTCGGTGAGCCGGCCAACTTGCTTGCCGACTTACTAAGCCGGCCTATTCGCTTTGTGGCCGCTGCAGATCAACCCGCCGCCCCGGCCGCTGCCCCGGCAGTCGCCCCGGCCCCGGTGGCCGCCCCGGCCGTCGTGGTCGTCGCCGCCCCGGTGGCCGCCCCGAGCTCGCCCAATTGGAAGGATCCGGCCGCCCCCTGGCGCCGCGAGCCCGCAACCCGCAAGCAACTTTGGAAGCTTCGCCACCTGCGCGACCGCGCGGCCCAGAACGGGATTAAGGTTACAGACGACGGCCGCCCGTTGAACCGCGGCGCCGCTTCCGACTTGATTGACGCCATTAAGTCGGCCCTGGATTCAGTCGCGACCGCCGCCGGCCGCGGTGGCCCGGTGGCTGGCTGCAGTATCGGCCCGTTCCGCGGTGGCCGCTGCCTTGAATGCGGTTTGCCCCAAGCCGCCCGCCGTTAGATCGACGTTGAGACCGCCCAATACACCGGCCGGCGGAATGGAAGCCGCCGACCGGCTATTGGCTGGCCTTTACTTTTGCCCGCCTGCGGAATGCGGCCCGCGATACAAGCCGCGCGAAAGGGTGTTTTTATGTTGGTTCCGAAGTCGGTTTTCGCCGCCCGCAAGATATGCGACCGCGAGCAATCGCGCTACGCGCTTGGGGGGATGGAATTCAGCCGCGACAAAGCCGGCGCCCCGCTGGCCTGCGCGACCGACGGCCGCCGCCTAGTCGCATTGACTTGGCAAGAGCCAGACGCCGCCGAATATCCGGCGCCGCCCAACTTGACCGCCGGCCGCCGCGATGGCGCGCAGCCCTTTATTCTGCCCTATGCCGCTTGCGATCAAGCGTCGAAAGTAAAGCTAGGCGCCAAGTGTAAGCCGATACTGCAGCACGTCGTACTACAAGAGCCGGCCGAGGGTGAGAACGATATCACCATTTTCGCGACCGACTTGGAAAATCGGCACCAAAACACCGCCCGCAAAATGGATGGCCGTTTCCCGCGGTGGCCTGACTGTATTCCGAACTATGCGACTGATTCGATATCGATCGACGTTGACGCAAAATTCCTGGCGGAATGCGCCGAAACGCTGGCGGCCCATATGGCCAACAGTGGCGCCACTAACGACCGCGCTGTCACGTTGACAATTCGCCGGCCCGTCGCCGATGAGAAGCACCACCACCTAGCCCCGGTTTTGCTGTCGGCCGCGGCGCCAGACGGCCGCAAAGCGCTGGCCGTTATCATGCCGCTTGGCCGCGGCAATGACGATGAAGCACCCCGGCCGCGGTGGGATTTCCACGCCAAGCCGGCCCCGGCCCCCGAGCCGGCCGCCGCTGTCGATCAACCGCCGGAAGAGCCGAGCGACTTGGAAGCCGAGCCGCAAGCCGGCATAGATACGGATATTGAGCCGGCGCCCGTTCCGACCGCGGCCCAGATCGTCGCCGCTTCGCCCGTGGTTGTCGAGCCGTCGCCGGCCGAAGAGCCGGCCGCGAGCTCGCCGGCCGCCCCGGCCAAGCCGCGGCGCCGCAAGTCGGCCCGGGTGGCCCCGGTGGCCGCCCCGGAAGCCGAGCCGGCCGCCGAGCCGGCCCCCGAGCCGGTTATCGTCGCCGAGCTCGCCGAGCCCGAGCCGCACCGGCCCGAGCTCACCGAAGAGCCGGCCGCCGATGGCTGGCGCGCCGCGGCCCGCCGTATCGCCGCTATGGCCTTTGTCTAATCCCAAAATTGCGTTGACCGGCGGCCCGTAGTCGCCGGCCCTTTCGGCCGCGGGGCTTGGCGCGATGGAAGCGCACCCCGCGGCATTTTGGCAACCGCCCAGCGCAGCCCCAGCAGCCCTGGCGGCACTGACCGCCCGCCGGCAGCCCTTGCCGTGGCCTGTCGCTTGGCTGTTGCCAAAATGGAAGCCGCCCTGATAATTTTGACGCGCGGCACTTAACCGAAAGGATTACAGCCCCACCATGCCAAGCACAAGCAAGCCGGCAAGCAAGCCGGCGCCGCCGATTATCACGCGCGGCATATCGATTAACGAGCCGTGGGCTTGGGCGATCGTCGCCGGCCCAGATCCGGCCGCCGGCCGTGGCTGGAAGCCGATAGAAAATCGCACCTGGCCGACGGCCTACCGCGGCCCGGTGGCCATCCATGCATCGACCGCCAAGCGACACCTAACCGAAGAGACAATCGCTTTCATTTACGGCGCCGACTCGCGAATTATTCCGCGCATCGACTCGCCCAACATCGATAAAGACAATCAGATTTTCCACTTGGGCGCGATTATCGGAACCGCCGATATTGTTGGCTGTATTGAATTCAAGCCGACTGGCAACAATGAGCGCGATTGGCGCAACTTTGAACGAGCCGCCCGAGCCGCCGGCCTTGACTGGTGGCTAAACAAGTATCAAGGCGACTGGGAAGCCGCCGGCCGCGGCCCTGAATTTTTCGAAGACGGGGAAGGTAAAACGTGGTCAACCGACGCATTCTATTGGGCCGACGGCCCGTATTGTTTCCTGTTGGATAACGCGCGGCAATTCACGCAACCCATTGCCGCCCGCGGCCGCCTGAATATTTACAATTTGGCGCCAGAGGAAATAGCCGCCGTTGGCCGAGCTCTTCGCGCGCCGCTTGGCTGCCCGGTTGAATACCGCGCGAAACTAAAAACAGCCAAGCAAGGCGCCGCCGCGGCTATTGCTAAAAGCCGGCCGCCCGCGGTAGCCTAGTTCTTACTGGCGACTTGGCGGCCCGCAATTCTAACCCGTGGGCGATTGTCGCCCCTGCCATAAGGATTAACCCTAATGGCAAGAGCTCGCACCGCCCGAGTGGGCGCCCGAGCCGGCCGCGCGATTTTCCGAGCCGGCGCCGACCCCGAGAAAGCTATCGGCCAAGCCGGTAATGCCGTCGGCCGCACCGCCCGCCGGCAATTCGGCCGAGCCGGCCGCCGCGTTGTTGGCGCCGCCCGCCGCACAGTCGCCAATGTCGGCCGTAGCATCGCGAACACCGGCCGAGCCGCCGCCCGCGCTGTCGGCCGCGGCGCCCGAGCCGTCGGCCGTGGTGCGCTTCGACTGGCCGCCAGCGCGGCCCGTGGCCTGCGCGCGATTTTCGGATTTGGCCGCGGCACCGGCGCCCGCAACCGCTTGGCACTTGGTGGCGCCGGCGGGTAATCTCGCCGGATGAGCTCGCCGGCCAAAAAGCCGCCGCCGAAAATCCCGCCGCATCCGCTGGCCGTCATCCGCCGCGCCCGCGACGAATTCGGCGTCCGCGAGGCAATCGTCGGCATATCGTGCGGCAAAGACTCCATCGCCGCGGCCGAAGTCTGCCGCGAACATCTCGACCGCATCGAGGGCTATTTTCTTTACATCGTGCCCGGCCTGTCCTTTCAGGAAAACTACCTGGCGTACTTGGAACGGCGCTACTCGATCCACATTCACCGGCTGCCGCACTTCCAACTGGCCGCCATGCTCCGCGGTGGCACGCTGCGATTCAATCGCCGCGATTCGCTGGCCGCCGCCAATATCAAGCCGCGGCACATCGACGCGCATCTCCGCAAAATCACCGGCATTCAGTGGATTGCGACCGGCGAAAAGGCGATCGACTCCGTGGAACGCAACGCCATGATCCGGAACGTCGCCGGCATCTCTTTACCCCGGCGCCGCATCTGGCCGCTGGCCTATTGGTCCCACTCGACCGTTTACAACTACCTGAAGACTCGACAGATCGCGCTCGCACCCGAATACTCGCTGTCGGTCACTTCGAGCTCGCCGGCGGACCGGAAAACGCGCTCGTTCGGCGGACTCCAATACCGCGACGTCTGCTGGATCGAAGAGAAGTACCCCGACGACTACAAAAAAATTACGACGATGTTTCCCATGTTGCCGGCTCAGATTCTCCGCTACCGGCAGCGTGAAGAGCTCGAACAGCAACCACCACCAGAACAACCAGAACAACCAGAACCAGAGCAGGCCAATGGCTAAGAAAAAGCAAGAAGTCCCGGCAGGAAATCCAGTCGCCGCGCCGCCCACTCCACCCGCGGATCATCCGCTCACAGAATCCACTGTTTCTGTTCAAAAGACGCGAAAATTCCAGGCTTTTGAGCGTATGATCGTCAGGCGGTCTGCGCTCCGCCTGCATGAAACAAATCCGCGCACGATCGACCCGCACGCTTTCCGCAAGCTCCGCGAATTCCTGCGCAAGCGCAAGCTGCTGGGAGCCCTGCAAGTCAACCGCCGGCGCGCTGCCAACGGATTCGACCAATCACAAGACGGCCAGCTTGTTGTCATCGGTGGCCATCAGCGCATCAAAGCCATGGACGATATTTCAGGATTCCCCGACGCGGAGAATTCTGATTACGAAGTGCCGATCGACGTCGCCGAGCTCACGCCGGCCCAAGAGCGCGAAACGCTGGTCGCGCTCAATAACCCCGGCCTGCAAGGCGCTTGGGACTGGGACATGCTGTCGGAAGTCCTGACCGCCCCGGGCGTGGATCCGCTCGCCACCGGTTTTGATCGCGCCGAGCTCGCGTCGTTCATCGACGCCGGCATTCTCGACCAAATCATCGGCGGGGGAGCCAGCGCGCAAGTAGCCGCCGAAACGCCCATCCTGGCCGATATCTCCGCTATCGCTGAAACAGGCCGAGCAGCCGACGCGGCCGATCGCGCTGCGCGCGCAACCGTGCAAACCACTGTATCCATCCCGCAATCGTCACCCGACGCGGCGCTCGCCGCCCAGCAAGCGGCTGTTGACGGAATGAAAGCCCGCCGCCAAGAGTATCAGCAGTCAGTGAACGCGGACACAAACACGGCCAATTTTATGATTGCCCTGTTCGCGGACACTGAAGATGAAAAAGTGAACCTACTCACGCACCTTGGTCTCGATCCTGGACAGGATTTCTTTTCGCTCTCTCAATTCATGGAACATCTGGCCAATTCCGAGCCAGCAGAACAGCAGGAAGCCTAATGATGCTAGTCCTATCCCGATACCGCGATGAGCAGATTGTTATCGGCGACGAAATTGTCCTAACCGTCGTCGATATCCGCGGCGACAAAGTGCGAATCGGAATCGACGCGCCGACTTCCGTTCCTGTCCACCGCCGCGAAGTTTACGACGCGATCAAACGCAAAGCCAAAGCCGAAGCCCAAACCCAAGCCGAATCTCAGCCGCCAGCCGCCGCGGCAGCCACTGACGTCGGTCCGGCGCCGTCGCTGAAGTAGGCAGCCGCGAAAAATTTTTGCGGTCCAGTGGTCTCTAGGAAATTTTTAATACCATTTGGAAATGGTCGAAAATTCTGAAAATTCTAAAAAACCTGAGAGAATTCAAAAAACGACCGGCAGTGAGCAGCCGATTCCCGGCCGTTGCGGCGCAAAATTAAAGAGAACCGATCCGCCTCGATACTGCATGAAGTATCCAGTCCAGGGGCGGAATCGATGCGAGCGCTGCGGTGGCAAATCTCCGCCCGCCGGCCCCACTCATCCGCGATTTGTTCACGGCCGAACGTCCAAGCTCATCCCGAAGGGCGTTGTCGGTGATCGTCTCCGCGAGCTCCTACAAGATCCGGACTTATGCAAGATCGATCGCGACGTTGCCGTCGTGCAATATCGCTGGTCGATGCTGCTTGAACGCTTAACCAGCGGAGAATCGACGAAACACTGGGACCGCCTGGTCAGAGCGAAGGACAATTTCCAGAAAGCCAACAAAAGGATTCAGGAAGCCAACCGCGAGCAGCAGGAAGAGCTCGCCAAGCCGGTCGATCAACAGTCCGCGACGAAACTGAACCGCATCGATGAGCGCGTGATCGCGGCCCGCAAGCAAGTGTCCGAGTCGCTTAGCGAAATCGTGCAGATGATTACCGAAGGCGCCGCCCAGCAAGAGCAATGGCGCGAGCTCGTTGACGTGACGCATCAGGTGGCGGCCCTGAAGAAAGCCGAGTCGGACCGCCTGACACAAGAGGGCATGACGCTCAACGCGCAAGAGGCAGTTATTTTAATGACCGCGACACTGGCGGCCATCGCGAAGCACGTCACCAGCGAGCAGGAGAAACAGTCGATCGCGGTCGAGCTCGCGCGAATCTGGCAGCAGCCCGGCTTGCCGCCGGCAATCCAGCAAACGATTGACGGGCATGTGAGCATAGCCGACGCCGATTGACGCAATTCGTCCGCCGGCCGGATATTGGGAATCGTTCCGATCGTTCCACTTAGCTTCGCTGCGGTGGGACTTCGCTGTGTTGACTCTGGGGTTTAGGCGCGAAGCCGGCCGGGGATGACGACTCCGGCCGGCTTTCTTTGTAAAACCGGCTTCACCCACCGGCCTTGAAGAGCGCCCTACTATTCGGCCTGCCGCAACAGCATTTGGCCGACGCTCTAGGTTTTGTCTCACTCCCCCTCCAATATCCGCAGGATTTCGCTGGCCAAGTCGCATCGGCCTTTTGCGTATGCCTCTGGTCGGAAGCGCTGCGCTTGGCACAATTCCCTCACCGCCTCCAATCGCCGCGCGTATTCAGGGGAGTAAATCTCATGTACCGCATCAACCGTGTCCTCAATGGCGCGTTCGCGGGTCGGGAAAATGAAATGAGGATCGTTCGGTAGTCGGTCCCTTAACCAATCTCGAAACTTCTCGTCGCACTTCAGCAGTTCGTCGGGTGTCATGGTCACTCCCCCTCCAATAGCCGCAGGATTACACCAGCCAAATCCCATCGGCCAAAGTCGTACTGTGTCCGGTGATCGTTCCCTCGCTCAGCACGGCAGTACGCCCGCACCGCCTCCAATCGCCGCACGTATTCGGGGCATGAGTTGCAGGCGGCTTCTACGTACTCGGAAATTTCCGTGCTGCGTGGAATGTCTCCCCCCGCAATCTTTCCGAGTGTCATCAAGTCGAGTTTGTCTAGCTTTTTTCTGGCCTTATCAGCCAGCGCCAGCAGTTCATCGGGTGGGGTCATGGGTGGTTCTCCTTTGAAAACAACTGTCGTCCGCCGACGAGGGGGAGGTTGTCAGTCATCACTCACGCTCCTTTCCTGTTAATCACTTTGCGCACTGTATCAATCGCATAATTAAGATCGCGTTGGTCGCGTGGCCCAGGAAATGTCGCGCGGCATAGGGCTTCATGCGCCACATCGCACGCTTTCGCGAGTTGCTCAACCTGCTTCCGCAGTTCGTCACGCTCGGCTTTCAAGTCCTGCGCCCAGCGAATGAACGCCACCGAGATTTCGCAGGCGGTGTTTAGCGGGTCGAGGCTGCTACTGATTTGCTGCCTCAATCGCTTTACATCGTCCTCAGCGCCTATGCGACCGTCCAGGGCTACGCTTGTGGCGTCGATAATTGTGTGATCGAGGCTGGTAGCGTTAGCGCCGGGGCTAGGTGTCTTGTTTTGCATCGCTTCTCCAAAATCCGCCACGACTCTTCCTGCTCTTGGGTCGTGGTATATCACCGGCTGGATCCTGTCGGCCATGGGTTGCTCTCCGCTTGCTCGACTCTCTTCGGCTGGACAAATTCAAACTGGCCGCTATGCGGGTTGTATTGGCCGTAGCCGTTTGTGATGACAGACTTTTTCCAGCCGGCGTCCACAGTGCACCCGCCAATGAGTATTCCAAAAATCATCGACATTACGGCCAGAATAACCATAAAGGCAGTATCTTCGTCGTCCTTGGTCATAATCACGAAATTACCTCGGGCTTGTGCGGTGTCTGAATAACCAGCCGGGCGCCGCAGGGGAGTAGCGGCTCACCGTCGGGCTTGTAGATAATCTCGCCCTCGGTGAACTTCACGCGCTTAGCGTAGGTCGGCTTCCCGTGGCGTCCTTTTTGGAACCGCACGGCCGGATTGTTCGTTCCGTGCTTGCGATTCGATGCGATTACGTTTTTGTTGACGTGGATGTAATACATTCCGCGGCATCCTGGCATTGTAGAATCGTACAACAGATCGTCAACGGCATTTTCGAGCTCAGCACAATTGACGCTTTGATTGCTCCGCGGCTATTCATGCCCGCATGGCACAGAAAACCGCATTGATAACCGGAATCACCGGCCAGATTGGATCTTATCTGGCCGAATTGCTTCTATCACTCGATTACCGGCGCGTCCATGGTCTAGTTCGGCCGTCGTCGGACGTGGTGGCCAGCCGCGAGCGGATTGAGTCTTTCGCGAACAACCCGCGCGTCGAGCTCCACTACGGCGATTTGTCAGATCAAGCTGGCCTGACGCGATTGCTCCGCCAGATCAAGCCGGACGAAATTTACAACCTGGCCGCGCAGTCGCATGTCGCTATCAGTTTTTCCCTGCCCTGCGCAACTGGGGACGTAACCGGGCTTGGCTGTCTGCGATTACTGGAAGCCATGCGTGAGGCTTCGCCCGAGTCCAGGTTCTATCAAGCGTCGTCTAGCGAGCTCTTCGGCAATTCGCCGGCGCCGCAGTCGGAAAAGACGCCATTTAGGCCCCGCAGTCCCTATGCGGCCGCCAAACTTTTTGCCTATACGGTATGTGTAAATTACCGCGAGGCTTACGGGCTGCACGTCAGCAACGGGATTCTGTTCAATTCCGAGTCTCCGCGCCGCGGCCCGGGCTTTGTCACCCGCAAGATCACCCGCGGCGTGGCCCGCATCGCAAATACTGTCGGCCGGCCGGCGGACAGAATCATCAGGCTTGGCAACCTGAACGCCCGCCGGGATTGGATGCACGCCAAGGATGCTGTGCGCGGCATGCATGCCATGCTACAGCAGGACGGTCCAGGCGATTACGTGCTGGCCAGCGGCCGCAGCGAGTCCGTGAAGACGTTTTGCGAGATGGCGTTTCAGCGCGTCAAGATTCCGCTGTTTTGGGTTACAGAGAAAATTCCTGGACTGATCGACCGCGAGTATGCTGCCTACTTCACGGAATTTGTGGAAATGGGGCGGGTGCGGGTGATTGAAGTCGATCCGGCCTATATTCGTCCGACTGAAGTTCCGCACCTATGCGGCGATGCGGGCAAGGCCTGGCGCGTGCTAGGATGGCGGCCGGAGATTTCGCTTGAGTCGCTGATCGACGAAATGGTCGAAGCGGACTTGAATAGAGAATCGTAGCGATCAACGATGTTGAACAAGCTGGATTTTTCGTTTGGCTTATCTAACTCCACCTGGATCAAGGCCGAGCGAGAGTCTTTTATTTCTCGTTCCATCGGAAAGCTGATGGAGTATGTAAACATCGAAGTGCCGCCCAAAAGTGAAGCGATTACCGAAATTGAGGCCGGCGATGCCGTCATGCGGACGGCTTTATGGATGATAAACGCCGGCCTGGCTGGCGAATCTGATTTCGTGATGCTGGGAGCCGATAAATCCGCCGTTGCGATGATGAGCGGAATGCGCGTCTATCGCAGCTTCAGGAATATCCTGTCCGACTCGTTCATTTCTCATCGCGCCGATGGCTCTTGCGTGATGCATTACGCCGGCGGAAAAAAAGTTCGCTGTCTGCCTGACGCTAAAATGGACTGAATGCCCAGCCGCGCGTCGTATCTACTCGACAAGCCCGCCAGCGTTCCGATGGTGAACCACTGCGCCGGCATTATGATCCGCGGACTGTTCGGCCAAGACGTGATCGAACCGCCGACTAGCCGCCGGCTGGAATCTCTTCGCAAAAAATGCCGCGATGGCAACCCGTTCCCGCTGGTGGCCTATCAGTGGCCGGAGTTTGTCGTCAAAGATCCGGCGGAAGCGAAATATTTTCAGGGCCAGATCGAAAACCCGGAAGATCCATGTCTCCGGCTAGACCCCTGGCAGCGCGAAATTATCGCGGCGTTTTTTGACGATACGATCGTCGAAATCTTCATCAAAGGCGCGACGAAATGCGGCAAGGGCATGTCCGTCTCCATCGGCACCAATCTGTGGTTTGACGTATGGCGCGAATGCAAGGTCATTCTGACGTCGGCCGACTACGAGCACGCTTGCAAAAATATTTACGGAGAAGTGCGTATGTGGCGGGACCGGATGGGCGAGCCCGGCCCCGGCCGCATCGGCGCCGAAGGCATTTCTGATTTGCCAGAGCATTACGTCGTCGTCCGCAACCCGCTGAAGGACGAAGGCTTTTCCGGCCAGCACGGCCCGCGGACCCTGTTCGTATTCGATGAGAGCTCCGGCGTGCGCGACGGCCTATATGAAAACTCGCAGAAGCAATTCCGGAAAATCGTTTCACTCTCCAACCCGCGTACTTTGTTTGGCTGGTTCCGGAACGGCTTCAAAAAGTGCACCGACGAAAACAAGACCCAGGTTGTCAACGGAGATTTCGGCCGGCGGCTATGCGTGACTGTCGGCGGCCTGGATTGCCTGAACGTCCGCGAGAAACGATTAGAAAAACCGATCGCACCGCCCGGCGGCGTGGAAATTGACGGCCGCAAGTTCGAACCTGGCGACACTATCCCCAAGGAGTTTTTCGACAAAGCCAAGCCGCTCATCCCGAATCAGGTCGATTTCGGCCGCTACATGGGCATTTGCCAGCATGCGGACTCGCGGCATATCGACGTTTACGCGCACGGCAAATTCCCGACGGAAGACCCGCAAAAGCAGGTCATCCTTCAGTCCTGGATGGAATTTCACGAAAAGGCATGGTCAGCGGCCTCGCCGCCAGCGGTGGAAGCTTTCGGCCTGGACGTGGCCCGTTCGCTCGACGGCGACTCGACTTGCCTTGCCGCCGGCGGCCAGACCGGGCTCCGCGGCACCCACAAATGGAAATATGCCGACACAACTTTTCATGTGGCGCAAGTGCTGGCCATTGCCCGCGAGCAGTACGGTATCGATCTGACGCTGGGCCGCGTGCCGGTGACGGTCGATATGGACGGACTGGGCGTCGGCGTCGGCGATCAACTGCGACAGAAAAATGTGTGGGTGATTGATTTCAAAGGCAACGCAACCAGCCAAGTTGACCCGCGAACCTACGTCAATCTCCGCGCGGAAGCTTACGCCACCCTCGGCCGCCGACTGAATCCAGACGACCGCTGGCATGGCATTCCGTGGGCCATACCAGCCAGTGAATCACTGCGACAGGAGCTCTGCGCCCCAGAGAAGATTTACGGCACCGACGGATTGCGGTTTGGATTGACACCCAAGACTCGCGGTCCGGACCGTGAAGATATCGTCACCGTCAAGGAGAAATTGGGCCGCTCGCCCGACGAAGCCGACTCGGTGGTCTATCTGTGGCATGCGGTCCGGATCCTGTTCAATCTGAACGAGCTATTTCAGCAAGTCTCGGCGCCGCTGGTGATGTACCCCCAGCCCGGCGATTCCAGCCGCGAGCTCCCCGGCAACGGCCACGCGGCGGCCAAGGAAAACGAAAATCTGGCTTGGCTCCGCCAGCAGTACGGCAGCCTGATTGGCGCCAGCCCGGCGCCGCCAGATCACGTTCAAGAAAAAATAGACCGATTCAAAAAGGAATCTGACAAAAAGGCCAGGGAGGCGGCCGAAGCGGCAGCCAAAGCGAACGGGAATGGGAATGGAAACGGTCATGCTGGCAAGCCGGCGGAATCGTGGCTAGACCATGTGCAGTGGGGAGACGAGAAATAAAAAAGGCTATTGACGGCTTTTTGTACGATCGTACAATGACAGCCGCCGACATAGGATGATTCGGGCTGTGAAATCGTGGAACCAATTTTTCCGTGCCGGCAAAAACACAGGAGTCTTTTATGTTGCTTGGATCGCAAGAGCAGGAAGTCTTTAAGGGCATCATCGACAAATCTGGCGACGATGCAAGGAAGGCGGCTGTCGCAATGGCCAAAATCTTGTGGAGCGACAAGATGCACAAGGCCGCGCTGGAAGAGCTCGTTGTTTCGCGGCTTGAAATAATGGCCAATCAAATCATTGCCGGCCGCCCTAATCGCAAGATGCGAGAGGCGGCGGGAGCGTATGGCCGCGGAAAGGTCATCCCCCTTCCGAAAATCAAAAAACTTCCCGAAGAGCTCGCCGGCGTCCATCGCGAAGCCCGGGCCAAGTCGAAGATCCAAGAGAGCATTTGGGAATACCGCCTTGGCGGCGACATTGTTGGCAAAATTCCATGGTCCGACCTGCCTGGAATCATCGAAAGCAATCTGTCTCGCGGCGACGGCCATTATCGCAATGCAGAAATAGCCCGGCAGTTACTGAAGCTCGCCCCAGCGAACCGAAAGGGACGTATCGGCGACAGCGTGAGCGAGCGGGCTTTCCGAAAGATTTTCGAAAAAGTCTCGCGCGAATTCAGGACGGCCGCCAACAGCCGCACGGCTGCGAGGCGAAGGAAAGCGTCTTAGGGAAATATCTGCCGACACGGGAAAACGAGTGCAACCGAGCGAAGACGTCCCGTCGGCAGTGAAACAAAGTCCGTCATGGGTGACATAAGCCGTGAAACCGAGTCCACGATTCTCCTGTGACGGCAAATACAAGTCCAGCAGCAGACCCACTAACTGAAATCGAATGGGCCAGTTGCCGCTGGCAGCCACAAGTCCGCCAGGAGTAGAAGCTAATGAAATCGACACGGCCCGCCCCAGGCGGCAAATCCAAAGTCCCAAGGCAGGATTCACGCTTGAAATCGCGTACCGCGATCGCCTTGGGCAAACCCAAAGTCCGCCGGCAGGATGGCGATATGAAACCGGGGTCAACAATTGCCGGCGGCAAACCCAAAGCCCATCGGCAGAGCCGCGATATGAAACCGACTGCGGAATTCGCCGATGGCACCCACTCCGTTTGTCAATCTATCGCCAGCGCTCACCGCGAGCGGTCGATTGCGATCAAGTCTGGCATCATGTTAGGCAATCGCCTTGTCGCGACGATTGCCCAAGTGATCGGCTACCACGCTGGCCGGGACAAGAAGTCGCGCGACAAGCTTTTTTCGGATGCCAGAAAAATCGTCAAGTCGCTTTCCAGTCTTTCAGAAGCCCCGGCGTCCGTCGGAAAGATAACGCCCGGCATGCGCGAACAGACTCATTCCCTGTCGTCGGCCGTCGATAAATTTTCTGATTTGGCAGACGGTCTAGGCAAGGAGATGGTTCGGCTGGCAAAGGAGCTTCCGGTTGCCGAATGGGTTGGCGACAAAAATCAGCGCGGCTTCGGGCTTCTGTCTTTGGCTCAAGTGATCGGCGAGACCGGCGACTTGTCGCTATACTCCGCCCCCGGCAAGGCATGGAAGCGGCTTGGGTTGATGCCGTTCAATGGCAAGATGCCGTCAACTTGGCGCAAACACAAAGGACAAGGCGGCCTGACAGCTAAGCAGTGGACCGAGATTGGCTACAACCCGCGACGTCGATCGATCTGTTACGTGCTGGGCGAAAATCTCGTCAAGCTGAACGGCAAAGGTCCGTATCGCAAGCGATACGACGAAGCAAAGAAATCAGGCAAAAAGGATCATCCGGACTGGACGGACGGCCACGCCCACAAACACGGCATGCTATTGGCCGTTAAGCTCCTGATTCGCGATCTTTGGATCGAATGGAATCGCATAACAGGCGCAAACCTAATTCGCGATCCATCGATCAAGCCATGAACGACCCCTGTCCCAACTGTCAGAATTTCGACGCCACCGAAATAATTCCGGTTGCCACCTATACAGTCACGATTGACTGGCCGCCGGCCGGCTTTGCATGCCCGGAAATGATCGACCAATTTGTTGCGGACTGCTTTAGCCGCGGGCTGTTTGTTTATATGCCGAGGGCTATTTGAAAACTGTCCGGTTTCAATTCGTTTGGCTTGTTCGATCAGCCTGTTTTTCCGTTTATTGGGCCGGCCGAGATTGCCTGTTGAAAGGCTTATGGATTCAGATTCGGTCGCGAGGCTGGACTTGCGTTAGAGTTCTGCCGGCAAATCGGTTTCGGTTTTGGGTTACAGGATGCGAGCCATGAGCGACAGCGGACGAGCGATTAGTGACGGACACGAATCTTGGCAGGAGAAGTCCGAGCGACTAGCCGCCGAGTGTGATTCGCTTCGCACAAAACTCGACATTGATGCGGCGGTGCATCGGGCGGTCCTCCGGCAGCTAGACGCCGAGAGGCAGGAAACAAATCGGCAATGCGCCTTGAAGATGCAAGCCATAAGGCAGCTTTCCGCCCTGAAATCTGCCGCGTGCGACATCTACATTGCCGGCCGCTGGACCTGCGACGTCCCCCCGGATGTGCAATCGCGGCTATGGGAAGCACTGCGAGATGCGGCGGGCATAGCAAAGGGGACGGCAACGAAGATTGGCATGGGGGGGCCATAAAGGCGACTAATGCGAACCATCATCATCATTCCGGCCCGGCTCAACTCCACGCGACTGCCCCGCAAGCTGCTGCTGGCGGAGACGGGAGTGTCGTTGATCGAGCATGTCGCCAGACAGTGCTACCACTGCCATGCTCCTGACGAAATGATCCTGGCTGCGCCAAATGACGACGCGACGGAGATTTCCAATGCCGTGCGGCGGCAAGTGTTCACTACCAGCAGTTGGCCCAAGGTTGCCCATACCGCCAGCCACCATCCAAACGGGACCAGCCGCGCGGCGCAGGTAATGTTGTTCGCCGACCAGATTTGCCAGCGGCCCGACGGCTGGTGGGAAGCGTATTGCATCGTCCAGGCCGACTATCCTGAGATTCCGCCAGAGCTCATCGACGAAGTGGTCAACCAGCTTGAGCAGCATCCCGACTGGGACTGTGCGACGGCATGCGGCCCGCTTGGCGGAAGCATAACGTGGGAAGAGTGTTTTGACGGAAATCGGGTAAAGGTTTTTTTGGGAGATGACAATTGTGCTGTTGACTTCAGTCGCGATTCTCGCGGACTAAATCCGCTCAATTACGATCGGCTAGGCATTCACATCGGCATTTACTGCTACCGCCGCGCCGCCCTACTCCGCTACTCGGCCGCCGGCCCGTGCGAGCGCGAGCAAGCCGAATCACTCGAACAACTGCGAGCTCTGCACATCGGCCTGAAAATGGGTGTCGTGCCGTGGGACAAGCCAGTCGCCGGAATTGACACCCGCGAGGATTACGACCTATTTGTCAAACGATGGAAGAGCAAAGCATGAGCGCGGTCGCGGAAGCCAGGGTCATATCTCCGTTGGCCGTCCAAATCCGTTGGATGATCCGGCGCGACATGCCGGAAGTGCTGGCGATCGAAAAGCACTGCTTTGAATTTCCTTGGTACGAAGAGGATTTTATTCGCTGTCTCCGCTTCCGGAATTGCATCGGCATGGTGTCGGAAGTCGGCGAACGGGTTGTGGGCTTCATGCTGTACGAGCTCCACCGGCACCGGCTGCATGTACTCAATTTCGCCGTGCATGAGCAATTTCGCCGCCGGACCGTCGGAACCACGATGGCCAAAAAATTGACCAGCAAGCTATCCCCTGACCGCCGCACCCGGATTGTGCTGGAAGTCCGCGAAACGAACCTGTCGGCCCAGCTATTTTTGAAAGCGATTGGTTTTCGGGCTGTGAAGATTTTGCCGAGGCATTACGAGGAAACGCCCGAAGATGCCTACCAATTCAGCTACCGATACCAGCCTCCCGAGTGCGACGGCAAATTTGCCCCGTTTTGAGCCGAATCATTTCCGGTACAGAGAGAAGTAATTCGCCCCGTTTTGGGCCGGAGCAACCTGCGCGGTCTCGCGCATTAGCCTTGAAATGCCATTCTCCGCGGCGCCGACCCTGACGATCCGAATTTCGTCAAATTCTCGCGGATTGCTGAGCAGCACGCCCAGGCAGCCTTCGACGGTGAATCCGCTGGCGTGCTCTGTCCACGATTCGCCGGTCCTGGTTAGCAATTTATAGGTGCTCATGCCGCCAGTGTAGTTCGCGGCCCGCCGGCGACTAGGTGACAACTATTCACGAATTCTTTCATTGACAGTCCGGCAGTGAATACAGCAGCTTGAAAGTGTGCTTATGCGGGGGCGCTGAGGCACGGGCTGTATCGTCAATGGCCGGCAAGCGTCACAGAGAGCGCCACCGCATCGTTGAGATTCTAGGACGCCGGTGGCGTCTGGAATTTTCTAATCCTGGCCCGAAAGCCGACGGCGATTGTTCGGATCCGGGCGACACCGACAAGCGAATCAGGGTCCGTTCCTCGCTTCGCGGTATCACCAAACTGGAAACGATCATCCACGAAGTTTTGCACGCGGCCGACTGGCACAAGTCCGAAGAGTGGGTCGAGCAGGTGGCCGGCGACTTGGCCAAGATTCTCCACAAACTCGGATACCGGGAGATAAGCAATGAGCCTGATTGATAAGGCAAAAGCAATGCGCCAGCCAGACGCAATCCCGAAGTGGTTGCGTGGAATGGCGTCAGACAAACGAAAGGAGGTTGACGATTTATGTCGCGCCTACCTGAACGGCGAATTGCCGCCGCACGTCACCGTCTCAAGCCTATGGCGGGAAGTCATCGCTCCGGCCGGAATTGCCGCCAGCCTTCAATCGTTCGGTGACTACATACGAAAGATTCGCCATGAAAAAATGCCCGACGGACGACCTGCTGTCAAAGGCCAAGCAGATAGACGGAACAGAGGAAAACAAAAGCCAAAAGATTAGACGGATTGAATCCGAGCTCGCCAAGATTCGCCGTGAGAGAGACGCATGGAAGAAACAGGAGCAGGATCTTGAGCATGTTATCGGAATCATGCAGCAGCGGATCGAACGGCAGTCCAGGAAAATGTTCAAGCTGCCGCGCGGCCAGTCGCCGGCGGTAAAGGGCGGCCATTGGCATCGGGTAATCATTCCGGACACTCACGGCAGCCTGATTCATAAGGCAGCCGCCGGCGCCTTCCTGCGCGACTTGGAATATCTGCGGCCCCGCGAGGTTGTTTTACTGGGGGACCATTTGGAGTGTGGTGGATTCCTGGCCGAACATCACACTTGGGGCTATATCGCGCAGTCGGAATACACGTTTGTTGACGACGAGCACGCCGCCAACGGCTTCCTCGACTCCGTGCAGGCGGCCTGCCCGCAAGTTGTCGAAGGCGACTGGCACTACATCGAAGGAAATCACGAACGGCGCATTGAAACATGGTGCATAACCAAGGCTCTCCGTAGCGGCCGCGATGCGCAGTGGTTGCTCAGCAGGCTTGGCACCGAAGCCACGTTGTCGCTCCCCCGCCGCGGCATCAAATATTACCGCCAAGCCGAAATGTACTGCGGGCTCCCCGTCCGCGGGACGATCAAGCTGGGGCATTGCCTGTTCACTCACGGCAGCAGCACGGCCGACGACGCCCCGGCGAAGATGCTGGCGAAGTTTGCCACCAATCTAATTTTCGGACATATCCACCGAATCCGCTCGCTCACGAAACACTTTGTCGGCACCGGAGACTTGACGGCTCACTCGGACGGTTGCTTATCTGAGAAAGTTCCGCTGTGGCGCCACACTGATCCGACCACTTGGAGTCATGGCTATGGCGTCCAGGTTGTGCGGCCCGACGGCTGCTTTTTGCATATCACCGTGCCGATTCTGGAAGGCAAAAGTTTACTAGGTCCGTTACTGGGGGCTGTGAAATGAGTTTTTGGTATCTGGCGACTCCGTATTCCAAGTACAAGGGCGGAATCGTGGCGGCATTCAATGAGGCCGCCAGGCAAGCGGCCGTCTTGTTGCGTGCCGGAGTGCCGGTCTTTTGTCCAATCACGCATTCGCATCCGATTGCCATCTACGGCGAAATAGATCCGTTAGATCACTCGATTTGGCTTGAGTCCGATGGATATTTCATGGAAGCGGCCCGCGGGCTAATCGTTTGCGAGCTCGACGGCTGGAAAGAGAGCTACGGCGTCAATCACGAAATCAAGTGCTTTGAAAAGCAAGGCAAGCCGATAGTCCAGATGACGCCGGGCGTTGTGCCAGACTTTTTCAATCTGAAATCGCCTGCCGCCAACATATTGAAAATCGCCGACTCGCTGGTTCATGGCGATCGTGGCGTCAGCTACGGACATCCCGAAGACGATTTTTCGTGTGTTGCGGCTATCGCCACGGCCATGCTCCGCCGTCAGGGCAAGCTTGCCGGCAACGAAGTGATATCGGCCGAAGATTGGGCGCTGTTCATGGTGGCGTGCAAGATCACGCGCGAGTGCTATCAGCACAAGATCGATAACCTTGTGGACGGCGCCGGCTACTTCGAAACTCTACAGATGATCCACGAACGACGCGCCGGGAGAAGTTAAGTGGCGAATTGGTTCTACCTGGCCGGCAGCGTGATGTTTTTAATCGGCACGATTATCAACATGCTCTCCGCGAGGCATTGAATGGATTTGCCGGTTTGCGGCCATCGCACAAGCGCCACCGATTCGTCCGGCCGCAATCAATACACTTGCGACCATCCGCAAGTCGCCCGCCCGCACGCTTCCGCTGTCGTGTCCGAACAGTTTTGCAGAGAGTGCGGACTTGTTGAATTCGGGCCGGCGGCTGTCGCGTATCAACCATCTTGCCCAGAGCAGCCGACGTTGATCGAGTATTATTCTCGCGCCATGACTTGCATGTCCTGCCGCTCGCGCGACGGCAACCATTGCGTATTGTCTGGCGGCTCATGTAGTCTCGCGCAGAAGCTGGCGCGGCCGGACTTCGCCTGTCCGCTAGGCAATTTCGGGACAATCAAAAGATGATCTATGTCTTACTGTTTGTGACCGGGGTTTTTTGCGGCGTTTCAATCGGATTCATTGCCGGAACTTTGTTCGGCGCCGCGCTGTGGAGGTCAGCCTGGAACGGGTACGGCGATTCGGTCGATTACACAGTGACGATGGAGTCGGCCAAAACCGAAGAGCAGGAAGAATCCGACTGGTGGAAAAAGGGGGCAAGCGACAGGAATGAGCGAGACTGAGCAGGCCAATCGGCTGAAGGACTTCGAACGAGTCTCGGAATTGCTTTGGCCGGCGGTTCGTTTCTTTGGTCTATGCGGCGCCGACCCGCGGTACGTTGCCGCGGTCGCGGAGCTCGGGGTGCTGCTTGGCAAGGCGAAGTCGCTTGGCGAAGCGGAAGGTCCGACCGGCGATACGATCGCGAAGGCCCGCGCCGAACAGCGCCGGGCGGATTTTGCGGAAATCGCCAATTACATCGAGCAGACCGGAGAGATACGGTCGCGAATTGGCCGCGGTAATTCCGCGGATATCGCTGAAATAGTTAGGGGGCTGGCAAGCAAGTGATACGCCGATTTTTTCGCTGGTTGATCGATCACTGGCACGCCCGCCGCGCTTACGAAGCCAATCGCCGCGACATCATCGGCCGATACGTCGTCCGGGAAGAAGAAATCACGGAGCGACACCGCCGGGAAATCGAGTCGAAGGATTCGACCATTGCGCTGCAGCAGCTTGAGCAAAAAGTGCTGCTTTCGATGATCGAAACACTGCAAGCCAAGCTATCCAGCGTCCAGGCCGCACTTGCACTACAGCAGGCCCAGTCTGAAAATGCAGTGAGACGACCGCCACAAGCCGGGGGCACGGCGAATTAGGTGAGCGTCCATGTCGATCCAGGACTTGATTACAGAGGCAAAAGACCGTCGCGTCGGATTTTATAAGGCGGCGACGGCATCTCTATCACGCGGCCCGTCCGGAGGCAGCGCGGCCGGCGGCCCGTACATGCAAGGCGAAGCGAGCATTGCGTCCGCTTTCGGCGACCAAGTGACGGCCGGCGCCGAACGGCAATATCGCGCGGCCCGCGGGGGCTGGCAGTGGGCGGCCATGCGGCCGGTTGCCGTCCGGGTAGCCGATCAACCGTTCCGGTGCGGCAACAAGCAGATCCGCAAAGACTCCGGCCAAAACGCCCCCAGCAAGTTTCGCCGCAAGGTTTTCGAGTGCGCGCCGCTGTTCGTTCAGAAGCAGATGAGCGAGGGGATGGATCAGGACGACAGCCATCCGCTGCTTGAACTGTTCGAGTCCCCGAATCCGTTTATGACTGGCTGGGCGAACGTGTATTGCACGGCCCTGTCGATGCAGATCACCGGCAAAGCGTTTTGGTGGCTGGAAAATTTACAGTCGGATCCGAACAGTCCATCCAGCGCTCAACAAATGCGGCTGTGGTATTTGCCCGTGTCTTGGGTCCGAGAAATCAGCACCGAAACAGAGCCATTGGCCCAATTCAAGGTTATTCCGCCGGGTGTCACGGAAGACCGGGCGGTAATAGTCCCTGGCGCGGACATGTTGCGGTTTACCTATCCCGACCCGGCCGACCCTCTCGGGCAATTGAGCCCGATGCAGACCCAAGCCCGGGCGATCAATACCGACGACGAAATTCAAAAGTCCCAGTTTGCGTCGATGATGAACGGCGCGCGGCCCGGAATGATTCTCACCGCCGGCCGACTGGAAATGCCGGCTGGAATGGGCGGCGGACTGGGACCGCGGCCCATTTTGACGCCCGAGCAGCGAGCGCAGCTTACATCCGCTTGCCGGCTGGCTTACGCGGGCGCCATGCATCACATGGAGCCGTTTATCATCGACGGCATGATCGAAAACGTGCAGCCGTGGACCCTCAACCCGGTCGATCTGGACTTTCCCAACGGTTCGAGCCTGACCAAAGAGCGGATTTTCCAGGGCTTCGGCATGAATCCGATCGTGGCCGGACAGATCGAGGGAGCCAACCGCGCTTCGGCCTACGTGGCGCAGGCGAACGTCGATGCGAATGTCGTTAATCCCCTGATTACACAGATTTCGCAGACCATGACGATGAAGCTGAGTCCGCGATTTTCAGGCGACGGCGCCGGTCGCAAGTTGTATGTCTGGATTGACCGGGCTGTCGCGCACGACGAAGAGATTGAAATCCAGAAAACGGCCCAGCTTTTAGAGGGACACGCCATCACAAAGAACGAGCTCCGCGAGCGAAACGGAATGGCGCCCATGGAAACCGGCGGCGACGAAATAGCCGCCCCGCCAGAGCCGCCGCTGGCCCCGCCAGGATCCACCGGCCCACAGCGCCCCGGTAGTGGTGGCCAGCGTCCGCCGGCCCGCGGCAAGCCCAAGCGCTGATGGTCAGCGCCAGCGACTTAACCGTGATGGTCGTAATGGTTGGCGGGACGGATTATTGGCCAAAAACACGGCCGTTTATTGAAGAATACTGTCAGCGGCACGGCTATCAATTTCGAGTCTTCACCGAAGACTGCCTGCCGGCTGAAGCGCATCCGTCCTGGAACAAGCTGGCGATAGCATCGTTTGCAAAAACGCCGCACGTCGTCACCTGGGACGCCGACTTAGTTCCATTGCCGCAAGCCGGCCCGATCCATGTCGAGCTCGACCCCGATCGTCTTGGCATGGTCAAAATCCCTCCGTCACACGGCGGCTATTCGAAGCTGAGATATCGCTACGGCCGCCGGGCTGCGCCGCACATGCAATTCAACTGTGGCCTGATTTCCATTCCGGACGCCTGGAAGCCGTTCCTGCGCGACTTGTTTTTCGCTTCCGACTATGGGCGGTCGATCTTTTGGGAGCAGGGCGCGCTAAATTACGCGATCTATCGCCAGTCGATCGATGTCTGCGAGCTCGACAGCCGCTGGAATTACTGGGTTTCTGGCGTCCTGCGCCGCCGGCATCTGGTCGAAGCCAACTGCCTGCACTTTGCCAGTCGATCGTGGCTCCGGCGCCGCAACGTCGATCTGCTGTACCGGCTACTTCGCCGGCCACTCCCGGCAGCCTGAAATATTTTCGTTTTTGCCTGTTGACGTTTTCCGCGGTTTGTTTCTAAGTTCGGGCTATGGCGGCTGACGAAGTGGATTTGGAGTCACCGCAAGAGAAGTCAGCGAGGCTTGAAAGGTCGATCTATTCGCTGGTTGCTGAAGCCGTAAGGCACAAAGCCGCCTCGAAGTCCTTCGGTCACTTTCAAATCAAGCTGGTCTTCAAGCACGGCCTAATCGACATGATTGAGGCCGGCGACAACGTAACGCACAAGTAATTTTTTAGTCAGAGCACCAAAGAAGGGCCTGGCAAGCGAGTCCGCTCGCTTTCCAGGCCCTTTTTCGTTTTTACACACAAAGGCCATCGAAATGAACGCTCAAGGTTTTGGCGGTTTGTATGTCACTGGCAATACAACGAACGTCCATGCCTTGAGCACGGGCACGGAGCTTTCCGGCGTGTTGCTTACGTGGGTGGCGCTTTCCGGCGTCACTGCCGCGCATGGCGATGTTTCCGTTACTCCCAGCACTTCAACGGGCCGGCTGACCCTGAAGCCGGGCGCTTACGAAGTCGTTTTCGAGTGCAGCGTCGAAAACAACATCGTTTCCGGCCTGTCGTCTGAAGACGTGACAGTCCAAGACATCCTGCAAGCGGACATCCGCCAGGGCAATTCGTCCGGCACGATGACCGCCATCACCGGCACCAAGAGCAAGGTGGCCTTGCTGGAAGGCTTGCCGACCATGCTCCGCATCACGGCGCTGGTGGAAATCGCGCACGCCGCGGCCGCTGCGACCACGCCCTACAACTACATCTCCGTTTGGCTCACGACGGCGATCACTGGCGGAACACTGAGCGACGTGCTCATCAGCGAAGCCCGGTTCTACGCAAAGCGGCTGTACTAATTCCGCCGCTCGACCCGCGCCCGCTGTCCGCTGGATCGAAAGGTTTTGGCTGATGACGCTTGAACAACTCATTGAGTCGATCAACTCCCGAAAGGCATTTTCGCCTTTCGGCATCAGCACGGCCGCGGCTTACGTCGGCGGCATCGCTCCATGTCTGACCGGTGGCGATCTATGCCCGGTCAAGATTTTCAAGTTGGCGTCGGCCGACTTGTGGGAAAAGGAAATCAAGGAGGCGGCCAACCGCCTGACGTATTGCGATAACGCCATGGCGGACCCCGACTTGCTTTCCAAGTCGATTCGCGACGGCGCCGGCATCACCAAGGATGCTGTGCTCGAATACGACTGCGTTTTGTCGTCGTGCATGAAGGACCGCGACGGCGATATCGTCCGGCAAAAGGGCGGCCTGGAAGTCGATCTGAAAATGCCGCTGCTGTGGCAGCATATTCAGGTGAGCCCCATCGGCAAGCATGTCGCCCTGCTTGAACAGGACGACACGATCACCAAGTCGCGTTTCGCCATCGCTGACACCGAGCTTGGCCGCGATGCGGCCGTGCTGGTGAAATTCGGCGCTCTCCGCAAGTCCATTGGCTTCAAGCCTTTCGAGTTTTCGCCCATCGAAATCGTCAAAGGTTCCGACGGCAAGGATCATGTCCGCGGCTGGGACGTGAAGAAATCGGCCTGCATGGAAGGTTCGCTGGTTTCGATTCCCGCCAATCCGGCCGCCGGCATCCTGTCCTACTACGAAAAGGAATTCGACGGGCTGTGCACGGCCCACGGCCGCGGGCTGCTGAAGCACCCGATGGTAAAGCATTGGTCGAAGGGCATTTACGATTTGCGGCCGGTCCAAGTCCCGGGTGTCGATCTGAGCACCAAAGCGGCCGAATCCGAGACGACCGCCAAGCTGACGATTGGCGGCGCGGTTGTCGAGCTCTCCACCAAATCAACGGCCGCCGCAGAGAAATCCGGCCAAGCGCAGGGCCAAGAGAAGCGGAAATGCCCGAAGTGCGGCGTCGGCCGCCTGGCGTCCAACGGCGAATGCCCGAATTGCTTCCACATCGAAGTGGATAACAAACCCGGCAGCGCCCCCAAGTCCACGGAGCCGACCGCCGACAAAGCCGTCACCGATGACCTGTCAACGAAAATGATGGGCAATGAGTACATCGACGGCAGCTACGAAAAAGTCCAGTCGATGCTCCGCGCCACCGCGCGAAGCTACTTGCGCGGCAAGGGCCTGACGGCCAACGAAAACGGCTATACGGATCTGGTTGCGACGTTCGGCGATTCGGCCGTCGTTTGCCTGTACTCCTACGGCGATGTTAAGTCGCCTTGCTACCGAATCGATTACTCGGTGGACAAGAGCGGCGCCGCCACCTGGACCGGCGAACCGAAGTCGGTCGAAGTCAAGCAGCAAATCATCGACAAGCGCTTCGCGGCCGAGTCGATCGACGCACTCTCCCGCAAGCTGGCCGCCAAGATGCTCAACGCTGACGGCGCCAACGAGCAAGTGCGAGCCGCGCACGACACGATTTCCAAGGCTTTCGCGACCCTCAAACAGTCCAGCGAGAGCTTTGATTTTGAGGAATTGTTCAGTAACTAACGCCGGCGCAAGCCGGAATTTGTAAAGGGCCGACCCAATGTGGAAGATCACCACCGAACTGAAGAAGCACCTTCAGGAGAAATTCAGCCTCGCGGCCGATGCGACGGATGAAGTTGTTCGCAAGATGGTTGGCGAGAAAATCGCCAGCGGCGAACTGTCGATGGACGACTTCGCCCGCCTCACGACTGCAAAGGCCACCGAGGCCGAGCAGAAAGTCCAGGCGATGATCGACAAGTCCATCGCCCCCGTGCTCGACGCCATCAAGGCGCTCAAGCCCGAGACGCCGGCCCCCGCGGCTCCCGCGGCCCCCGCCGAATCGAAGGCCCTCAACCTGACCGCCCCGCCGGCCGCGCCGGCAACTCCGCCCGCGTCGGAAGGCCAGAAGCTTTACGCTTTGGCCGGTTCGGCTGTGGCGAGCGACCTGGACGAACCCACCCGTATTCGCGTGAAGTCGGCCATTGAACGGTTCGACGACACCCGCACGGCCGCGACCTGGGACAAGTGCACAAGCACTATGGTCAAGGCGCTTGGCAGCGGTAACGTCGGATCGCACACCAGCGGCCACTATTCGCCCAGTTATGACATGCCGACGGAGCGCAGCAAGGCCATCTCCGGCGTGTGGCTGAAGAACATGGCCATCAAGCGCATGCGTTCGCGCGGCGTGCATGTCGCCGACCACATCCAACTGAAGGAGTGGGAGCGCGACATCCTCATGTATGCCGCCCACAACTGCAAATTTGTTGGTCCGATTGGCTGGACCGGCAGCGGCGACAGCAATGAAGGCGACGCGCTGCACTGGTACACGGGCGAGAAGCTGATGAGCGACTTGCACCGCAAGGCCGTGTTGGACGATTCGACGTCGGGCGGCCTGGAAGCCGTGCCTATCGAATTCGACGCCAACGTCATCCTGACTCCGCTTCTCAATGGCGAACTGTTCCCGTTTGTGAACATCGTCAACGTCGGACGCCGACGGATCGAGGCCACGAAAATCAGCAATCCCACCATGGCGTGGGGTGTTGCTGAAGGCACCGCGATTTCGCTGTTCAATACGGACAGCTTCATTTCGGCTTTCGACAATTCGATCTATCCGATCACCGGCGCCATGGAGCTCGGCCTGGACTTCCTGGCCGACTCGCCGCTGGCCGTCACCCAGACGGTTGTGCAGCGGTACGGCGAGCGGTTCCGGACGGAAATGGACAACGTGATTGCGACCGGCAACGGCACCGACCGGCCCGAGGGCGTGTTTACCACGTCCGGCGTGACTTCGGTCACTCCTTCCGGTGGCGCTGGCGCCGCCCAGACCGTCGGCGATTACGAAGGCTTGCGGTTCGGCGTGGCGAAGGAATTCCGCCAGGAAGCCGGCCTGCGTGCCATGTACGTCGGGACCGACACTTCCTACAGCCGCGCCCGCGGCATTGCGGTTGGCGCGTCGGATCAACGCCGAGTGTTCGGCATCGACGACCAGGAGAGCTACACGCTGTTCCAGCGGCGTTATGCGGTCAACGGTTCGCTGACGAATGCCCAAATCGGGTATTTCTGCTTCAACCGATACCGCATGTATCGCCGGCTTGGCTTGGAAGTCCGGATGGTCACTGAAGACTGGACCTTGGCCCGCCAGAGCAAGGAAGGCATCATCGTCCGCGCCCGCTTCGGTGGTGCGCTCGAACTGGCCGCGGCCGGAACAAAGATCACTAACGGCCAAGCCTAACCTGGCTTGACTGACTGAACTCCCGGCGGCTGCAACATCGCCCGCGGCCGCCGGGTTGATTTTTTTCCGAAGGGCGAGCCGGGGGTTACATGCCACGCTACACGATCGAGATAGCGGGACCGCGCAACGAAGGCGCGATTTTCCCGCCGATTGGAAATGAACGGCTGAGAGGCCGTTGGTCGAATGCGAAAGTTGCTCACCGCAACAAAACCAATGATGAGTCCGGGCTGGCGCTCAAGCAGTTGTCGCTCGCCGTCGAGACGATTCCTGGGTTGTTTATTTCGCTCGACACGACTGCCGGCGGTCGCGGAGAGGGGTCAATTGTTGACCCGCTCGGTGAGTCGCCGGCGGGACGCGAGATTCAGGCGAAGATCAAGGATGTCCTGAGCCGTTTTTCGCCGAACGCTCTTGATTGCGGTTCGGATCCACGGCCGCGATCGACTTTCCCGAATTTGGGCGCCGACGGCATCAAGGAATGGGCGTTTTTCATGCGAACGATGCTTGACTCCGGTCAGGCGGCGGAAGTTGGCACCGAAAAACTGCCGGATATCGAAACGATTCGAAAGATGCCAGGCAAGCGGCGCCGCGATCCGCTCAACACCGGCCGCCAGGACGCCGAGAGCGAAGCCGAAGCCCGCAAGGGCCACGGAGTTTACCGATACGCCGACGAAGTGCCAGAGAATGCCGAGCTCGTCGGCGCCGGCCCCTCGACTGGCAATGGACCCAAGGGCGGCAGTAAGCCGCCGACACCGTAAAACAGCGCTGGCCCCCGGCGCGTTCCACTCCCGGCATAGGTCGTCCCTATGCCGGGCAGTGGTTTTTATCTGGCCCGTCACAATGGCGAATCGTGTTACTGGATTCGAGCAGATCACCGGACTAAATGTCGTCAAGCAATTGACGGTTCCGGCCGGATCCAGCTTCGCCTCGATTCGCGCTGTGACCCAAAACGTCCGCTACCGGCTTGATGGGACCGACCCAGAGGCCGGCATCGGCGAACAGATCAAGGCCGGCGCCGACCAGCCGACCATTTTGGTTATCCAAAACGGAATGATTGCCGCCAAATTCATTCAAGAGGCATCGTCTGCCGTCCTGAATGTCCATTACTTCGCATAGACCATGGTACTCGGATTTCAACAGATCACGTCGCTATCGACGGCCATCGGCCTAACGGTCCCGGCCGGAACTCGATTCGCCTCGATTCGGGTTGAGTCCCAGAACGTGCGTTACAGGCTGGACGGATCAAACCCGACAGCATCCGTCGGCGAGCAGCTAAAGGCCGCCGCGGACCAGCCGATCCAATTGTCGATCGACGAAGGCTTGCACGTCGTCAAATTCATCGAAGAAACGACGTCCGCAAAGCTTAACGTCCACTATTTCAGCTAGTGCGCGAGCTCATCACCAAACCGATCGACTCACGGCCACGCGCCTCTTGCGTTTTTTGCGCGGACGCGGGGACAGTGACAGTCGAGAAAGACGGCCGGCAGACGAAAGTCGCCTGCCCGCACTGCACCAAAAAACCAGACACTTCAAATCTTGTCACTAAGGGGGTTTAGTCATGGCCGAAAGCACAATCAGGATCGCACTGAAGAAAGTCCGCGACTTCCTTTCCTACGTCGCGCCGATCACTCCCATCAAGACCGACGATGCGCTGGTGGTCGTAATCGATGCGCTCCTGGCCGACGTTTTGCTTTTCGGGTGGTTCACCGTGAAGGTTGCCGAAGATCAAGCCGGCAAGCTGTCACTGGAAGCGGCCGAACCGCCGCAAGAGCTCCGCGGCCCGCTGGCCGATCGCCGGATCGAATGGAAGAAACTCATCGAAATGGCGCCGACGATTATTAGCCTTGTGAAGCTGTTTCTGTAGTCCAGCGTCGATCGACGCTATCTCTGCAGATCGAAAGAGGGGCCAATGCCTGGCGAGTTACAACCGGTCGAAGAGCAGATCCTTTTCTGTCGCAATCCCGAGCAGTTTGGCGACGGGACGGCCCTGAACATCCTTCGAACCAATCGTCCCAAATGGTGGATCGTCAGAACTCCATCCTGGCTGACAGTCGATCAACTGAATCAGATTTTCGAAGCTGGCGTGAATCGTTGGTCGAAGGTGGCGAACGTCTATGCCACCCGCGCGGACTCCATGGAGCTCGCGGACTGGATCATCGACGCGCAGAGCATCGACGGCCCGGGAAAGATTTTGGCCGACGCCGAGCTACCCGGCTTTTCCCGCCAGCAGAAAGTCCGGATCGACATTGCCGAGTCGGCGCTGCGCGATCGAATGTCTGACATTTTGGGCCATGAGGGCGGCCACCTATACGGCCTGCATCACTTTTCGTCGGCGCCGCCGCCGGAGTGGATGGAACCGACGCTGGGCGTTGTGAACACGCCACAGCAGGCGGAAGCATCGCTGATGGCGCAGCTTTATGGCCTGCCGCAGTCAACTCCGCCGGGCTCCGGACCGAGCATTCCGCCGGTCGTCAGCACTTGCCGGATCGAGGTTGTTGACGGCATCGCGAAAGCGTCAATCAGTGTTCAGCAAGCCAACAAAAAGGCGATGCTGGACGGCAACAAGCAAATGGTTTAACGAAAACCCCGGGGGCGGGATGTTTGGAGTTCTGTTTGTGCTGGCCACTATGGGCCAGATCGATATTCCACCGCTGCCCGGCTACTTGCCGGCGGCCGTCGCTCCTGCGCCGCAGCAAGTCGCGCCAATTGTCGAAGCGGTTCGCGTTCCGGACACCACGGATTATGTGGCATGGGCTGTGCAGGATCTAATGCTCCGCCAGCCGACGGACCGGCCATTCATGCGATACCTGGCCGTTCCCGCGTGGGGCGACATTAGCTGGCATCACGTCAATTCGTACATGGTCAATTCGGCCATCAGCCAGTCGAGCGTTACCGTGCGTCCGGAAGGAACCGCCGGCGGCTGGATGATCGTTTGGGATTTGCGGCGACTGGCGCCGAAAGAACATGATCTAAAGCGATTGCTGGCCGTCTGGGACGCTTTAGCGCACGGAGAGCCCTATTTCCATGTCGAGCTACCGCAAGGAAAACAAGTCGCCTGTCGGCAATACACCCATCTCGACGGCAAAATCTACACCCAGCGGCGATTTGTCCCCGCTCCGCATGTTGCCGAAGGTTATGGCATCTTGGAGCGCGAGACTGCGGCTTTCGCGCCGCTTCTCCGGGCGGACTATTTTCTGAGGCGAGTCGCCAGCACGGTTGATGGCGGTCTGTATTACCACTTCATCGGCTTCATCAGTGGCGGTAAGCGGCTGACCGAAACCGAGATTTTCAAGCTGGTTGGCCTGGACGTGGCACTTTCCCGCGGGGTCGAAGGCGACGACCGGGCGGCCGTGTTCCAGTCGGCAGTGACTGGCAAGCCGCGCACGGTCGAACAAGTCCAGGGCGCCATTGGTAAAGCGCGGATTACCTACGATCTATTCGACGAAGACGTCGAAGCCGGCCGGCATCCGATTTACGAATTGCTCGACTTTGTGAAGCGAGCTCGCGGCAAGGAATTGATTTACGAGCGGCAGAACGGGACTCTCGGCTATTTCCTGGCTGACGGCGAAGGGAAATTGGTCGATGTTGCCCCGCCAAATCTCGCCAGCGACCACAACACTCCGGCGCCGGTGACGAAGCAGCTTTTCCCGCCGCTTAGCTGCATTCGCTGCCACGGCCCGCATAGTGGCGTCCAGATCGTCCGAAACGACGTGCAGACGCTGTTAAGCGGCGGCAGCGGCGAAGTCGATTTGTTCGATGACCTGACCAGCAAGGACAACCGCTTCGCTACCGTCGATCGACTGGCTGGCCTGTATGCCGCGGCCGACGCTTTCAATTTCGACGCTGAACTGTCCCGCTCGCGGCATGCCGACGCCATTTTTCGGGCAACCCGCGGGATGGGTGTTCGCGAGCGCGAAAACGTAGCCTCCAAAGCCGCGGCCAAGCTGTCCGAGCAATTCGCCGACTATTGGTATCCCCGATCGCCGACCGAAGCGAACGTGAACGCCGACCGGGCTTGTCTGGAACTTGGCTGGCGAGTGCCGCCGGGAGATGGCTCCGCATTCTTGAATCAGACACTGCGGCCGCATCGCGTGGACTTTTCGGTCCAGGGCGTGCCTGTCGAGTCGGCCGATCCGGCCCTGGCTGCATTGCGGCGACTGAAAACGAACCCCGATGGGACGCTGTTCCTCCAAAACGGAAAGCCGGTTAGCGCCGGCCTGACGATCCGGCGACAGGACTTGGATCGAATCTATCCATACGCCGCCGGCCAGATGATCGAAGCTCGAAAGAACCCAAAACCTTAATCCGAAAGGATCAAAAAATGAAACGGTTACTGGCTTTGCTTGTATTGCTTGCTGTCTGGCTTACTGCAACTCCGGCCGATGCCTGCCACCGGTGCGGGATTTTCGGCCGTGGCTGCCGGTTTAATCACGTTCCGGCGGTCATTCACGCGGCGCCTTACGTCGCTCCGGCCTACGGCAACCAGACTTTTAATTTCATCAACAGCTACCCCCTGAACCTTATTCCTGGCGGCAATTCGGTGTACGGCTACAACCTAGCCGCCCAGCCGCTGGCTCTCGACGTTCCGCTGGTGCTCGATCGCTCCGCCCGACTGGCCGAAGCGTTTTCCGTCGGCGCCGTGCAGGCCCTGAACGGCCACAATGCCAACGTCCAAGGCGCTTTATCGCTGGTGGACGGCATCGATCGCCGATCGAAAAACATTCAGGCATTTACGGCGACACTGCAGGCCAACAATGGAGCTCAGCCGGTCCAGTCCCCGCCGTCGCTGTCTTTTCGCGTGACTGTCGGCGCCGACGGCCAGCCGAAAGTTGAGCGATTGGAAGCCGGCAAACCATGCCCCGACGGCAATTGTCCAGATCCGGCAATCCCGCCGCCGTCGCCCATCCAGGCCCCCGAGCAGCCGCTGACGCCCAAGCAAACCGGATTGCAGTACCGCGGCCAGTCGCTGGGAGTGCTTTCGGCCGTTTGCGGTAAATGCCACGACGGGCTTGGCACAAAAGACACTCCGCTTGGATTGGTCATTGACGATCGCGCCGTACTTACGCCAGATCAAAGGAAGCTGGCCTTGAAAAAAGTCGAGGCAGGAAAAATGCCGCCCCCGGGCTCGATAGCCGTCAGCATCGACGTCTTGAATAGCGTCCGGGCGGCCCTGGCAAACTGAATCGTTCCGTTTGATTAACCAAAAACCTTAACCGAAAGGAAAGTTTTATGAAGTTCGTTCTCTCCGTCGCCGCGGCCGTCGCCTTGCTGGCTGCTACCGCCGGCACCGCGAATGCGTTCCACGGTCCCGCCGCTCAGGCATTTCGGAATGCCGGCAATCGGCAAGCCTTCCGTCAGGCGCAGCGGCTGAACAACCACCACCACGGCCGCCAGGCAATTTTACTTGTCCCGGTGGCTCCGCCAGTGCAGACATTTGTCGCCCCCAGCGGCGCCATTCTGCAGTTTCGGTCGTACTAGGCCCGTATCGTCCAATGCGTTTCGACATTTACCACCATCACGAACACGATTCAGCGCTTCGAAAGTCACTTTCTGACATTTCGATGGCGATGGCATCGATACTTGGAAAGGTACTTCGCATGTCCGCATCCCTTGATCGCCTCACCCGCGAGGTAGGCGAGATGAAAGAGCAGGTCAATTCCGCCGCGGAGAAGTTTGGAAAACTGGCAGAGCAAATCCGCCAGTTGAAAGACGACCCCGCGAAATTGGAGGCATTGGCCGACGACCTTGATGCCCAGCAGGCCACCTTGAAGTCGGCCGGCGATGCAGCTAGTCCGCCGGACGAACCGCCGGCAGAGCCGCCCGCATAGTTTTGCGCGTCTCCGCACCGCAAACCCTTACAGCCGACGGCTTAACTGCCGCCGGCTGTTTTCGTTTGCCAGTCCAAGCTATTGCCGGTTTTTGCGCCTTTCCAGCAATATCTAGCTAGGCTCCGGGGGCGTGGCCGAGGCTTTCGTATTGTCCTCGTTGGTCGTCCAAAACCATGCCCCAAGATCAAATCGAATGGTTGCTGAAGACCGGCAGCATTTACGGGCTCGGATTTGCGGCCCTTGCTGTCGGCGTGTCGATGGCCTTTTATTTTTTGTGGCGGATTGGTCTGGGAGTGGCCAACTTCGTTGACGACGTGCGGACGAAATGGTTTCCGAATGTCGTCACCGGGCATTTGGCGTTTCTGTCGCGAACACAGGAGTCAAATGACGCCACCCTGGCCGCGGTCGAAAAGATGACAGCCGGCCATGCCGTTTCCAGCGACAGCCACGAAAAAACTCACCGCGCTTTGGAATACATCGCCAGAGCACAGGCCGAGGGAGACGTTTGCGAAGACGCGCGAGCGTTTCTGGTCGAAGCCGTGAAGATTTTGAAGTAACCGCCATCAAGGAGAGCCATAAAGCATGTCATTGACGCTTGCCCAAAAACAGGCCCTGAAAACTCATGCTCTGAATAATCAAACCCAACTGGCATTTCCGGCCGGGCAGGCAACTATTGCCAGCAAGTTTGCTGCGGCATCGCTGCAGTCAGCGGACGCGCTGCTAATTGCCAACTGGTATAACTTACTCACTTCGCCGGCGGCGTATGCTTGGCATTTTTCTCGGTCGCGCATGGACAATCGGCGCGCGGTGATGAATACGGCCGGGTCAGCGAATCAACTTGACGCGCTAACTGGCGCCAAGCGCGATGCTCTTCTGTGGTGCATTGACGACACGATCGATTGCAGACTGGCGGCCGTCCGGACAAGCATCGACGATCTTTGCGGCAGCCAGAACACGCTAAAGGCGGCCATCCTTGACAGCTTCAAGAGGCAGCTTCGCAATCTTGAGCGCGTGTTTTCTACCGGCGGCGACGGCTCGCTATCAACTCCGCACGACTACGTGTTTGAGGGCACTGTGACCGGCGACGAAATCTCTGACGTGCACGGCGTAACGCTGCCCTAATTGGACTAATGCGAAATGCCTAACGAAATCAAGCAAAAGGTTGGCACGCAGCTTCGGTTCTGCGTTAGCGGCTCGTTCTCTCCGGCCGATTCGGCCACTAACTGGACGATTGGCTCGCCGACTAACGTAACACTGACGCAAAGCGGTCTGGCCAACGGCGCAGGCCGGCAGTCCGCCAAGTTCGATTTTGGCTCCACCCGGGCAGCAGCCTTCGAATGCCTCGCCGCGGCGGATTTTACCGACGAAACTCCGACGGCGGGCGGCACTATCGATTATTACTTCGCGCCATCGACCAGCACCACGCAGGCAGACGGCAACGTCGCCGGAAACTCGGGGGCGGACGGCGCCGCGCCGGACGGCGCTTTGGGCTCGATCACGCTGGCCGAGTTCCTGAAGCAGTGCATTTTTATTGGGTCGCTTGTGACGCATGACGGGGCCGTCGTGCAGAACGGTTTTGTTGGAATTCTGCGGCCCACCAGTCGCTACGGACAGTTGATCGTCGTGAACAACAGCGGCGATGCGCTTGAAGCAGACGACGTGGAAAATCATGTAGTCCTGAACCCAATCGTCGATGAGTTTCAATAAACACGGCTGGCTTGACAGTGCTACTCCTGTCAATTGGTTCCACCCCCTCAATCGCGGCCTTGTGGCCGAGTGGGCGGTAGTACAGCCAGGCTACGGGGGGACTGCTTTTCGTAATCTGGTTACTCGCGGTCTGGTTAAAAACGGCGCCAACAACGCCAATATCACATGGCTGCGCCGGAATCTGGTTTTCAATGGGACCAATACCAGAGTCAGCCTGGACGACTCGTCTGCGCTCATTGCCTCCGGTGATTTTTCCATCGTCAGCATCTACACTCCCACCGATGCCGTGTCGGGGGGCATGATCTACCGGATGGGCGACAACCCATCGGACAACGACGCCAACTTACAGCAAGGCAATCTATTCAATGGTGGCACCGCCAGCCGCATTTCTCTCATCCACTACAGCGCTGGGTGGCAGGTCTGCACTGGCGCTACGGATCTTGTGAATGGCCGTCGATACTGGGCGGCTGGGACTTTCAGCGGAACTAATGGCAGTGTCGTGTACTTGAACGGAGTGGCGGACGGCACAGATGGCAACACTACCCGCGGCGGAGTGCCTTCCACGCATGCCGCCATTGGGGCTAATGCCGTCACCGACCAGTATTACCTAAACGGATCCATAGAGAGCGTATTACTCTACAACCGGGCGCTCACCGCCGGCGAATGCTTGTCCTTGTATAAGGAAATGATGCAGGACAATCCCTTCCGATGGAATTGGATCAACAACAGCTTAGTCAGGAATGTAGGCGCGGCATTAAAATCGAGGGGACTGCTTAGCGGCGGTAATCTGCTAGGCCAGGGGATGCTTTCCGGCGGAAGGCTTTAGTCCAATGGGATTCAAAGGCATTGACGTTCGAGAAACCGGCGACAGGATCGTCGTACGCGCGTTTTTGCTGGATTCTTCCGGCGCAAAGGTGACGTCCGGGGAAGCCTCGCTGTATCTCTATGAACTTCAGTCCGACGGGTCTTTGAAGTCGTTTGATTTTCGCGACCTGACTTTCAAGACCACCAATCTGCACTCGGAAACACTGGCGCTCACCCACCAGACCGGCAACAACGGCCAGACCAATACGGGGATCTGGACCGGCGCTTTTGAAGTCGATCGCACGCTCGAATCTTCATCGTCGCAGTGGTCTAGCCAGTCTGGCGATTCATTTTCGTCCGAGTCCAGCATCAATGAAGAAACGGAATTCACGAAGGGCAATATTTACATCGCGCTCGTAAACCACTCTTCCGCAAGCCCGCCCTGGCAGGGCCGCGAGTTCCAATATGGCGAGGCGGAAGGCGACGGACTGGCGGCAATTGCTGACGCGACCCTCTTCCGCAACTGGATTACGGCCGTGGCCGAGCTCGAAGCCGATGGCGACTCCGTGCCGGCCCGTTCCTTGATTCAGGCGGCCCGCTTCATTCGCAATAAGTTCAGCACGACCGACAATCCTGGCTTTGTGACGGTTTATGAAGAGGACGACGCGACAGAAGCCTATCAAAAGGCCCTGACTACAGATCCGGCCGCAGAGCCGATTGTCGAAGGCTAACGGGGGTGTCCGTTGGCAGAAATAGTTGCCCAGCGCGTATCCAAGGACGAAATATACATTCGTGCCGGCGACGGCAAGGACGTCACGATCACGCGCACGCAGATACAGGGTTTTTACGCGGCCCAAACCGGCAACGCCGCTGCGCGCAAGTCCGCCACCGTCGCCGAGTTCAAGCAGCGCATAGCAACTGCCCTTGGTGTCGCGCAGATCGCGATTGGCAATATCGTCCTGGACTTCAACCCCAGCGACACCAATGCGACCCTGACGTCAGAGGTCGTTAGCTAAATGACGACCATAAACTTTGGCGGACATGAGAGAGGAACGGCGGCGGAAACCGCCATCACTGGCGGTACGTTTTCTATTCAGTCCACCACGAAGCGCACCGGCACTTACGCCTTGCAATGCAATCCGGCAAGCGGAGTAGCTGGCTACAACGGCTTTCACAACATCTTGGCGAACGGTGGCGGCACATCTCTGGCCAGGACCGCCGAAACTTTTTACACGACTTACTTTCGATTTGTCAGCATTCCGTCAGGCACCACTAAGTTTGTGCAGGTCGTATCGAATACGCCGTCCGATGTTGTGGTAGTGCAGATCGACTCATCGGGGAACGTCAAGCTTGTAGGCACCACAACATCGGCGACGATTGCCACGGTAACTTCTGGGACATGGTACAGGCTTGACTTGCGAGTGACCAGCAACGGCACCAGCGGCGCAAGTATCGACGGCGGAGCCGAGCAAACAGTAACAGCCAACAACATCACGCAAGACAGGTTTGTGCAGGGACGGATTAGCACCGAAGCAGTCGCGATGGACGTGATCTTCGACGATTGGCATATCGACGACGCCGGGTTTCCTGGCGCGGGCGAATGCCGAATGTGTTCGACCACGGGAGACGGGACATACACGGGATGGGTGACTGGCACTGGCACAACCGAAGCGGAAGTCGATGACACTCCGAGCGATGCTGACACCACCTATATCGCCGTGCCGGCCACCGGAGACAACACCGCTCGGACGTTCGCGATGGAGGATTGCACGACGGTTGGCATCGAGGGAACGATCCGGGCCGTCAAATGCATCTGCTCCGTTAGAACCGAATCAACCACTGGCTCATCTACGGTTGGATTGCGGGTACGGTCCGGATCGACTGACAGCGATACAACCGGTGTGGAATGGACGACGACCTACGCTAATCATCAAAAGCTGCTAACGACCGACCCTAATGGCGGCGGCTCGTGGACAAGCAGCGGCGTCGATGGCGTCGAGTGCGGTGTATTTGCCGGGTCTATCGCCCAGATTCAGCGCTGCACGACGGTTTCGCTGATGGTGTGGAGTAGCGGCGTAGATGAGTCCTCAAGTTCCGATTCCAGCGCTTCGTCGGCGAGCTCCGCGTCCTCAATCAGCAGTCTTTCGTCGCTCTCTTCGCCGTCGTCTGCCTCTAGCGCAAGCTCGATTTCTTCCCTTAGCAGCCTGTCGTCTCTGTCCAGCCAGTCATCGGCTTCCAGCGCCAGCAGTATTAGCAGTGTCAGTGATGCAAGCAGCGGAAGCAGCGCAAGTAGCGCAAGCAGCCTTTCGTCTCCAAGCAGCGGATCGTCGGCAAGTTCCGCTTCGTCTTTTGGTCCCACGGCCGGCTATCGATCGTTCACGGCGTTCTGGTTGGGTGGCGCATCGGCGCCAGGAGAGGAAGATTCGTCGTCATCGTCGGTCTCTTCCGCAAGCAGCCAGTCCTCACTCAGCAGCCAGAGCAGCCTATCGTCGGCGAGCAGCGCGTCGAGCCTGTCGAGCCCTTCCAGCGCGTCATCGCTTTCGTCGCCAAGCTCCGCAAGCTCTCTCAGCAGTCTTTCGTCGGTGAGCTCGCTGTCGTCGGCGAGCAGCGCATCGTCGGTATCCTCGTTGTCGTCTATTTCCTCACTGTCCCGGCCGTCAAGTTCCAGCAGCCCGACTTCGGCCAGTTCCGCAAGCAGCCAGTCTAGCGCGTCGTCCGCCTCTTCGCTTAGTTCGGTATCGTCTCAAAGCTCCGGATCGTCGGCGAGTTCTCTTTCTTCTTCAAGCAGTCTTTCGTCGGCATCATCGGCATCGTCGGCCAGTTCGGCAAGCAGTTTGTCGTCGGTTTCATCTCTTAGCAGCCAGTCATCAGCCAGTTCGGCGAGCTCTGCGAGCTCGTCAAGCTCCCTGTCATCCCAAAGCAGCCAGTCGTCGGCATCTTCCGCATCCAGCGCGAGCAGTATTTCTTCGCTCAGCAGCCAGAGCTCGGCGAGCAGCGCATCGTCTGCGAGCTCATTGTCCAGCAGTTTTTCGTCGGCGAGCAGCGATTCTTCCGTCAGCAGCTTGTCGTCACTCAGCAGCCAATCGCAGAGTTTTTCTAGCGAGTCATCGTCAACGTCCAGCATGGTCGAGCGGCCGATCTACCCCGGCGACACGGCTTGGTCGCAGCTTGGCCCTGGCGATGCAGCTTGGAACCAGCGCGGCCCCGGTAGCGCGTCCTGGACCCAGCGAGGGCCGGCCGGCACAGCCTGGACCCAGCGAGGCCCTGGCGGCGCCGACTTGTCGCCGCGCGGTCCTGGCGGCATTTCGATTCGACCAAAACGCACTAATCCGTGATAATTAACCGCTATGCCGTTCCTTGTTTCAGCCCGAAACCGCCGCGACCGTGAATGGGACATGACCATTTATGAAGACGACGGCACGACTGAGGTTGTGCTGGCGTCTGACGACGTGGTGCGGCTGAAAATCGGAACCAACGATGAAGAGCCGCCACTGGACCTATCCAGCCTCGATCCGGACGAAATCACGTTTACCGTCGGCACCGGCGATTGCGTTGTTTATTTGACGGCCGCCCAGGTTGCCGTCCTTGGCGCCGGCGTCTTCGACTGTGAAGTGAACGTGTACGACGAATCAGAAAACAAGTTCAAGCAGGCAGAATACGGCGCTTTCACCGTTCACCCGACGCAGCTTGGCGAGACCGGCGGCGAGCAGTCCAGCAGCAGCGGCGGGAGCTCGGAATCAAGTAGTTCTGGGGGTAGCTCTGAATCTAGTTCGTCGTCGTTCTAGCGCCTGCGGGTGCGGCGCATGTATTACTACGGACTTCAACAATACGCCTGGCATGAGCTAGGAAATTCCGGCAAGGGGTATTGGAAGCTGCCGGCGGGCGTTGTCGGCGCGGTCGATCTGCGGACCATTCCCGCCCAATCTCAACGCGGCGGCACTCCGCAAGGCTTTGCGTTTGTTGCGTCAAAAGATCCTGTTGACGTGCTGATTTCCAGGGCCGAACACCTTGGAATCGAATTGGCCACAACGGAGATGCGTGACGCTTGGGAAGCCGAACTAGGCTACCGCCCCAACGGCAACACGGTTGCCGATCTGCTTTGGGACATGCTTACCGCCGGCGCGGATCCGACCGGCGATTCAGCCTGCAAGCCGCTCATGCCGGCCAGGGATAACTTTTACGAATTGTTTTTGGGCGTCCACGGGCTTGTGAAGGATGAAGAGTTTTCTGCGGTGAGCGCGGCCGGCCTGAAATCGCTCGACTTGCTGCGACTCGAATATCGCCAGCACCGCCAGGATTCTTTAGACGGCTTGCATCGGGACACAAGGGGCCGGGTGGCACCACAGCATTACCGCAAGATTCTCGGCTTTTGGGTGCAAAAGTATGGCCTGGACTATCGGGCGTTTATTCCAAGCGACATGCCCGACGAGCGGCCGCTGCAGCCGGAAACGACCATTGTTGACGACTTTGATCGCGCCGACCAAAGCGGTCTCGGAACAGCGTCCGGCGGATTTACGTGGTCGAATCCTATCGGTAGCGTCCGCTGGGATATCGTCAGCAATCAGGCAAAGTACGGCGACGGAAGCGAGACCGGCGAGGATATCGAGCGGGCGGATGCTGACCTGTCGGGTACAGACCATTACGTCCAGATGAAGGTTGTCGAGGTTTTCGATGGCGGCGGCCCGGGCTTCTACAACTCGGCAGACACGATTTCGCGGAAAGATAACACGTCCACCGCGACGTACTATCTTGGCCAATGCTTCATCGAAAGCGCAATCAGTTACCACCGTCTATACAAAAATGTAAACGGCTCATTTTCGCAGCTTGGGAGCACTGCGGAGACTATCAATGCCAATGAAATTCAGAGGGTAGAGTGCGTCGGAACGACAATCCGGCTTTTGATCGATTCGGTGATAGTCCATGAAGTCACCGACTCATCGATTTCGACCGGCACGCGCACCGGCATCCGAAACGATTCAAGCCACGCCGATAATTACACGATTATCGACGATTTTGAGGCCGGCGACCTGGACGCCGACGAATCGTCTGCGAGCTCGGCATCTTCGGCTTCGTCGGTTTCGTCGCAATCGTCACTATCCAGCCCGTCTTCGCTATCGTCTGCGAGCTCGGCGTCGTCGGCTTCCAGCCAATCGTCGGTGTCCAGCCTGTCTTCCCCAAGCAGCGCTTCGTCGCTATCGTCCGCGAGCAGCCTGTCCAGCGCGTCGAGCCCTTCGTCGGCTTCCAGCCAGTCGTCAGCTTCAAGTCCGTCTTCCGCGAGCAGCCAGTCGAGCCAATCGTCGGCGAGCTCGCCGTCTTCCGTCAGCAGCCTTTCGTCGGCGTCGTCAGCGTCCAGCCAGTCTTCGGTATCATCTCTAAGCAGCGCTTCGTCGCCGTCGTCGGCGAGCTCAGTTTCTTCCCAGAGCGCTAACGTCACGGCCGGCTATCGGTCGATGGCGGCCTTTTGGTTAGGTGGTGCCGCGGCAACCCCGGAGAGCGCGGCCAGTTCACAATCGAGCGCGTCGTCTCTTTCGTCGGCATCGTCCCTGTCGTCGGCATCGTCTTTGTCGTCGGCCAGCAGCGCCAGCAGCCAATCGAGCCAAAGCAGCCTATCGAGCGAATCGAGCTCTTCAAGCCTGTCCAGCGCCAGCAGCCAATCGTCAGCGAGCAGTCAGTCGAGCGCCAGCAGCCTTAGCTCCCAGAGCTCGCTTAGTTCGCCGTCGAGCGCATCAAGCCAGTCCAGCCAATCTTCGGCGTCGTCTGAGTCTTCGGCATCGTCATTGAGCAGCCCAAGCAGCGAATCGTCGGCCAGCAGCGTCAATAGTTCGTCGTCGTCCAGCAGCATCAGCCAGGTCAGCAGTTCATCTAGCAGCGTCAATAGTTCGTCGTCGTCCAGTAGTCTCAGCAGCCTTTCGTCGGCATCGAGCCAGTCATCCGCGAGCAGCCTTTCGTCGGAAAGCAGCCCGTCGTCCGCGAGCAGCTTATCATCGGCCAGCAGCGCTTCATCGGCCAGCAGCCAATCTTCCGCAAGCAGTCCGTCATCTGCCAGCAGCGCGTCGTCGGAATCGTCGGCTTCGTCGTCGTCGTCTCTCAGCAGTCAGAGCTCGGCATCGTCTCAAAGCTCGGCAAGCTCACTGTCCAGCGGTTCGAGCGCGTCCAGCGCGTCGAGCGCTTCAAGTGCTTCCAGCTTGTCGAGCGCTTCGAGCTCTTCCAGTGCGTCGAGTGCTTCGAGCGCGTCAAGCCTGTCGAGCGGGTCCAGCCAGTCGAGCGCGTCAAGTGCTTCCAGCCAGTCTTCCGCTTCGTCGCTGTCGTCCGGATCGTCGTCGTCCAGCGCGTCATCGGCCAGCAGTGCCAGCAGCCTTTCATCTCTCAGCAGTGCCAGCAGCGCATCGTCCGCGAGCTCTTCGAGCAGCGCATCGTCGCTGTCGTCTCAGTCGTCGCTTAGTTCCGCGAGCTCGGCCAGTTCCGCAAGTTCGGCAAGCTCCCTTAGCTCGGGCAGTAGTTCGTCATCGTCTTTTAGTAGTTCGTCGTCTTCGTCCTTTAGTAGCTCATCGTCTTCGTCTCTCTCTTCGCTTTCGTCATCGTCGCTTTCGTCATCGTCCAGCAGCCATTCGAGCTCTAGCGTCATTGAGGGCTTGGCAACCGCCCGGATGGGCATTGCCAGCTTTATGCTTCACGTCCGCAACCGCCGGGACCGCGAATTTGATCTGATAATTTTCGAAAGCAACCGGCCAGTCGAAATTGTGCTGACGGAAAACGATGTCGTCCGGTTCAAGGTTTTCGAAAACGAAAAAACGCCAATCCTGGATCTGTCGAGCCTCGATCCGGGCCAGATTACATTTACCGCCGGGACCGGCGAATGCGTCGTCAACCTGACCGCCAGCCAGATAGAAAGCCTCGGCGCCGGCGCATGGGATGCTGAAATCAGCGTTTGGGTGGAGTCCGAAGACAAACTGAAGAACACCGGCAGCGGCGTTATTTTTGTGCATCCTACGCAAACCGGGCAACATGCGGGCGAAGAGTCCAGCAGTTCCGGCAGCAGCGAGAATTCCTCAGTTTCCTCGTTCTAGTGTAAAATCCTGACATGCAGGCACGGCACGCCGGGGGCGGCGCACCGGGCAATGTGCCATGATTTGCAAAAAGGCCGAATGCCTCGTTTTTATGAAGCTCGCGACCTCCCTCTCGCAAGAGGATGAGGCGCTATTCGATCTGATTCACCCGCTGGCTGAGTCGAGTCTCTTGAATTGGATTGGCCAGGAGCTTCAGCACCAGCAATTCGTCGAATTCCTGCCGATTGGCCAGTCGTTTTCTAATCGGGCGCCGCTACTCCAAACCAATTATGCCGTGGGCGGCGGCACGCAAGACGTCGAATGGCGATCGTCATCGACCGCGATCATCACGGCCGGCAATGGGACCGAGTTTTTGCAACTCGAAAATACGCCCGTTTCGCTCACCGGTCTGCAGGTGAAGGAAAACCCTGGCGGGTATGCCGGACAGGCCGAAGGAAGTTTTGGCGATGATACGGTTTTGGCTTTGGGGGTCGATTACTACCTGGACGTTGACAATCCGGCCAGCGATATCAGCAAAAGCGGCATTCTGTACCGGAATGGCTCTTGGCCGACGGAGCCGCGGAGCATCAAGGTAAGCTATTTCGGCGGCTACACTGCCCAGCAACTAAGCGGAAACATGGCCGGGGTCGTGAAGCTGGCGGCGATGCAGTGCATTGCGGCCGCGTTTTGGAAGGCCAAGGTTTTAGCCAAAACTAACGGGCTTGGACCGTACACGTCCGAGTCGATCGGCAAATACAGCTATGCCATCTCTTCCATGGCTTCCGCCGGCCATCTGACGTTCGACGTTCCGGCCGACGCCCGCCGGCAATTGTTCAGTTTGAAGAGCCTTGGTCGAATCTTCGGCTAGGAGGGCCAGCTATGTCAGCCATCGCGGCCGATTGGAGCGACCGGATTCTCGACTATTACGACGACGTGAGCCACGTCGGCCCGCTGGCCGGTTGCACGCACAGCGGCGAGCTCACAAACGCTTCATGCGGCGATCGGGTGGCCATGGAGATGATTATTTCGGCCGGCCACAAGATCGTTGCGGCGGCCTTTACGGCCCGCGGCTGTTGTCTTAGCCGGGCGGCGGCCGCGATGCTGGCGGAGAAGATCCAGGGCCTGCCGCTTGGCCTGGCGTCACAGATTCACGATGACGGCATGATCGAGCTCGTTGGCGTCGGAATCTCGCCCGCCCGCCGGGGCTGCGTCCTATTGCCATTGCGTGCTTTCAGGCTGGCGATTGCGGAGTACATCGTATGAGCGTCGAAGCGCTTTGCACTGGCGATAAAGTCGTCAAACAGGAAGCGGCCATCACTAAAGGCGGCATGGGCGGGCAAGCCCGTTCGTTTTCGGACGTCGGCGCCGCGATCGACTGCCTCGTCCAAGACGTCGGCCGCGGACAGTCTGTCATGTTCGAGGCCCGCGGACAGCGGCACAGCCACGAAGTTTTCTTTTCGTCGGACGTGCAATTAACCACAAATAACCGCCTAAAACAGACGGTCTCCGGCAATCGAGCGCTCTCAGTGCCCGTTTATCTGCGCGTGCTGGCGTATTATTCGGAAGGCCGTCCTGGCGAGAATTATTTGTGGATTGCCGCCTGCGAGCAGGAAACGACGCGGCCGGAAAGTTAGCCAATGTCACCAGTCACAATAGCTTGGTTTGGCGCCAAGATTCTCCAAGAATTCAAAATGGAGATGAAGCGGCGGGCGATGCGCGCGGCCCGCACTCTGGCTAATCAACTCGCCGACAACATCGACACGCCTGGACCGCAAGCCAGTGCACCGGGCGAGTTTCCGCATGCCCAGACTCGCGAATTGTTGTATTCGATCAACGTCCATGACGACGGCGAAATGGGCGCCTCAGTGTCGGTTGACGCCGAGCATGCGAGATTTGTCGAGAAATCGCGGCCGTTTTTCGATCGCACAATACGAGATTGCGAACGTAGAATCGAAAAAATTCTGTCCGCACCAATGGACTAGCCGACAATGGCAGACGCCCTAGCTACCCTAATTACCGGCATTGTGACTAAATGGGACGCCACCGCCACGCTTACAAACGGCATTCCGGGCGGGTTGCATTTTGCTGAGCGCCCGGCCGACGATCAAGCCAACCCGGTCATTGGCAGCGATTTCCAGCCTTACGCGATACTTCCCAGCCGCGAGCAGCAGTCTAGGCTTTTGGCAATGTCTTGCGGGTCAGAGCTTTGGGAGCATGAGATACTTTTTAGGGTCTATGGCGCCACCCCGGAGCTCTGTCAGACCTATGCCGGACTGGTCAGAGCCATTTACGATTCAGACTCGCTTGCATTAATCTTGGCAGAGGGGTCGATGGTCAAACATCGGCCCACCGGCGACGTTCGATACGTCCAGGCAGACAAGAGTGTTTTTTATGTCGATTTGCCGTATGAGTTCGTAACCCAAAAGGACCGCACGGCATAGACCGTACACGCCGGGGGCTAAGCGACTGTCTCGGGAGATAACCGATGGCAGCCGTTTCTGGTCAGTACGGAAAAATTACGATCGCGACTTCGAACGTCACCGAATGCAGCTATTGGAGCTTCGATCGGACGGCCGCCGAACACGCTTACGCATCATGCGCGACCAACGGCTACAAAAAGCGCGTGGCCGGCACGAAGGACGGCAGCGGGAACCTGAAGGGATGGCAGGATCCGTCGGCGATGATCGAAACCTATTTCGTGGAAGGCGATTTGCCGACGCTGCGTTTGTATATTTCGGCGGCCAAGTATTACTCTGTGCCGTGCATGATTACCCGTCTGCACACTGAATGCGATATCGACGACGGCGCCATCATTCCATGGGAGGCTGATTTCGGCGTCAACGGCGCCTGGTCGATCGTGTAATCTTTTTTAGGAGAATCGGGGGCCAGATGCAGGATATTAGTCGTGTGACCGGCGATGGAGTCATCGTCGAGTCCAATGTGAAGGGCCGCACATTTGTTTTGAGCGGCATGACGTTTGAGGATCTTGGCGCTGTCCAAAAAAGGTTTCTGAGAGACAAACGCGAGCGGCTACTTGAGGCCGCCAAGATTCGCGCAGACCTTGAAGACACTCCGGAAGCCCGCCAGGAAGTGATGGACAAGGCGCAGGCGGCAGCGACCCAGATAGCCTACCTGTCGGACGAAGAATTCAACAGCATCGTTAAATCGCCGTTCGGGGCCACAGAGCTTTTGTGGGTGCTGTTCCAAAGACAGTTTCCTAATCAAGTGACCAGGACAGAAATTATCAGGATGGCAAACGCTGGCGAGTTTCCAGCGGATAGCATGACGCAGCTTATTTCTGAGTTACTTGGCGGGAGTCCAGGGGGAAACTCGACTGGCCAGAGCAACGATTCCAAGTAAGTTTCGATCCGACTAGCCCGGCCGGCTGGCGGTATTTGCTCTGGCTGCTTGTCCGGCCACCCGAAGCTGGCGGGTTGGGGATGGACCCTATCTCTGCCAAGCGACTTACACTGGGAGAAGCGCACCTATACTTGTCGGGCGAGGACTCGATCAAATCTGCCTGCCGCAAAATGAATCAGGCATCGCACTTTGGCCGCAAAGCGACACCGGAAGATATACGCGAGGCTCACCGCCGGAGCATGACCGAGCGCCGCAAGTATTTCACTGGCAGCGAAGATATTGGTCTAACAGAGGCAGAACAAAAAGACGTCGGCAAGGAAGAGCCGCTGGGGGCTTTTTGGGGATAGTGTTATGTCGAGAATCCTGGCGAATCTGGTTGTTAATATCGGCGCCAACCTGGCACCGCTGAAGAGCATCTTGGGGCAGGCGCAGGGCATGGCCCTTGGCATGCAACTCAGCAAAGGAATTGATCTTGCGCTCTCCGGAATGCGCGGCCTGTTTGCCGCTGGCATCGGAGTAAACGCCGAATTGGAGCAGATGACGGCCGGATTTGAGGTCATGCTTGGATCGCAAGAAAAGGCGGTCAAGTTAATGGGCGATATTCGGAAATTCGCCGCGGAGACTCCATTCGAGTCCCCCGCCGTAGCGCAGCTTGCCACGCAACTTCTGGCAACCAAAAAAATCGCCGAAGATAAAGTCATGCCGGCAATTCGGAAGCTTGGCGATGCGGCCGCTGGCTCCGCGAAAGGATTCGAAGCTCTGCCGCGGATTGGGCTGGCTATCTCTCAAATGCTCGGAAAGGGAAAGATTACAGCGCAGGACATGAATCAAATCGCCGAAGCCGGCATACCAGCCTGGTCGGCGCTTGCGGAAGCAACTGGTAAATCGGAAGCGCAGCTTCGCGAAATGTCCGAGTCCGGAAAGCTCGGTATGAATTCGGTTTTGATGCTGATCGATGCACTCGGCAAGCGATTTGATGGTATGGCGGTTAAGCAGTCCAGAACTTACAAGGGTCTCTTCAGCACGATCAAAGACAATTTTTCGATGGGACTAGGGCGTGTTTTCGAGCCCATTTTCAATCGGCTAAAGAAAGTGCTGGAATGGGTTGCCGATTTCACGAAGAGCCCCGACTTCACTGCCTGGACGGATCGGCTTGCCGCCGGCATGGAATGGTTTGGAAAGATGGCTGAAGCCGGGGTCAAGGGGCTGCTTAGCGGTATTGAGCTCGCGATTAAAGCCGTGACATTTTTCGGCGAGCACTGGAAGACGATCTGGGATTTTGTTGTTGCGCAGGGCATCGCCAGCGTTTCCTTGCTTTGGGACAGGTTCAAGTATCTCCTGAATGAGCAGGTTCCGTTTGCGATCGTCGCCATGTGGGAAGGCGCTTTGGCTGGCGGCAGAAAATGGCTGGAACATCTCGGCACCGAAATGAAAGCGTGGATGGATTTCTTTAAGGACTTGTTTATCGCTGTCTTTGACTCAATTTCTGTGAGATTTCAGGGGCTGATGAAGGCATGGGAACAGGTCAAGGCCGGCAAGCTCGGGAATGCTTTTGAAGAGCTCGTCAAGGGAAACGCGGCCGGAGATGCAGCGCTGGCCGGCGGAGCGGTGAACGCCGCAAGCAACTTTGCTGCCACGATGGGCGGCATGGCCGTTGATATCGGCGCGGCCGTTGCTGACGCTGTTGGTGAGGTTATGTCAGCAATGCCAGGTTTCGAGCCGTCTGACAGAACAAAGGGACTTCAGGGCGTTGCCGACGAAATCGGCAAAAGATTAGGCGAAGCATGGAACGCGGCCGGAATGCCGAATTTATTCAAGGCTCCGGAAAAACCAGCCGGCGCCCCTGGTGGCAATGTTGCTGGTGCAGGCGGTCTTGAGGACACCGGCAAGGGTAAGGTCAAATCCGAATTCCTGGCGCTCGACGAGCTCAACAAAAAGATCCAGTCGTCGATCACCGACAAGGAGGCCAAGGACCGCAAAAAGGCGATTGCCGCGGCCGAACGCGGCGCCGACGCCGGCGAAAGGGTTGCCGTATCCACCAATCACATTAACGAGTCCATGCGGACGCTTCCGCAGAGAATCGCCACCGAAGTCAATCTGGGCTACGTGGCCTAAGTCCGGCGCGATTGCCAAACATTGCCGCCCGCTGGCACACTAACCAATTGAGCCGGGGGCCAGCGATTGCACTACTACCGCAACCGCTGGGACGGCAATAAGTGGCGCAGGTATTGATTCAAGGCGGTTCAGTCGCCTTTGAAGAGCTAAACGACTCGCCGAAATTCACCGTCGGCCGCGATTCCCGCGAGGCATCTCGGCACGGCAAAATTGCGTGGACCGACATTCAGTCCGCGATCAATGAGCTATTCCCGGCTGCGCCGGCGCTGCCCGGCATCTATCCTGGAGTTTCGTATCTGTACGCCGAATCGGCCGAAATTGAGCCGTGGCACCCGGAGGCCATTCCAACCGACGGAACGATAGCGACCTACGCCACGCCGGCCAGAATCCGAATCAAGTATTCGACGAAGCTATACGATCCGTCGGACTTGATCGTCAGAAAATATGGTTTCTCGGGTGAGTTTCTGACACTGACCGGCGCCGGTCTCTACTGGGAATCCGGCCCGCAGGTCGAGCAGGAAGATGTTTCGGCCGCCAAGATCGTCCCGATGGTCGAGCATTCCCTGACTCGGCACCGGGCGACGTTCATTCCGTGGACTGCTATCCAGGCCAATATCGGCAGGGTCAACAAGAACACAATCAATAACAGCTATTTCACGAATATTCCGCGCGAATGCCTGCTTTACATGGGCGCGGAAGTGAACTTCACGCTTTCGACGAACGGAACCACTGTCTGGACGCTTGAGCATCGGTTTCAAGAGCGGCGCGTCGATCTTTACGAAGACACCAGCAGCACCGGCGGCGCGACCGGCATCGGCGGCTGGAATCACTTCTACCGCCAGACCGGCGCCAGTCCTGGATTCGATCGAATTTTCACGGCCGACGGCGATCCAATTTACTCCTATTCGCAAAACGATTTCGCCGGCCTGTTTGTGTAATGTCGAAGCCCAGCACCAACAACAAGAGTTTTTTCAAGCTGGTTGCGGCCGGGGACCGCCCCAGCGCGACCGAGCAGAATAAAATCACGTCTGCCCTGTCGTCGCTGATGGGGAGCCCCAACGTCCACGACTTGGGCGGCAACAAGGTTCGCATTGTCAGGCTTGGCGAACCGTCCGGCACGTTTTCGACGGCCGACAACCGGCACGACGTCACCGCGCAGGTGATGCACTACAACAACGAAGACGTCTCGGACGCTTCCAGTCAGTCGCAAGACATTGGCGCCGGCTTCAAGGTCTCATCGCGCGACCCGCTGGATAACTTCTGCGACCCTCACAATCTGATTTTCGACCGCCACGAAATCGCGGTGGCCGTGTATTGCAAGCAGTCCGCCAAGTGGATTCCGGTTACTTTCCGGTCTGTTCGGCACGCCATGACATGCCGGGCTTCCGACGGCACATATCCGGCGCGAAGCGTCAACCCGGACACCTACCCGATTCAGTGGATCCGCTTGCGCTACCATGAAGCCATCGGCCGCCAGCGGCACGACGTCAGTTTCCTCGCGAACAATGTCCTGGATACCAACCTGGCCAATGAATCGAGCCTGTTCAGCGAGTCGAGCAACCAGCGGCCGCTAGGCCCGGACGCCTACGTCCACAACATCGTGCCAAATGCCTACATCAAGCCCAGCACGATCATTCAGGTTTACAACGTCACCGGGCAGTGGTTTACGGAATATCGCGCCGAGCCGGCGCTTGTAGTCCAGCCGGTCCGTAGCATTACCGCCGGCCAGTCGGACGATTGCCGAATTTACAGCGGCGGGGTCTATACCAAGAAAGTCGTTCGCTGCACGGCCCTTGCCGCGGCCGTCCAGGCTAATCGCTGGTGCGTTGCCTGGCAGGAAGAGTCGAGCGGCGTTTATTACGTCGGCCCGTGGGAATGCGCCGACGCCACGCAGAGCGAAAGCAGCATCAGCCGGTCCATCAGCAGCGAGAGCAGTCCATCGTTTGTGTCTGGCGAAATCTAATGCGGAAAATTGCTTGTTATCTGCGCTACGCGGCGGCCGTTGTGCTGCTTTGTGCCGTCCTGGCGATCATCGACCCGGCCCAAATCACAAACGCCCTTTGGCCGCTGGGCCTAATTCCAAATGCGTGTTGCTGCGATACGGAGGAATTGAGCAGCGGCAGCAGCAGTACGTCGTACCCGGGTTGCTCTTGCTGCATCGGCGATTACGACGGGCAGTTTGACGTTGAGATTTTCGGTGTCGCGGATCAAATCTGCATCGAGTGCGAGAGCCTTAACGGACTTTACACGCTCAGCTTCATGGGCGGTTATCTGGATGGAGTCAACGACGAACAGGTCATTTCCAGCCAGAGCGGCTTCCCTCCCGGCACTTCCTGCGCAAGCCTCCCATTCACCACTTGCTGCCGTGCTTGGGGTCACTGGTTTCGGTGGGGTTGCGGCGGCTCCCAGCCGATAGCCGATATCCATATCGGTCTCAACATTTACAAATTCAACACGGACAACAGCAGCAGTAGCAGCGGATCAGTTGGCAGCGATATTGGCGATTGCACTATTCAGGTATTTTTCTCTGTCCCAAGCCGTCCATTGTTCGGCACTTTCATTTTCAGTAAAAGGCTAAATGCCGACGAAGTTGATTGCGCGCTAATCCACGGCCTGGAACTTTCACTCCAAACAGAGACCGGAACGGACTGCAACGGATCGGCTGCCCGCGCTGTTGTTTCGGCTGTCGTTAGCTCCCAATCGTCCTAGCCGCGCCCAAATGCTCGAATATCGCAGCGAGCCAGACAGCAGCGGCCGGCGGCTAGTCGTCTGCACAACCGCAAACTGCGGATACAGGCGGACGACGACCTGGCCGATTGAGAAGATTCGTCACAGTTGCGGCCACGAAAGAATTCCGGAACCACTGGAAGACCCGCCGCCGGCAGTCGGACCCGGTACGGAGTTGGTGCAACTTTTGAAGCAGCTTGGGGCGTCGGCCAAAGCGTGCGCCAGATGTTCTGAAAATGCTGGCCTAATGAATCGATGGGGTCCGGACGGCTGCCGCTCGCGCAGGAATACCATCGCCGACTGGCTGAAGAGGGCCTACGGGGAGCAGTCGGTTATCGGAAAAATCAAAAACCGGATGGCCGGCGCCGTCTCGGGAGTAGCCTGGAAAATCGACTGGAACGACCCTTTTTTGTGGTTGGTCGATGAGGCGATCCGGCGCGCGGAATCCGTCGAGAACGATGGCGGAAATTGACGATTCAGGACATTTCCATACAAAACCGATAGGGAATGGACGATGAGAACACGATTTCGCGACTTGAGCCGCGGCCGAACCTGACCCCGGACCAATGGGCGGCCCTGCCGCGGCATGAACGCATTCGCCTTCGGCAATTGAAGTTAGCCCACCGCCGGGCTGAAGCAATCGCGGCCAGCCAGGACGGCGAGACGCCGGTAGAAGAGCCATCGGCATCGCGCCCACCGCCGGCCGATACGCCATTCCGAGACTCCCACAACCGGCCGCTGTACCTGGAAAATCTCTATTTCGGCGCTAGTTGCTTTTTGATGCTCTCGGGACCGTCGGCACTGAGTAACGACCTGACAGAGCTAAGACGGCGCGGCATCTACACAATCGCCGTCAACAATGCGGCCACGATCATTCGCCCGAATTCCTGGATTTTCGTGGACCCGCCGGAGAAGTTTCATTCGGCAATCTGGCTGGATCCGGCGGTGACGAAGTTCGTTCACAACCGGTTCCTGGAATATCGACTGCGCGAGAAAATCGGCGACGAATTCCGCAAGCTGGACCGGCCGGACGGCAAGCCGGCCCACGTTCGGGATATGCCTGGCGTGGTGTCGATTATTCGCAACGCCGACTTTCGGCCCAATCGCTGGCTGAGAGAGTCGTCGATCAACTGGGGAAACTCCAAACGGTCGGCCCGCCGGAACAATCAACCGCGCGATCTGAATGTGATGCTGGCGGCCCTGAAGCTGGCCTACGTGCTCGGCTTCCGGGCGGTTTACTTGCTGGGCTGTGATTTCCTGATGACGGACGATCAGCCGTATTCGTTCACCGAAAACAAGCACGCTTCGGCCGTCGGCAGCAACAACAACAAATATCGCCGCATTACGGAGATGCTTCAGATTCTGAAGCCGTACTTCGAGGGCGCCGGGTTTCACGTTCGCAACTGCAACCCGCGAAGCGGATTGACGCTTTTCCCGTTCGTCTCTTACACGGAGGCTATCCAGGCCGCCAGCGGCCACGTCCCGCAAGACCCGCTCGACACGATGAATTGGTACAGGAAAGGAAACTAGGGGGGATATGACCGAAAATCAAGCCATCCCGTTCGGCAATGTGCCGGCCGGCAATGAAATGGATTCTCTGTCTGGCATTCCGGACTCCCTCTTCAATGCCTTGCGGCACGCCATGAAGAACAGCGGCGGCCGATACGGAATCGCCGTCTTCACCCACGACGAAAACTGCAACGAAGTTCTTTTGAATTTCAATTACGGTCCGGCGTGGAGCGGCAAGTGTTTTCTGACCGCCTACGGTCTTTTCGTCGGCGAGTTTTTGAAGGTCACGCCAGGACTGATTAACGCGATCAACCGGACGACGGAAGCCGCGCAGTCGCCGCAGGCCAGCTTCGGACCGGCCCCGCCAGCGGAGATTCCGCCGCTATGACAGGGCCGGCCGCCAGACCAATCGAAGTCGGATTAGGCACATGGATTGAAAAATCTTGGGGCTGGTTCCGGACACTGTTCCGCGACGATCAAGTCGAAATTGTCGAGGCCGAGATTGTCGCCGGCGGCTATAGCAGTCAGCACAAGCACCTATACAAGAGCAACACGTTCCAAGTGATAACCGGCGAGCTCGAAGTCCAGACCTATCCGGCGTCACTGAAGCCGACGAAGTACGTTCTGACGCCAACGGCCGATTCGATCACCATCCCGGCATTTGTTCCGCATAAGTTTTTCGCTCCGCAAGCCACGCGACTAATTGAAACATACGTCGCTTCGCAGCGCGGCCGCGCCATCGAGCCAGACGATATAGTCCGGTTCAGTGACGGGGGAATTAGGAAGTGATTCCCGATTTTACTATTGTCGTCGCGATCGACCCGGCTCACCTTGCCGAGTTGCGCCTGTCCTATCCGACCTGGATCCGACACCATCCGGAACTGGCCGATAGGCCGATGGTCGTGATTTGCGACGGCGACAGACATCCAGACGGCGCGCCGGCCAGGCCCGGGGCAACGGTCGCATGGTGGGGAGCCATCGAGGATATTGTTTATCCGTTTCACCGCGGGAAAATCCACCCAATATTCGCGAGCAGCAGCGATCCGCAAATCAGCCAGCGGGAGAAGATGCTTTCGGCGTTTGTGTTGAAGGCGCCGCTCCGCGTCGATACGCCGTGGTATCTGAAAATCGACACGGACTGCATCGCCACCGTCGGCGGCGACTGGGTTTATCCGGAATGGTTCGAACGCGAACCGGTTCTGATTGCCCCCGCGTGGGGCTACACAAAGCCGGGCAGCATGCTCGACAAGCTCGACGATTGGGCCGACTGCAATCCGGAGCTCGTTCTACGGCCCCCGCCGGCCCGCCGCGCCGTCGGCCAAATCGCCAAGCATCGCCGCATCATTTCCTATTGCATGTTTGGCCGGACGGACTGGACCCGGAATATTGCAAAACTGTGCGGCGATCGACTGCCGGTCCCGAGCCAGGACACGTTTTTGTGGTACTGCGCCGAGCGGCTTGGCCATCTTTGGATGCCGGCAAAAATGAACGGCTGGCGGCATGTTGGCGGCGGCGGCCAGCGACTGAGAATCGCGGCGCAAGAGGCGATGAAGACCGAGGGGGTGACTGCATGAGCATGGGAGACAGCGGTCGTTTTGTCGAAATCCTGGAAGCCCATTTCGGCCCCGGCGGCGGACGAATGCATACGGGCGTCGAAATCGGAACGCACCGCGGGGGACTGTCGGAAAGGCTCCTGCGCAAATTTCCTGCGCTGATGCTGTTCATGGTCGATTCTTATTGCGAACACGACAAAGAATCCGACTACCGCAAGACGGGCGACAAGTGCTCCCGTCTCAGCTACGACCAACAGCAAGAGCATTACAAGGTGGCCCTGCGGGTTACGTCATTTGCCGGACACCGCCGGACGATCTTGAAAATTCCGAGTTCTGAAGCAGCCTTTCGCATTCCATGCCCGCGGCTGTCGTTCGCTTTCCTGGATGGATCCCACTCACTCCCAGACGTTCGGCACGACTGCTTGATCTGGTGGCCGCGAGTCGAAGCCGGCGGCATTATGGGCGGCCACGATTACGGCCATCCGCGCTATGGCGGCGTCGAAGTTGCCGTGAAGGAATTTGCGGCCCGCGAGCAAGTGGAAATCAGGACGGCGGGAAGTTGCTGGTGGGCGGTGAAGCCTGACACGCTTGTTGCGGCCGCCGATTCCGGCAGCCTGCCATCTTTGGACATGGGAGTGCAGACGATTAACGTCGATTCTGGCGACGTTGACGATTTCGATTAAAGGAGTTTTTGAGATGAAAAATCAAAAAAAGGAAGCGCTTCGCAACGAGTCTATACACGATATCGACGAAGTGCTTTTTGAGGTTGGACGGTATGAGGCGATGAATCGCCGGCCGAATGAAACAGGCTACGACGTTTTCCCCATCATGCCGCAAGGGTGGTTTGGTCGATCGGTCGAAATGCTGCGCGAAAGCATCGGAGCCAGGAAAAGGCTTCCGGACTGCGGCGAAGCTATCTGGAAGTCGATCACCGACATTGCTTTTTCTGGCAACGAGGGCGATATCGATCGACTGATGCATGAGTTTCGGCTGTGGCTGATTTTTCAGCGCGGAAAAGTCACGTTCGGCAGTGGCCGCCGGCCGGAAACTTTCCCGGGAGAGGAATCGACATCGACAAGCGAAAGCAGTAGCAGCCTGACCATCAGCGAGGATTGATTTGCCGGAGACCGTTTTAGCTTCGATCATTAACTGGCGGCGGCCAGAAAACATCCACGCGCTGTTGACCCGCTACCGCGAGCAAACGGTTCCGCTGCATATCGTCCTGGTCGAGTGTTCGCCGGATTCGGAATTCGCGGCCCCGCCGGAAGCCGTCGCACTGGCCGACGTCGTAATCACAATCAACCGCAACCTGACGGCATGCTCCCGGTTCATTCCGCCGCTAATGATGCCGCAGTTTCGGTACACGTTCTTTGGCGTTGACGATCATCTCCCCGGCCGCCGGCACGTCGAATGCCTGCTGCGCTGTGCCGAGTCTCTTGGCGGAAGGTTTGCCACAATCGGCCAGGACGGAAGATGCTTCCGGAATGGCGCTATCCACAAGCGGCGAGCCAGGCCCTATCCATCGACACCGCGGCCGATCGACGTCGTAACGAGCTCTGAATTGATGGAGACAAGGAACATCGCCGACGCGATCATTTTTCGCCAGCGATTGCGCGAGTACGAGGGCAGCGACGAATTCATCACGGAAGACGATTTGATCCTTTGCATGGCCCTGCAAACGAAGCTGGCGGCGCCGTGCTACGTGACTCCGCAGCCAGGCGAAGACGAATGGTGGGCCGAAAAGCGACTGCCATCCGACCACGCGCTGTCGGGACGGCCGAATCACATCGACAGACGGAATCAGATGATCCAGAAAATGACGGATCTTGGCTGGCGGTCGATGGTTCCGAAGAGCGAATCAGGAGACGAAGGCGAATGAGCGAGCCAGTGCTGGTCAAAGACCGCAGATTCATTCCAGTTGCCAAGCCCTGGATTACGGACTGTGAGATAGAGGCGGCAAGCAAGGTCGTTCGATCTGGCTGGATTTCGGCCGGCCAGCAAGTCGAGGAATTCGAGCATGAATTCGCGGCGGCCCACGGCAAAAGATACGGGGTCGCGTGCAACAGCGGGACTACAGCGCTGCAGTTGGCCATCACGGCCGCCGGAGTTGAGGCCGGCGATCGTGTCGCATGCCCAACAATGACGATGGTGGCCTGCCCAAACGCCATCATTTCCGCCGGCGGCAATCCATTTTTGCTTGACTCCGTGCCGGGCTCCGGATGCATGGACCTGGACGAAATTCCAGCCCGTCGATATCGGCCGAAGGCCATTTTGTATGTTCACCTTTACGGGGTGCCGGTCGAGTTTGACGCTGACACTTGGATTGCGAAGGCGATCGAGGACTGCGCAGAAGCACACTACGGCAGTTTCGAAAACGGCTCACCGGTTGGCAGCCGCGGCGACTTTGCTTGTTTTTCGTTTTTCGCCAACAAGATCATTGCATGCGGCGAAGGCGGCATGGTCCTGACGAACAGCGCCGAAGATGCCGAACGAATGCGAGGGCTCCGCGCCCATGCATTCACCAAAGGCGAGCACTTCCACCACCGCGAGCACGCCTTGGGTGTTCGCATGACCGACATGCAAGCGGCAATCGGACTTTCCCAGCACCGACGGCGGGAACAGATAATCCAGCGGCGGCGCCGGATTTTCAGGCAGTACATGGCCGGCCCTTGGCCGGATTGGGTCCGGTTTCAGTGGCGAACTCCCGGCTCTGCCGATTGGGTTTTCCCTATTTTGGTTCGCGAAGGCTTCGGACTGACTCGCGACATGGTTCGCCAGCATCTCGGTTCGGCTGGAATAGAAACGCGATCATGGTTTAAGCCGATGCATCGGCAGCCGCACCTAAAGCGGTTCGCAGACGGAGAGCTCTTTCCAGTTGCCGACGATCTTGCACGGCGCGGCTTGTATTTGCCTATTTATCCGGAAATGACGGACGATGACGTTTCCTATGTCATCGAAACCGTTGCAGCCATTCGCGCGTAGCGCGCAGTATTACGACCAAATCTATTCCGGCGGACGGAAGCGGAACTACTCGCGCGAAGTTGACGTCATCGCGTCGTTTTTTGGTGAACTGCAGACCAACGGCCGACAGATAGTCGATTGGGGGTGCGGGACCGGTGAGCATCTTTCCCGCTGGCCGGCAGCGGCCCCCGGCTGGCAGGCTTCCGGCTTCGATCCATCCGACGGCATGGTTCAAATCTGCCAGCGAAAGGGCCTGGACGTTTATCACGGCGACATTTGCTCGACGCTGCCATGTCACGGGCTGGCGCCGGCGGCCGTGCAGACGTGCTTGTTTGGCGCTTTTGGTTATGCTGCCGCCGGCCCGGACTCCCGCGGCATGAACGCGGCCCTCGATAACGTGAAATGGTGGGCGGCTTCCGGCGGGCTGTTCATTCTCGACGTCGTGAATTATTTGGCCGCCGCTTGTCATCTTCGATCGCAAGATTGTTATCAGTGTCCGGAACTGCGCCGCACGTTCCGCAAGCGGTTCGATCTGGAAGAATCTCTGCTGCATTATGAAATCGAGTACGAGCCGGCCAATGCGGCTTCTTTCGTGGAATCGCACGTCATGCGCGCCTTCACTCCGCGCGAGCTCCGCCAGGCCCTGCGGCTGAATGGGTTTGACGTTTTGCATTGCTTCGATCCAGAATCCGCGCAGATGTCGAAGCCGGGGCCGGAGAGCTTCTATTTCATGCTGGTAGCGCGGAAGCGATGACCGATTTCGATATTCAGGCGACGATCAAGCGCATCATTGCCCTATACCGCGAGCGCGGCTTGGAGCGGACGCGCGACGATATCGTCAAATACTCAAAGTCAATCGCCAAAAAGAACAAGATTTCCGAGACAAAGGCGCTGTTGGCGATCGAAAGGGATTTACTCGACGACAACCCGAAGCCGGAGAAGTGGGACTAGATGGACGAAGCTGTTAAGACAGTGACCGCCGACGATCTGACGCCAGAGATGCGAAAGGTGATGAGAATCCTTCATGGCGGACAGCGAACGATAGTATCCATCGCCCGCGAGCTCGGCTGCCAATATCGAATCTCTGACGCCAGCGTTCGCCGGTTGAGAGATATCGGGCTTATCGAAATCGGCGAGCGGGAGATTGTTTCGCTGACTGAAGCCGGCCGCGGATTTGACCTTCAAACTTCAACCAGCAAAAAGCTTCAGAATCTGACATTCAACGCCGGAATGATGCCGAAGCAGATTGAGGCGGCCGAAAAGAAACTGGAAAGAAAGATCAACAGGGAGATAGCCCGGGCTCACAGGCGAAAAGTCGGCTTAATAGAAGAACTGGACAGGGGATTCGTCACGTCCCCGTCGATGCCTGAACTTCCTGACGATTTCGTTCAGACGGCGGCCGAAGAGTGCCGGATTGCCATCCGCCGCGGGAATTTCGATTCGCTGCACGAACTGGCCGAGGATTTCCGCGAGCGATGGGACCGGATTCGGCTGGCCATGTCGCCGCTGGCGAAGAAGCCGATTGGACTCAGGCTGGCGACTTATCTCAGCGAGTGCCAGCACCCCGACACCGGGAAATTGATCGACGTGCGGATTGTTAATGCCGTCGAAAAGGTATGTCCGGCCACGCTTGGTTCGGTTCTGGAAAATTGGCCGAATGCGTTCGCCGGCCAGGCCAACGTCGGCCAGCTAATGATCGAATTGCTTGGCAAAGTCCTGTTGAGTGCCGGGCTCATCGACAGCGAAGAACACGACCGGCGCATGACCGATTCCGGCCTGAAGGACATACTTCGCCGCAAGAAACACCGCAAGCAGTGCGAGGAAGAATTGCGCTATGCCGTTGCTTAGCCAGGACTTTGACGCCGACCTGACGGCTATCACGGTTGGCCTGTCGCGCGACTACAAAGGGCCGCCCTACGCTTTTTCGCGGTGGGCCGACGGCGAATGGGCTGTGGCGTTTGGGAAGTACCATTACGCCCAGTCCGACGGCTGGCAATGGAAAGACGGGCACCGCAATTTGCTTTCCGATTGCCTACTGGACTCGCTGGCTTATTGCGACCCTGGATGGTATGTCGGCATTACGTGCGAGCCACATCACCCGCAGATTCACGCCGATCTTTTGAAGTACGTCAACGTGCCGCCGGAGCAACTGACGTTCGCCGAAGTCTTTATTTTTGCCAATTATTGGCGGTGGGCGCAGATTGATATCGCCGGCTGCCTGACCGTCGGCCCGGGCGGCGACTTCAATGTCCCAGACAATGGCGTCGAAACCGGCTGGCTGTGGCACGATCTGGCCGAAGAGATGATCGAGGAAGCCGGCGGACCGATCCTGGTTGCCGCCGGACCGCTGTCGAATGCCATTATTTACGAGTATTGGCGCCGCAGTGCTCACCGGCCGGCCTGTCGGCAAGTGATTCTGGACGTCGGCAGTGCCTTGCGGCTTACCAAGCGATCGAGGGCCGCCCCTGGCCCATACCGGGTCGTCGGCGACAGGCTGGTTCGCGTCCGCGGCCGCCGTAGCAGCATCACGCGCGAATATCAGCGGATGGAGCGGCCGGCGGCCAAGTGGCGCCCCGGCTGGAAATTGAAGCCCGGCGAGCAGCCCGGCATTCCCGGGTATGAATTGACGGATTCCGAGGGCGAGCCGTAGCGTTCGGACATGGAAGTCGGCGGCCCTTATTCTGCTTTGAAGGTTTTCCACCACAGAGACCGGCTGGAACAGCTAAAGCGCGGCGAGCAGATCGTCCCGACGCAGCTTCAGATAATTCTCAGCGACCTTTGCAACCACGATTGCAGCTTTTGTTCGTATCGATGGTCCGGATACACGTCGAACGAGCTTTTTACCGCCGGCGCCGAGCTCGCCGCGTTTGGGACCAATAACCCAAACCGGATGCTGCCTTACGAGAAAGTGATCGAAGTTCTGGACGACTGCCAGGAGATGGGCGTTCAGGCGATCCAGTACACCGGCGGCGGCGAGCCGACGGTTCACCCCAAACACCGCGAGCTATTCCAGGCGACGATCGACCGCGGCCTGCAGTTTGCGCTAGTGTCCAACGGCGCCATTTTCCGGAAGGCGTCCGCCGACGTTCGATCGACCGTCGATTTGCTGCTGGAAGCGGCTTGGGTGCGGTTTTCGATCGACGCCGGCAATTCGAACACCTACTCCGCCATCCGCCGCATACCGAAAACAATATTCAGGCAGGTAATCGACAACATTCAATCACTCGTTGACGCCAAGGCTGCCGCCGGCCGCGGTCCGATCATCGGAATCGGGTTTGTCGTCACAAAGGAAAACTGGCGCGAAGCGGCTCAGGCGGCCGAGCTCGCGAAGACGATTGGCGCCGACAATATTCGCATCAGCGCCGTTTTTCAGCCGGACGACGACGCCTATTTTCGGGACTTTCATCTCAATGCGGCCGCCGCGTGCCGTGAGGCCACAAAATTCGCCGACGCGAGCTTTGCTGTCTTCAATCGATTCTCGGACCGGCTAGAGGATCTTCACGACAAGCACCCCGACTACTCGTTTTGCGGCTATCAGCAATTCAATTGCTACCTGGGCGGAGACATGTCCGTGTACCGGTGTTGCAACACGGCCTATTCGCTGCACGGTCTCATCGGTTCGATCAAGGATCAACGATTCAAGGATTTGTGGGCGTCCGAAGTGAAGCGGCGAAAGATTGGCGACTTTGACGCCAGCGGCTGTCCGAGATGTATGTTCAATCGCGTCAATAAGACGATCAACTACGCGCTTGGCGAAAAGGCTGAGCATACGGCTTTCGTATGACGATTTACCTGAATCCAGAAATACGATCCGGCTTGGGCGAAGATACGTTCTGGACTTGGGCCGCGAGGGAATTCCCCGGGGCGACATTCGATAGTCCGCCGGGCCGCCCGCTTAACGCCGACGAAGTTGTGCTGCAATACAGCACGCTTGGACATCCACAAAACGCCGACGACAACACGGTCGCGCTGCTTTGGGAACTTCACCCCGAGATGCGATTGCAACTCGACAGTCAGGAGTGGAACGAAGTTATCGAGCGGACCGAGCTATGTGCCGCCGGCTGCCATCGTCGCGCCGTCTCCACCCGTTTCGCTGTGCCTTTTTATGAGCGATTCGGCAAGGTCGATATCCTGCCGATTGGCGTGGACTGCGATCTATTCCAGCCACAACCGGAAAACGTCAGGCAGGCAACACGGCTCTTGTCTTGTGTTCCGAACGACGCCCGCGTCGGCTTCTGGATGGGCACCAATCACCGCATGAAGGGCAGCGATCGGCTAGTCCAGTATGCCCGCGACAATCCGGACATTTTCTGGATCGTCGTTTGGAAGTCGAAGCGCGAGCGCGGCGAGGCGCCGGTCAATTCAAAGGAATACGTTCATGTCACCCAGGACGTGCTTGCTGGGCTGATGGCCTGCTCTGATTTCCTGCTGGCCACTGGCCGTCTGCGGCCCTGGTTCATGGTCGAGTGGGAGGCGATGGCCGCCGGCTTGCCGGTTGTCGATCTGAGCGGCCTGGAACGCGAATTCGCGCCGTCGGCAAATCCGCGACAGCAAGTGATTGAGCTTGGCTGGGACCGGAAGACGGCAAGGGAAACCTGGCTGAAATATTTGGGAATTCAAGGATGACATACCGCCCGCGCATCTCCATTGCCGCCCTGATTTACCGCTCGACACGGTTCGCCGATTCGGTTTACGCATCGCTTCAGGAATTCACGCCATGGCTTCAGGATCCAGAGGCGCGTACCCGGTTTTTCTTTGTCCTGAACGATCCAGAAAAGGGCCTGCTTGGCCACATCATGCAAAAGGGCTATCCGTGGGTTATGCACCACGTCCCGAAGCCCTGGCTGACTGAGGATGAGCTCTTCGCGCAGGGCTACGGCACCCCCGAGTACATTTCGCGCGTTTATCGGGCGTGGAATCACGCCATCATGCACGGCGACGAAATTTGCGTCCTGGTGAATAGCGACCACATTTTTTCGCCGAACTGGCTAGAAAACCTGATTCGGCCGCTGCTTGAAAACCCGCGGCAGTTGGTTTGCTCTCAGGCGATCGAGCTCCCGGGCTTCAACGGCGCCTGGCCGGTCGATTTCGGCCGAAAACTCGACACGTTCCGCAAGGATGAATTCCTGGAATTCGTCGAAGCAAACAAGCAGCCGGGAGTCGTGCGGCCGAGCGGGGTCTATATGCCGGTGGCGTTCTATCGCCACTTTGCCATCGGCGCCGGCCTGTACCCGGAAGGCAACCTGCACGGCGGACGGTACGACAAGATTGCCAAATTCGGCGATGCCGCGTTTTTTGAAAGAATGGAAGAAAAATACAATATCCAGCACGTTACAGCGATGGACTCCATAGTCTATCACTTTCGAGAGGCTGAGAGGCTGGAATGAACACCGAAGATACGCAGGGAATCAGAAGTAGTGTTTTACCGTCGAAGGGCAGAGTGGTTTACGAGTTCTCTGCGGACCCGAACGCAGAGTACCGTCCTGTCTTAAATTTCCCCAATTATGCTGTCGGATCGGACGGGACAGTATGGACTGCTCATGGCGGCTGGATTAAGCAGATGAAGGTCAATTCTTTCAACAAGAAATATAACGGATGTAATCTTGTATGCGGCAGCCGAAGGAGACGGGTTTGCATTCATACGCTTGTCTTGGAGGCTTTTGTTGGCCAGCGCCCAAAAGGCATGAGTTGCCGACATTTAGACGGAAACGGATTTAATAATCGACTCGACAATCTAAAGTGGGGGACTCCGCTAGAGCAGTCTGGGGACCAAAAAAGACACGGGACGAATCTGATCGGATCAAGACAAAACAAGTCCAAGCTATCTGAAGTGGACATTGCGGCAATCAAAAAAATGCTAATCGGCAATGTGCCAACAAAGGAGATTGCATTTTATTTTGGAGTTTCCTCGAACACGATAACGAGAATCGCAAGCAACAAAACATGGAAGCACGTAAAAACGGCTCCGGTCCCTCTAAAAGACAGGGCTGGCCAGAAAGGAAGCGACCATTACGCAGCAAAAATCAGCGAAGACATTGCCAGGGAAATATTTGCCAGGTCGAGGGCCGGCGAGAGCGGCCGTTCACTTGCCATGGAGTTTGACGTTTCAAGCCAACTTGTCAGCAATATCATTCGCGGCAAAGCATGGAAACATGCAACTCGACAACTCCAAATTTCAGCATGAGCCACCACCCGTCAGCAATTGCGATCTACGATGCCGTTCCGCGGTCTGTCCTGGCTGCCGCGAGGGAGTTCATTGAATCGCTTGGCCCTGAAAGCTTCGACGTCTATTCGCACCCTTTCGAGCCGAAAATCCAGGTCAAAAAACAGCTTTACAACAACTTGGCGCTATGGCGGGTCGTCCTTGCGATCAATGAGCGGTTTGGCCATCTGTTCGCGCAAATGTTTGGCGATCTGCCGGCCCTGCAGCCATCCTCCAACTACTTCCGGGCGTTTTACATCTACCGCACCGGCGACTATCTGCAGAACCACATCGACGCCGCATTCCACGACAACGAGCGGAAAGTCGTCACGGCCAATCTGTATCTGACCGACTGCGAGGGCGGGGAGTTGTTTGTTGGCGATCAAGCCATCCCGCCGGCCGCCGGCTGCCTGGTGGTCTTCGCCAATCGCGACAATGCCTATCATCGCGTCAGTCCGGTTCGATCTGGCCGCCGGATCATGCTCACCACTGGATTTTGCATGCCGGCCGACATGTTTCCGCGGCCGGACTTCACCTGGAACAACAAAAAAGCTTGGTTCGCGCCGGCGCCAGGCGAGGAATGGACCGAAGAGCAATTCAAGATGCGAAACGAGCGAGCGGACCCGAATTGGAGGCCCGTGAAGTGAGTCGCGAGTATCGCAGCGTCAACCTTGGCGCTGGCCCCTACAAAACCCCGGGCTGGACGAATATCGACATCAATCCGGCACACAAGCCGGATATCGTGCGCGACGTCCGCCGCGGCCTGCCGTTCGACGATTCAAGCTGCGAGCACGTTCGAACGAGCCATTTTTTGGAACATCTGGCAAATGACGACATGATTTGGCTGATGGGAGAGATTTACCGGGTTTTGAAGCCCGGCGGCCACTGGCAGATCGTCGTTCCGCTGGGCTGCACCGGCGAGCTCGACCACAAAATGCAATTCACGGAAGGGAGCTTCGATATCCTGACGCGGCCCGAGACGTCCGACTATTTTCAGCAGCCGATGCGATGGGAAGAGGTCGAAGGCATGCGCCGAGTTGAGGAAGAGCCGACGCGCAAGGGAGTCTTTTCGCTGCATTTGAGGTTGCGGGCGATCAAATGAAATGCTCGATCGTCATGGCGACACATGAGCGGCCGGAGCTCTTGGCCCGCACGCTCGACAGCATCGCCCGCCAGCGGCCGCCGTTCGAATTCGAAGTGATTGTCGTCGATGACGGTTCCGAGTCGCCGGAGATACAGCGGATTGTTACGGCGCGAGGATACGGGTATTTCCGGATCGACCGCGAGCCAGGCTATCGCAATCCCGGTCCGGCCAGGAATTTCGGATATCGGGTTGCCCGCGGGGAAGTGGTCATCTGCCAGAGCGACGATGTAGTGCACCGGTCGGCGGACTGCATCGCAAAGCTGGTGAAACTTGTCGCAAACGACAATTTCGTCATTGCGACGGTGTTCAACGGCGACATAGACGACTGCGAGCTCCCGAACGACGTTTACACGTCGCCGCAAAAGCCATCGCCGCTGTTTTTCCTGGGTGCCATTCAGCGCCGGCACATCTACGCCATCGGCGGCAATGACGAAGATTTCACAGAGCCGGGCTACGACGACAACTATTTCGCGGACTGTCTCATCCAGGGCCTGGGGCTGACGCCGCTGTTCACCGACGAAGTTGTCGGAATCCACCAAAAGCATGAGCGTCCGCGACTGGTTGGCGCCTATCGCCACATGCGAGCCATTTACGAGCGGAAATTCGCCTACTCCAAAGCCAAAGGGGTATGGGTGGCGATCGGTGGCGCGTGGCCGATGGATAGGCCGACGGTTTGACGATTTGCGGGCGGCTTTTCTAGTCTCGCCCGATGGACTCCGCCCCAACTGTCTCCCAGCGCATCGATCTACTACGCGCCGCGAACCTGCTTCCCGCCGGCGGGCCGCTTCCGACGCCGCGATTTACGCCAACTGACCGATGGACTGGCCGAGTTTTCTGCGGCATTGCAAGCTTTGAGCGGCATACCAGCGACGAAGGCTGGCAGCTTCAGATTGGACTACAGCACGCCGGATATTTGCTGGCCGGAAAGAATCTTCCATTCGACGAAACCGATATCGACGAAATAACGCTTTACGCCAAAGCCGGCACGCTGATCCTTCAGGACAAGCGCGAATGGGATCCGTCAAACGACGCTTGCATCGACAAAAGTGAGGCTTTCGAGTGCTACGAATACATGAAGGACGATTACGACGATGTTTTCAAGCTGACGATCTGTAAAGACGCGCACGCCCGGCCGGACTATCACCGCCAGGCCAGCGACGAAATCGGCTGCCACGCCTGGATTTGCTACTACCACCCCGACATTGTTTGTGCGCTGGCGCCGTGGATCCGGCGGGAGCACGTCATCCGGACTTGGCATTCGGTCGATTCGGCCGCCGTGCCGCCGTACAACGCCGACGATCATGTCGCCGGCTGCCTGATTTCCGGGGCCGTGACTCGCGAACTGTATCCGTTCCGGACTCGAATCCGAGACGCCCATAAGGCCGGCCGTCTCAAAAGCACGGCCATCATGCACCACCCGGGCTATCACGCCCGCGGGAGCCATACGCCGCTATTCCTGAAGATGCTCAGCCGGCACAAGGTTGCCATCTGCACGGCCAGCATTTTCGGCTATGCCCTTCGCAAGATTATCGAGGCGACGGCTTGCGGGTGCCGCGTCATCACCGATTTGCCGCCGGACGAAATTCTCCCGGGCAGTATCGACGGCAATCTAGTCCGGGTTTCTCCCGACATTTCGATCGATGAGCTCGACGCGATCGTCCAGCAAGAGATTGCGGATTATTCGCCCCATCGACAACAAAGCTATTCAGTGGCTGCCATCAATTGGTTTGACTGGCGGCGGCGCGGGGCCGAACTGGCAGAGGCTATCGAAAGGATGCGAAAGGAGTATCCAACATGCTGACGGAAGAGCAACGAAAGGCACGGATTGCGAAGCGGCGAGCCAAGCGGCAGTGGTCGATCAAGGACCGGATGGACTTCGCCCGCAAGCGACTAGGAATCACGCCGAAACTAAAAGACCAAAAACTTTCCGGCCGCCTGGCCTGCAAGCCGAAAATCGTCAGTGTTCGCCGCAAGGTTTTCGGGTTGTTCAAAGTTGGAAAGAGAGGCGAGCCGGAGCTTGTTGAGAAAGTCGCCGCGCCGACGATGGCCGCGGCCGTTCCGATACTCGCCGACGGTTACGGAATAAATATAAATCCACACAAGATTCGCCGGCACATACACCGAACGGAGGGCGGATATTTCTGCCTGCAAATCCTATGGAAAAGCTAACCGAAATGGATTTGGCGGAAATTTTCACGACCACGCGGCAGGACCATCCTGGCCGCCGGTCCGCTGGCGTGCGCTCCGCAAAAAAAGGAATCCGGGCTGCAAGGCAGCGTCCGCCCAAGCCGCCGGACGAAAGCCTGAGTAAGTGGCACCGTCGGATGGTAGCCGCGGGGCTGAAAAAATGAGCCGCAAAAAAGCCCGAGCCAGAAAGCCACCCAAATCACAGGTTCCGCCGAATCCAGGTCCGATTTTTCTAATACAGGGGATTAGTTCCATGGACTTCAAGATCGAAATTCCGCCAACAACATCGGGCAAAGTCGCCAACGGTGAATTGACCGTAACAGTTGCCGGCGGGCAGTCGCATGTCTTCATCACCGCCAAAACGCAATCGGAAGTCATCGCTCCGGTGTTTGTCGGCGAGGATGGCCAGTTTGTTGATGCGTCGTTCGTCTATGTGAGCACTCGCGGAGTCAAATCCGAAGTGCCGGCGACGATCCACCATGAACTGGTTGACATGTCACCGCCGCCGAACCCCGGTCCGATCCGTTTGGTTTTGGTCTAGCCAGTCGCAATGTTCATTCCCAAGCCTTGCCGATGTCTCTTGCCGCGCGGCATTGAAGCGATGCCGCCGGCGCGTGTTCCGTTGTCTGCCGACAACATCCCGGCCCTCAGTAGCTTGCCAGGGGCCAGGTACAAGCTTTTTTTGAGCATGGAGGGGCTGTCACTGCCGGCCTGGGGATTCTATACGGACGTGAACACCCCGCCGTTTGATTTGGCCGGAGATTCGTCGGTCGTTCAGCAGATTTGGGAAAGGGTGGCAGAGGATTACGCGCCTTTCAATCTGGACGTGACGACGATCAACCCCGGGCCAAGCCTGGACGTCGCCGTAATCTCGATTGGCGGATCGTGGTCTGATTGGTATGGGAGCTCCGCCGGCGGAGTGGCGTTTACTGGCGGGTACAGACAAAACTCGCTCAGCATGAAAACCGGCTTTGTCTTTTCCCGCAATCTCGGCAGCGATGCGAAATATATTGCCGAAGCTGCCGCGCATGAGGCTGGCCATTTATTCGGACTGCAGCATCAAGCCCTTTGGAATGGGACAACGCTGGCGGCCGCATATCACCCTGGCAATGGCGAATGGGCGCCGCTGATGGGTGTCGGATACTACGCGGTCCGCACGACATGGCACAACGGCGCCACGTCAGCGGGTCCGTTTGTGCTCCAAGACGATCTTTCCATCCTGTCGAAAAACGTATTCGGACTGCGGACAGACGACGCGGGAGATTCGATCAACAAGGCCGTCGATTTGCCGGTATCCGGAAATCGGCTGTCGGCTTCCGGCCGGCTGAATACTTCAGACGACCGCGACTTGTGGCGATTCGCCTGCGGCTATGGGCCGTGCGACATAACGCTCGCCGGATCGTTCGGGACCAATACCGATTTGGTGTTAGAGATTCGCGACCCAGACTGGAACTTGATTTCTGTCGCCTCGCCTGCCGAATCGTACAGCGCCAGAATCGCCACCGATCTTCTGCCCGGCGTTTATTTCCTGGTCGCGTCCAGCACAGGGGGCTACGGAAACCTCGGCCAGTACACACTCAGCGGCACGATACCGCCCGAGTCCGCGGAGAGAGTTAATTTCGGAATTGAATGGCCAGACGATGGGGTGCTCTTGAACGGAGAATTAGCAATCAATATCGCCGGCCAGCAGTCGGTTATTGCTACATTCCCCGGCCAGCGCGGAGTTACCGGCCTATCCGGACAGAAATTCAGCCCCCTTGGGGCGTCGTTTGCGTATCTCAGCAAGCGCGGCACAAAATCGCCAAACCCGAGCACGTTGAGCGCAATTCTTTAGAGGCATGCATCCTCTCCCGCCAACAATGAAGTCCCCTCGCGACCGCCGGCCTGGCGCGTACCGCGAGGGCGTGCTGCAGATCCATATCACGCGGGCTTGCGATAAGTCCTGCTTCGGATGCACTCAAGGCAGCAACCTTGGCGGCAAGCCGGTAATGATGGCGCCGGAGCAATTCGAGGCCGCCTGCCAGAGCCTGGAAGGATATTGGGGCGTTGTCGGGGTGTTCGGCGGCAATCCGGCCCTTCACCCGCAGTTCGATCAAATCTGCGAAATACTCCGCCGCTACTTTCCGAAAAAGCAGTGCGGCTTGTGGTGCAACAATTTGCTTGGCAAAGGCGAGCACGCACGCGCGACCTTCAACCCGATGGTCAGCAATCTAAACGTCCATCTCGACCAAGAGGCTTACGACGAATTCAAACGCGACTGGCCGGAGTCGAGGCCGTTTGGCTTGCACGACGATTCGCGACACTCGCCGCCGTTTGTGGCGATGCAGGACGTCATTCCGGACGAAGAGGAACGCTGGCGGCTGATTGGCCAGTGCGACGTCAACCAGCACTGGTCTGCCATGGTCTGCACGTTCCGCGGCGAGCTCCGCGGGTACTTCTGCGAGCTCGCCGGCGCCCAGGCGATGCTTCATCAGCACGAACCGGACTATCCGGATCTGGGGCTGCCGGCCGTTCCTGGCTGGTGGAATCAGGGCATGGAAGCATTTGACGCGCAAGTCCGGTTCCACTGCCACGCTTGCGGAATCCCCCTTCGCGGATACGGAGAATTGGCAATCGGCGGAAAAATCGAGGAAGTCAGCAAAACCCACCTTCCGATTTTTAAGCCAAAACGACATCAGGGCCGCGAAGTTCGGCAGATCCTGAAGATCGAGGAAATGCAGATCGAAAAGGACTCGCCGGCTACCAACTATCTACAGAAAGCGGGGGCGATATGGGGACGGTAGTGGTCGAAAAAAAGCCAGACCAAAAAATACTTCCGGCCTGCAGCATCGAGCCGCTGAAATCCTATCGAGCGGTCAGGGTTGACGCTCACGATGACACAGAACGCAAGTGGTGCAATGAAGGCGACATACTTGTGTCCATTCAGTGCCAGCTTGGCGGCAGAGAAGTTCTGAATACCAGAACGTCAAAGCTACTGCTTCGATCAAATGGGTTTGTGGAACGGGTTTTTTGTGTTCGGGATTTCAGTGTCCAGTCAGTTTCAATTGCCTTCGACGACAACGAAATGCCGGCATGAGCCCCAAGCCATCCAAGCCAGAAATCGAAGTCACTTCGATCGAAAAATGCCCGTCCTGCGGCGGCTCTCACATTGCCGTCGAGATGCTTCGCCTCGACAGGCCAAACGAACGCGGCAGCACCCACCGCGGAATCTGCCCGGTGACTGGCGCGGTGTTCATGGGGACTAAGAACAACAAGCCACTGTTTGTTCGGCGATGAAAGCGGTCACTGTCAGCGTCAATTTCGCCGATCTGCTTTCAATTTCGCTGCCGCGGAATGCTGTCCATTTCGAGCGAATCGTCGTCGCATCGACGCCGCAAGACAGCGACACCGCCCGGGTCGTTGCTGGCGTCACAAACGCCGACCTCTTCACGACGGACGCTTTTTATCGCGACGGCCGCACGTTCGGAAAGTGGCTGGCACTTGAAGAGGCTTTAGACCGTCTGGGGCGCGACGGATGGATTTGCGTTTTCGATGCCGACGTCGTGATGCCGCCGGAGTTTCTTCAGTACGACTACCGGCCCGGTTTTCTCTACTCGCCTTACCGCCGAATGATTGCGGACCCTCGCGAATATCGCGACGGACTGGACTGGAATTTCCTGCATCACGTTCAAGACAAAGAATTCGCCGGATACTGCCAGGTTTTCCATGCTGACGATGAAGTGCTGCGCAATGTGCGGCCGTGGTACGGAACGGACTGGAAGCATGCCGGCGGCGGCGACAGCGATTTTCAGTTCCGCTGGCCACCGCGGCGACTGATTCGCCTGCCGTTCCACGTCCTGCACTTGGGCCAGGATGGACGGAATTGGATGGGTCGTGTTACTCCATACCTCGATGGCACCATCCCGCCGGAAGCCGCGGCGAGGGCGGCGCAGATGAGCGAGATGATGCGAGTGAGGCAGGAGAGCGGCGGCCGGCATGAGCATGAGAAGCTGAAGTGAAAATCCCAAATCGCATGTCGTTTTTCTGGGGCGGCGGCCCGCTGTCCTGGATGCGATACATGACCCTGTGGTCGTTTCGGCTTCAAAACCCCGGCTGGGACATTCATCTCTATCTGGCGCCTACATGCCAGAACAAAGCCACCTGGACTAGCAACGAGCAGCAGGACTGTTCGCCGCCGATGACGTGCCGCGACCACCTGCCCGAGCTCGCTGCTTGCGGAGTGAAGGTTGAGCAGTGGATCCCGCCGGCCGACTTCGCCACCATGTCGCCGGTTCACATGGCCGACCTTTGCCGCTGGGGCGTGCTTTCGAAGTTTGGAGGCTGGTTCGCCGACACGGATATCCTCTGGGTCGATTCCATGAAGCGGGTTCAGGACCGCTACGACAGCGATGCCAAAAACCACGAAGCACGGCGCGGCCCCGGATCGTTCAAGGCGGCCGACGTCGCCTTGCCGTTATGCCGCGACTGGCTGCCGACCGGACTGATTGGCGCCGTTCCGGATAATCGATTTTCGGCCGACCTTTACATGATGGCCCGAAATTCGGCCGACCCTCGCGGGTATCAATCGGCCGGCCGCAGCTTGATTCTGAAAGTATGCGGACTGGACCCGGTTTTCCCGGCCGACAAGCGCGAAGTCGTGCGCGGCCTGACGACCGGCTTCCCGGGCGTCGTGTTTTGGTTAATGCACCACCTGACTTGCTATCAATGGGAGTGGTTCGACGCGCATGTCATTTTCGATCAAGACAAAGAAGTGCTTTTGGAGACCGTCGGCATTCACTGGTATGCCGGATCCCGCGTAGGCCAAAAGTTTAACCGGCTGTTGGATGGCCACAATTTCCGCGGCTACAAAAACACGTTTTGCCACTATGCGGCCAACTTGCTCGACGGGAAATTTGAATGAGCGATTCGGACGTCGGGGTTGTGTACTTCAATCATGGTACGTCGCACTGCGCCCGTCTGGTCGTATCGCTGCTGTCGCTCCGCAAGCGTTACGACGGTCCGGCGACGATCCTAGATACCGGTTCATCCGACGGAATCATCGAGCAAATCGCCGGCGACGTTCAGTTATCGGTGTCCGTCAAGAGAATCAAAATCAAGGCGCTTCGCCGGCATAGCTGCTACGTCAGGAAAGCCAGCCTTTGGCGGGAGTCACCCTACCGCGCGACGTTGTTCCTCGATGCCGACACGCTGATTGCTCGATCGATCCGGCCGCTGCTGGACATTATCGCCGACGACAGCAACCCGGGCTTTGTCGTGACTCGGTTTGCCGACTGGATTTCTACCGGAGATATCATTTCCGCGCGCATCCGGCAGTGGCGATCGGTTGAATGCGACGGCCTGGACGTGGAAAGAATGGTCCGCCAAAGCCTCGACTATCCGCACCCGGCGCTGAATACGGGCGTTATGGGCTGGCGCACTGACTCCGCCGATACGCTTGGCCGCTGGGAGAAGCTGACAGCCGCCGGCCACAAGTGCAGCTTTACCGATGAGCTCGCGGCGCAGTTGATCGTCCGCCAAGAGAAGCACACGCTATTATCGTCGCGATTCAACGCCAGTCCGATTTACTACCGCGGCGATGACGTCATTATCTGGCACGCGCACGGCCGCAAGCATCTATCACGCGCCGACGGCCGCGGCCATGAAGCGAACGCGATCTGGGAGCCTGTTTTCAGGGAAGCTTTCGCCAATAATGCCGGCGGGATATGCGACTGGGCGCCGGCGGGAGATGCCACGCTGGCCAACAATATGAAGCTATTTGCCTAGCTGTTCTAGTTGCCGCAGTACGTCCGCCGCAAAAAAGATAAATTCCGGGACGATCCTCTTGGGCTTGCTCCGGACTCGCTTGATTTTTGCGTGAGCCAGCGGAGTAAACCCGTCGCCGCCGTACTGGCAACTCGTCAGATCAACTTCCGTTCCGCACGGGAGCCGGTTCCAGTAGTGCGGTTCGCCGTTGACTGTGCCGGCGACTATTTTACCGCCCATGGTTCCGGCGATCATGCAAGCAACATGGCCGCAACAATAGCGGAGACTGCCGCCCTGAACGGCAAGAGATGCCTTGCGAAGCCGGCGAAGATGCCTGGCAGTTTCTGGCGAAAGCTTATCAAGCGGAGTAGCCATTTATTCACTCATCCAGCACGGGGTCAGCAATTCGAAAGCTTCGTCGGCCGGTTCGAGATGCCGCGGGACCGTATCTTCTTTAACCAGCGCGATGCTGCGCTTGTCTTCTATCACGAATTCCGCCTGATGCCATCGCGCCAGCTTTAGCGCAGCATCGACCGCGGAGTCTGTTTCGCCAAGCAGCCGGCCGCCGGCCGAAAAAATTTCGTAGGTCATTCCGTTGCCTTCCTTGATTAGTCAAACATCGACTGCGGGACAAACACGGCCGGCCCGACGATATCGATCACGGAAACATCGTAGGCCGATTTTCCATGCCATTCGCGAAAGACTCTTGTCGCGACGTCGTTCTTCGGGAGCCCCATCGCGCGACCATCTTCATTGACGAGCATGAGCGTATCGCTGTCTTGCGCGGCGAGCTCGACAAAGCCGCCGACATACGACTGTAGTTCCTTGAGCGTGAACGTCTTCCCGTTCGCGGGAGCAATGTCGCGAGCCGGTTTTCCTGGTTCGATCAATTGGGCGCTCTTCATTTATTCCCCTTTGGTGAAGTAACCATAGACACAGCGCGTACCATCGCGGGAGTCTTCGAAGGTGTCGTGGATAACGCCGTCGATCACGGCCAGTAAATGCTTGCTGACGACCACGACAAGCCGCCCTGCTGGGAGCTCGCCGGCCCGCAAGTGCACCCGGCAGCCCTGGCCGATTTTCATCGTCGGCACCCATCGCCAGCCGAGCGATTGCATACACTTGCGCACGGTTGCCGAATAGGCGCCGCCGCGCGCGGTAGTTCGGCCCGTCTTCCGCCGGCCGGTGCGCTCGCACTTGCCGAGCTCATTTAATCGGTCGTAGATGGCTTGATATGGCAAGCCGGTTGCAATCGCGATAGCGCGGCAAGCGCAGTCGCGCGCGGCGCCTTTGTATCCGGCCGCGGCGCGGCCGCCGTCGTTATATTGAAACTTCATGCGGCCCGCCTTGCCGCCGCCGCGGCCGCCCGAGGATATCCGCCGGCCGTCTGGCGAGCTCGCCGCTGCTGGCGAGCGTATCGCGCCCCGAGCCATTCCAGGTCATTATCGATCGCGCACAAAATCAGCCAGTCGGCGACTTGCTGCCGCCGGCCGTCGCGCAAGCTTCGCACTGTCACAAGATGGCCGCCGGCAATGTACTTCACGGCCGGCCCGCCTTTGACCGCGGGAAAATACTCGCGATTGGCGAAGCTTTCGACAATCCAAGGATTCCGGCATATCGGCCCGCGGCCGACACCCCCGAGGGGCCTGAAATCTTGCAAGTACAAGATTTGCCCGAGCTCAATAACGCCGATGCCGCGCGGATTATGGCCGCCGCGGCGCCGCTGGCTGTGGTACTGTCTCAGCATTGGTTTCCCCTTTCGATTTTTGGATCCACCTAGACCACTTTCAAAAAACGCAAGTCGGCCGGCGGCAGAGCTCATTGACCCCTTGCATGCGCAGCATTGTTTCGCCGTCGAAACTTTCGACAGCAACCACTTTGCCGAGCCAGCCGGATTCAATCGACCGCGCATAGCGGCCGA